GACTTGCCATATCCGAGAGAGTCTACTGCAATTTCAATCCATTCAATCTGGTAGTGTTTATGTTTTTTAAGTCTAATATTAAGTATTCTTCCTGTTCTTCCGGCGTAAACATTCAAATGGCTGTTAGGGACTTTGTTAATTCTAAAGTCGATAGAATAACCTCTCTTAGCTCTTTCAAAGATATTTTGATGGTATTCAGTAGGAATCATGAGAACTTGATTGGGTTGGATAGAAAATATAAAAATTCAATTTATTTTAAAGGGGGGGTCAGCGAGGGGGGTCGAGTCGAGCCCAGGACAGGGCCAGGGTCAGGGGATACCCTAAGACAGAGGCTCAGGACCACCCCTAAGACAGAGGCCAGGACCACCCCCTGACACAGAGGCCCAGAAGGGGACAGAGGCTCAGGACCACCCCTAAGACAGAGGCCCAGAAGGGGACAGAGGCTCAGGACCAGTCCTAAGACAGAGGCTCAGGACCAGCCCTAAGACAGAGGCCAGGACCACCCCCCTGACACAGAGGCCAGGACCAGCCCCCTGACACAGAGGCCAGGACCACCCCCCTGACACAGAGGCCAGGACCACCCCCTGACACAGAGGCCCAGACCCAGTCCAAGAAATAAATTGAATTTTTTGATTTTATTCCAAACCAGAATCAAATCAACTCCCAATGGTCTTCACAACCCCTCAACAAGCTTTGACTTTTGTCTCTAAGAATCTTCAAGCCATCACTGAAACCCTCTCTGAACCTCAGGAAGATGCTTGCAAGTATATTGCAGCTTGGGCTGTCTCTAAACAGGGAAATAGAGACATTCAAACCATTACAAATGTTTTGAAATATTTTTCTCGAAACATGGATAGTGGAAGTGAATTCGTCTCCCTGGATGATGTTCTCGAATCAGATGCCTTTGAACTTGGAGAATTCTACGATGATGATGAAGAAAGTGATCGATACGCCCTCGAATTCAAGAAGAATCAAGAAAGACTTGGACTATACCTGGACTAAACCTGGACTAAACCTGGACTAAACCACCACAACAAACAAGATTACTATCCTTAAACTTTAAATAAAAACACACTTATTCTATAATTCCATCCATTTTTTTACCCATTTCGGTTGTCGATGCAGACTCCATTGCACATCCAGTTCAAGATACATAAAAATATTTTTTACGAGTTCAGTTGGAAATAAACTTGAAAGGTTTGTCATTTATTTTAGAATTTACATAATTTACATGTTTTGTATAAATGATTGATACTTATTATCTGATGACAAATATATATTAATAGTTTGTTGCGATTCCTGGACAAGTCTAATTGCCTCTAATAACTTATTTGACCAATCAAATCGATCAAATAATACATCCTCTTGTATAATACGTATAACAGAAAAACCATTGATATTAGCTTGTTTTTGTTTATAATAATCCATTTTCCTTTGTTCTTCGGGTGATTTCCAGTTCATAATTTGAATAAAATGTTGCGCACCATCCAATTCAATTATTGTTTTGAAATCAAAAATACAAAAATCAAAAGGAAGTTTTAAACCTGTTTGTATGTTTCTGCACCATTCTGCTTTGTATTGATAAATTACAGAATAATTGCTTTTTAAAAAGTCGTTTAATTTTTTCTCTGTTTTATTGATACAATAGGGACACCATGTATTATTTTTAGTAATAGATGATATAGTAGTTTTAAATTCTTGATTACAATCTCTACATGAAAACCAGAATTTTTTTCCAGATACTTTGCATACTTCATGTATAGAAAGTTCATTTTTTGAACTCCAGTATTTGGCCTTTTCATGAGAAGCAAAACTCTTTTCGAAACAAAAACTACAATTTTCAATTCCGCATAATTTTTTACATGGTTCTGCACAATATGGACACCATTGACCTCTACTTATAGAATTTAAAACAACATTAAATTCATGTGGACATTTATAACATTTAAACCAATATTTGATTTCTGATCCTTTTTTTACATTTATAGGACTAATATCATTTTTCGAACTCCAGTATTTGGCCTTTTCATGAGAAGCAAAACTTTTTTCAAAACAATTATTACAATTTTCATTTCCACATAAAATACCATTTGTAATAGCACAATAGGGACAAAAAGAATTTTGTGATGTAATATGATAACAATCTTTTTCAAAATCATGAAGACAATTTGGACATTTGAACCAATATTTTTTACTATCAGATTTTTTAAAAACTTCTCTAGGAGTTTTTGTATTTGTAAAACACCAATAAACAGATTCTTTACAAGATGCAAAACTTTTTTCGAAGCAATAATCACATGTTTCATTATTACATAAAGCCTGGTTTGAACAATATTTACACCATCGATTTCTTTCACCCGTGATACCCGATATTTGAGTCTCAAATTCATGTATACATTTATCACATTTAAACCAATATTTCTTAGAAGAACCTTTCAATATATTTATAGGATTAATATCATTTTTCGAACTCCAGCATTTGGCCTTTTCGTGGGAAGCAAAACTTTTTTCAAAACATTCTTTGCATTCACTATTTCCACATACAGCTTGATTTGCACAATACGGACACCAATGTCCTTTGACAATAGTTTTAGGTGCGCTCAAAAACGAGTGTTTACAAATATTGCAATCAAACCAATATTTTTTAGAAGAATGCAAAGAAATATTTTGAAGTTCATCTGAATTATTTTTACCCCAATATCTTGATTTTTCATGTAAAGAAAATAATTGTTTCATTTGAATACGTAATGAACAATAATATTAATTTCAATTTTATTTTCCTGATTTTGAAAGTATATTATATATTAACTTTTGTAATCTATCGGTCGGAATTCCGACTTGTATATTTTTATACATTCGTTCATCATTCAAATTTTATATAAAATTATATATCTGTTTTTGAGATATATAATAAGTAATTTTGAATCTGAAAAATTTTTACAAAACTGGGAACGCTTTGTGTTCCTCAAACTTTCGAGTGAGGCCAGACTATACCTTAAGCTGCTAGTATGGACTAAATACTTTTGCAACCGATGATCCGGTAGTCGTTGAGGGTGTTTCATATTCTGGTCATAACGAACTTAGAAACATTGCCCGCGGATTGTCCAATCTTTGACATTATTACCATTGGATACGACTATTAATCGTGTTCCCCTCTATCTTTTCAGGTAGTGGGTGGTAGTCAAAGCTCTAAGGAGTTTCCCGTCTTTATAAATCATCTTGCCCAATTTAATGGACTAGGAAGTTATATACAGCCCTTAACAACAAAGAACTGGTGTAGTTTCCAATGTTTTCCCAAATAAGTTTTCTACACAACTTACTTGGCATCTTCCTGTTCTCGGCTTCCCAATTGAATTTTTACCGAGAGCTCCGCCTGAAATGCGGATGATATTGTTGTTAACTGCTACACAAACAAACTGATAGGTTTGCTGATAAGCTCCGGAAGTGAACGGAGGAGCAACATACAAAGGAGGGTTGGAGTTGGCATTGACAGCTTCCTGGGAAGCATAAGGAACAACACTGACATTTGTGAGCTTTCCATAGTTGGTGCTTCCCATCGGATCCAAGGTCAGGAAATCCAAAGAGTATGAATACATATGGTATCCAGTGACAACAGGGATGACAGCGCTTGGCTGATAGTAAGGCTGAACCAATGAGAAATAGTCTGATCCCATTTGGCTGAGTCTTTGGGTATTTTCGTAGATCAAGGTGGTATTGAGGATGGGGTCGACAGCCAATCCAAGGTTGTAAGTAGGGCTGTAATCAATAGGGTCTCCAGGAGTGACTTGGACGAAAGGACCAGTAGTAGTATAGACAGACCATTGGTTGGGGGTGGTGTTGTTTCTAACAGCGAAGAACAGGGCCTTGATAGCATGTGAGAAACGGATATCATAAGAAGGTCCTCTAACAGTGGCAGGAGCATAAGTCTGAACAGGGGCAGTTTGGACCTGTTCAATGAGGATATCTCTTGGTGCGCATCCCATTCTCTTACGTTCATCATTGGAAACAATAGCATAGTTGGCCCAGACATAGACATTGGTCAAATGGGGTTCTCCATTGACCAATTGGGAAGCAAGAGGAGCAGAGCTTGGGTTAGTGTTGGTGGGAGGAACAAGAGGTCCAGGGACATTATCCATAATCAAGAGTTCGTTCCAGTTTCTCAACCAGAATTGGAGTCTCATTTCATTGTAAGGGAGAGCAGCAGTGGGGAGGGCAACTCCAGAATCTCTGGTGAAAAAGTATGGGAGGGGGAGGTTGAGGGTAACTTCAGGTAGGGTTTGTCCAGCAGGGGCAGGAGCAATTCCTGGAGCACCAGTAGTTCCCGTAAGTTGGGGGATGTTTCCAATCATTCTATCATAACCAATTTGTTTTCCAGCGGGGACAGTGAATGCAGCCCAGAAATCCAAGAAAAAGTTGTCCAATCGGGCAGCAGACAAGTCATTGAAAGTGATGGAAGATTCTCGGATCAAGTTGTGCATCAAGTTGAGAGTCCATCGAAGTTGTTTTCCTTGGGTGGACTGATCGACTTCAGGGCTTTTAAGACCTACTGAAGGGAGGGTAACTCTGAGCCAGACCTGTAAGAGATAGTCTCCTGCACGAGAAATGTTGGCAGACCATTCCTGTCCGAAATCAGCAGTTCCTGATCCTCTGCTCAACACAGTGGGGACTTGGGTGAACCAAGTTGATTTTCTGGTTTCACGGACAAAGTAGGTGATTGAATTTTTTCCACCATACATGTATTTTTCGAGTTCATCGAAGGTAGCAAGATCGATAAATCCTGAAGTTAAATTAGACGAAACAATTGAAGCGGCCATTTATTTTATTTGTATAAATATTTTTTTAAATTTTTTTGTATTTTTTAATAAATTGATTTTAAAATGTTTTTGTTGTTTCATGGAAAAATCAATTTTGGGAATGTTGGATAGTTCTAAAATTTTAATTTATAAATGGTATGAAGAGTATGGTTTGAATCATCATCATATTCATTCCTTTAATCTTTTTATTACCCAGGGATTGAGACAGATTATTCAATCTACTCCAATTTCTTTTGTAAATTCTAAAGGGGTTGAAATAAATATAGAAATTGATAATATTTGGATTCCTGAACCCTTTGCTTATGATGAATATCGAAAAAAAATACATTTGACCCCTCATGAATGTAGAAAAATGAATTTAACCTATTCTTCTCCTATTTTTGTATCTGTCACGGAAAAGAAGATTGAAAACAAGCAAGAAACGATTAATCATTATGATCGAATTATAATGTCCCACATTCCTATTATGGTTCGATCCAAGTATTGTGTTCTTTCTAAACAACCCACACAATCATATGAATGTATGAATGACCCTGGTGGTTATTTTATTATAAATGGAATTGAAAGAGTGTTGGTCACCCAACAAAGAAATATGTATAATATGGTTCAAATTTTTGAACAGAAAGACAAGTCAAAGTATGCTTATAATGCAGAAATTCGTTCTATGTCTGAAGATACGAATCATTCTGTTCTGGTCGAAGCATTTATTACTACAGAAGGGGATCAGATTTTATTTACTCTACCTTATGTGAAAACAAATGTATTATTAAGTATTTTATTGTTGGGATTTGGTGTATCTGAACAACAACTTGTTCAGAAATTGACATTATATTTTACACAAGCAGATCATCAGAAACATATGATCTATTCTATACAACAAATGTATAGACAAGCCTATCAACTCAATATCCAAACTTGTTCAGATGCATTAAGTTATATAGGAAATTTGGGAACAAAGCAACAAACAGATATTGAACAATATGGACATCAAGTATTACACATTGAATTATTCCCTCATTTGGGTATTTATTCTAAACCTACAGAAAAGGTGGAATTATTAACATATATAATTTATAGATTATTTGCAGTTTATTTTGGAATCTATCAAGTTCATGACAAAGATAATTTGGCCTATAAAAGATTTGAAAGTAGTGGAATATTATTGTATGAATTGTTTAAAAGTTTGTATCGAAGTTGCGTGAATGAATTGGAAAATGATTATGAAAAATCATCCAATTTAGTAGATATATTTGGTCGAATGGATGGAACAATTACAAAAAACATAAAATATTGTTTTTCTACTGGAAAGTGGGGTATTCAGAGAAATTCTTATATTCGCCAAGGAGTGAGTCAAGTATTATCTCGTTTATCTTATATATCAATGCTTTCTCATTTACAAAGGATTGTTATTCCAGTCGGTAAGGAAGGTAAGAATTTTAAGATTAGACAAATTCATCCTTCTGGTTTTGGGTATATATGTTTGTATGAGACCCCTGAAGGGCAGTCTTGTGGTATTGTTTTGAATATGACTCTTACTACCCGAATAAGTGATCAGTGGTCTGTTTCATATATTCGAAGAATTATATTTTCTCGTTTATCCCAATATATACATGATATAATTTTGGAATCCCAAGCAAAGGATAATTTGGAATGTATTTTATTTTTGAATGGGATGATAATGGGATATACGCAAGATCCCAAAACTTTTGTAAAACAATTACGTGCTCTTCGGGTTCAAAAAATTCTACCCCATGATTTATCCATTGCTTGGGATTTTTTAGAAAATGAAATTCGAATCTATTGTGACAAGGGTCGTTTGATTCGTCCTTTTATTGTGAAAGGGGATGAGCCTACTTTATTGGAATTGGCCCAAGAGGCTGAACATTTTTCAGATTTAGTTTCCCAAGGTAGGGTTGAGTGGTTGGATTCAAATGAAGTGCAAAGTTTGGTTATAGCAATGTATCCCCAAGAAAAGAACAATTATACACATTATGAAATTCATCCTTCTTTATTATTGGGAGTATGTGCTGGTGCTATTCCATTTTTAGATCATAATCAGAGTCCTCGAAATGTATATGAAGCCAGTATGATGAAACAAGCCATTGGGATGTTTGCCACCAACTATAATTTTAGATATGATGCAGTGTATCATACCCTTGATTACCCACAAAAATCATTGATTTCTACTTATACGGCTCGATTAGTAGGTATGCATGAAATGCCTGCAGGTATTAATTGTATTGTGGCTATTAGCACATATGGAGGTTGGAATGCAGAAGATAGTATTATTATTAACAAATCTGCTATAGAAAGAGGTTTGTTTAGTTCTAATACGTATCATACATATACGTTTGAAGATAAAATTTACAAAACAGAAACATGTAAAAGAATTTGTGTTCCTCCAATTGATATTCAAAAACCTGAATGGAATTATTATCATTTAGATAGTAATGGAATTGTTCGGAAAGGGGCTTATGTAGATCGTAATGATGTATTAATAGGTCAAGTGTATATTAATATTGATTACAAGGATGGGGAGCGTGTCCAGCATTTTATAGATTGTTCAGAATTATCTGAAGAATGTGGTATAGTAGATCGGGTTGAAACCATTTGCACTCCTTCTGGAAATCGATTAATCAAAATTATCATTCGACAGGTTCGAATACCTGAAATTGGAGATAAATTTGCAAATATGGCTGCCCAAAAGGGAACTTGTGCTTTAATTGTTCCAGCAGAAGATTTACCTTTTACTTCAGAAGGTATTGTTCCAGATATCATGATGAATTCGCATGCATTACCCTCTCGAATGACAATATCCATGTTATTGGAAATGGTTTTGGGAAAAGCCAATTTGGTTTGTAATTCAGAAAAACTAGGACTTCGAGATGGAACTCCTTTTTCTGAATCGAGTATAAATCCTGTTCAGCAATTGGAAAAAGAATTGTGTGAAGGGGGGTATGAATCCCATGGTTGGGAATGTATGTATAATGGACAGACAGGGAAGCCTTTACGAAGTAAAATATTTATTGGTCCAAGTTATTATCAAAAACTGAAACATATGGTATCAGACAAAATTCATGCTCGTAGTTATGGTAATGTGACCTCATTGACTCGTCAGCCTCTTGCAGGTCGATCACGTGATGGTGGTTTGAGATTGGGAGAAATGGAGCAGCAATGTTTGGTTTCCCATGGTTCTGTTCAGTTTTTGAAAGAAAGATTGTTTGATTCAAGTGATCCATTTAGTGTTTTATTATGCAATGATTGTGGAACAATTAGTAATATGAAAGATGAATGTCATAAATGTAAGAATAATGAATTGTCTAGAGTGAATATTCCCTATGCAGCAAAATTATTATTCCAAATTTTAAATGGTTGTTTGGTTGGAACTCGTTTTCACTCGTCTACTAAATAAACAACACGTAAACAACACGTAAACAACACGTAAACAACACGTAAACATTACGTAAACATTAGGGATTTGAATTCTCGTGCTCTTTCTTCGTTTGTTCTTCCACACATATGAATAATAAAACCCATATTTGCATATTTATGACTAATAATATTTGGAGGAAGTAGGGTAATATAATCTTTATAATCTAAAGAAACTAAATTTAGAATACCCTGTTCATAACACGTATTAGCCCATATACCATTTAGGGACAGATCTGGTTTTAAACATACTTGTTGAAAATTATTTGAATTGTAAATCTTTGTCATTTTATCCAACATTTCAAGTGCAATAGGAGAATTTTTAAAGATCAATACTCCTGCATTAATACTTTTAACTCCATCAGGAGCAGCAATAAAATCACTTTGAAAAGAAGAAATAATATCTCCTAAATCTAAATTGGGGTCTATAATGATTGTATCTGAATCCAACCAGACTACATAATCATATTGACCACTTTTTAGGGTTTCTTGGGTAAGAAATAGTTTGCACCAATATACATTGTGTTTATGGTCGGGTAATTGACATTGTTCAAAGAATTTGTAGGTATACAATCTGGAATTTGAAGTATTTTTTTGGTTTTGGATGTCTACATACATATTTAAATTTTGATTATGTAATTTTACAAATTCCAAATCTTTTCTGGATTCCATTGTGATAAAACAAATTTTTAGGGGGATTCTTCGAATCAATGTCATTTGATTATTATTCCAGGTTTCTTTTAAGGGATCTTTTCTAAATAAATAAAGATAATAAAGTTGTTTAAAATATAATTTAATCTTGTCGTAATATTTCACTGACAAAATCGTGATAATAATTAATAATAAAATAAAATACATTCTTTATTTTATTATTTAAAGAGTTAGTTATTTCGGATAATTTGCTAAATAAAAATGTCCACTCGCATTTTGGGGTGCATTTTGGGTTAGGGTTTGATAACCATTCATACCATAAACAGGGATGACATTTACCTGCTGTTGGGGTTTTAAATTTTGTAAATTTTGTTGAACTCCATAGGAAGCAGAACCAACAACATTATAGTTTGAAAGTGTGGCATAAGACGATTGGAATTGACTCATTTATTGTAATAAAAAAATATTATTGTTCTTGATTTTTTGATTAACTTGTTTTAAATATTTAAAAATGTATGTAAATGATTTGGTTAAATTTTGTATCTTTTGGAATTGGAGTGTGGTTAGGTTCATCTTTGAATGATCTACGTAGATTGTATCATACGTTCCAGAAACAAAATTGTGTAAATACAATTTTACCTTTAAAATTAGAGCCCTATATTCCACAAAAAGTAATCAATATTATAGAAATGTGTAAATTTTTGGTAGAGTATAAACTTACACAATTGAATCAATATACGAATCAAACCTGTGTCAAGAAAGGAAATAGGTATCATCTTCGTTGTGTGATCGACCATAAATTATATAATATTATTTTGAAACCTAAAAGAGGTCCGGAAACAAATTATACCTGGTTGGATGAAAAGAATATAGATCGATCAGAGTATGTGAAATCTTATATACGTGGAGCGGAATCTGTTTTTAAGGATATTTATCCCAGCACCTTTGGTTATGAAAAGTTGTATAAAAATATTGGAGACCAAACCCTTTGTACGTTTTCTGCGGAAGAAAGTCTAAACACATAAAAATTCAATTTATCCAACTTTTAAAAAACATAAATTGAATTAATCATCTGGAACAAAAATTTCATCGAATTGGATTTGACCATTTAGGGCTCGTTGCATATCATCATAATTTGGGAAAGCATTACTACTTGCTACGTTTTTAAGAACAGGAATATTTTTATTATGTTTTTTATTAAACATATCTGCCACTTTTCTCACTAATTCCCTGCTTTTTTCTATACTATCAATTTCCCAAGCTCTTCTTTTGTTTGTATCGAATGAGTTATCATATAGCCACCAAAAGCGATCACACCGATCTACGCTATTATAAAATACGTCTGAAGGGTTGTATCTGGAAACACTTTTGACTCCATTTAATGGAGCTAATTGTTCTTCACAAGTAGTTGCATTATAATAAAAACCAATAATTGAATCTTGGAAAATTTGATTTTGTCTCTTGTATTCATCACTGGATGTATCTGGGTTAATATACATATTAATTTCATTTTCGAAATAACTTCGATTATTTGGATTTCCAAGCATATAACTATACTGATCGGGCATACTATTGTCTTTGTTCATAATATTTAATAAAGATCTATACCAATCCTTTAGGAGATTTATCCACAAGTTCCAATCTTTCTTTTCTACCCTACATTGTAAAATATTCATCATTACAATATCCATGTATTGACTAAATAAATTTCGGAAACCCAATCCATCTTTTCCTATATAAGAAGCAATACGATCGGGTTCGTAAATCATTTCAAATTTATCATTTGGAGAATTTTCAAATACACACAAATAGGGTTTTTTACAGGTGGGACAATCTTTTGCAAAAGATTGTTCTAAATATCCATCGGGTTGAGCATTGGGATCTTTGAACATGTCCTTAATTTCTTGAGGTACTTTGTCAATAGGAACTTCTGTAAAAATAAAACAATTTGCATAGTTTCCTGCTTTGCATTCAGGAGATACATGCATCCAATATTGATTAATATTTCCACCTGTGTTTTGATACATACAATTTAAATCTCCATTACAGCTCGTTGGACATCCCGCTCCAAGTTTGGGGTCTTTCAGGGGCATATACACAGCATATTTTTTCTTAAGCCAAGGACTATTAGGTCCTTGTTGTGCACGTATTGTATTAAACATACACTGATCTGAATCGTTATTTTGAAAAGGGTTTCGAGTTAAAATAGGGAGATAATTTTCATTGGTGCAGCAACTTCTATTGTTAGTATCTGCATCTACTACAGCTAATAAAGTAATTAGATCCCACGCTTTCTTGGGATCTAAAATAATTCCACATGGCACATTTGAATCAACCCCTGGAAACATGAACAACATGGGAATAAGATCTTTTCGAATATAACTATATGCTGTGCAAGTTTTTCTATTGATACTGGCGCATGCAGATATATCACTATAATTTACATCCCCCACTTGTAGCATTTTTTCGAAATATTCCATTCCAAAATTGTTTGTTAGTAATCCTCCTATATTTTTTAGATCTGTTGTCGTATCATAAAACTTTTCTTTCAATAGAGCAATTCCAGTAGGTTTTTTGCTTGTTAGAATGAAAAGTATTACAACTATTAAAAATAAAATTCCAAATAAGATAATCCACATTTATTTTAACCCCTAAACAATTTTTAATTTTAAATAAAATGGATTGTTCAAATTACAAATTTTATACAAATAGTCTTGGAAAACGAATGGGTTGCAATGCAGGTAATATTAGCAAACGTGAAACTATAGAACCTTGTGTAAAAGGGGATCTCGAATGCTTTAGACAACAGGGTTATTTTCATTTGATTGATGCACCTGACAATGAACCCAATATTAATTTCTGTAAAGATAATCGATATCAAGATAATGATGAGCGTGCAATGGGAGTAGATAATTATTTTCCATATGATAACAATATTCTATTGAGTGATGAACTGACCCAAAAAATTAGATTTTTGGGAGAAAAATACTTTAGTTGGAATGAAAAGTTGTCTAATGGAGGTTATATTAAATATGATATTTTATCCGATAATGTTGCTCATATTTCTTTCAATACCAGACAAGGAGCAGATCAAATTGCTTACGCGGGTATTATGAAAACTATATCCGTAGATCCTGATTTAAAACCAGAAAAACTTTCAAACACACATATTCAAGTTGTTGTATCTGTAGATGATCTTGGAAATTCTAATCCCATGTATAAAGCCTTGGGAAATCAAAGTATCCAAGTAAGGGATGAGTTAAACAATATTCATATCCAATTCGATACAAAAAATTGCACATTTGGAGAATTACATCTATACAACTATAATTTCGACCAATATAACTTTTATGTTTATGGATTAGGTCCTGTTTCAGATGGGAATCGTGAGTTTAGTTTAAATTGGTTAAATAGAAATAATGGAATACGATGCAACTCTGCTTTTGGAAATAACCAAGTTTTTGGAATCAAGGCTTCACATTGGCCTGTATTTTTTATTCAAAGATTTCATAAACAGACTGGGGAAAGTTCGGTTTATGCTGTATTTTTCGATCATTACAGAAAATTAGAATATGATTTTTCTGGTTTGGTGGGTAATGGATTGATTAAAGTATCTTCCCGTGAGCCCGAATTTAGGTATTTTGTAATTACTGGAAAAACCTTAGGTCAAGTGAAAAGACATTATATGGGAATAATTGGACATCCAAGTCCAATTCATTTAAAATTGTTAGGACTATGGATTGGTGGGTTTGGATATAGAAACATTGATCAAATTAAATATAATATTGATAAACTCGAAAAAAACAATTTTCCAAATGATGGTTTTTACTTGGATCTATATTGGTATGGACATTCTTTTCCAGAAGATTTTTCTGTGTCTCGAAAACAATACAGAGATAATATTTGTTTTAATGATACTCCTGGGGGCTGTGTTTCTGGAAATTATCAACAGGGAAATGCAGATACAATCCAAATTACCAAAGCAGATCAAGTAGGAATTTTTGAATGGGATACTAAAAATTTCCCCATAGAACAAGTGAATGAATTATATGATAAGAAAAGATATGGAATTACTCTTATTTATGAGCCTTTTTATAATTTAAATGCAGAAGATATGAGTCAATTGTATCAAAAAAATCTATTAGCCAAGGATACTTATACTCGTTTTATCAAACCCGATGCAGTTTGGAACAATTGGTTGGGAAGCGTGATCGTGCCTGATTTCACTCAACCTGAAAGTGGTCAATATTGGTATAATTCCAGGATGAAGTCGAGAATGACTAAAGGAACATTTTTATGGTGGAATGATTTAGGAGAACCCGAAGTATATAATCAAAATGCAATTTATAATGGAGTTGGTCCTGTAATAGATAATAAAATGTATGCATTATCTTGTTATACCCAACATCCTTCCGTACATAATTATGTCCAATTCTTATGGACAAAGGGTGTTTCTGAGGCTTATAGAGAAGATACGAATCAAAGATTTAATTTATTGACACGAGCAGGCTGTCCGGGAATATCTAGATATGGAGTATATTCTTGGACTGGAGATACGAATGCAAATGCAGGTGATTTAGTTGCACATTTAAAAAATATGGGAACACTAGGTTTATCTGGGCAAGATTTTATTTGTTCAGATGCAGGAGGATTTAATGGAGATCGAGGTGCGGAAGCCCAATTTATTTACAGCTATTGGTTTGCGAATTGCTGTGCAGTAGAAATCACAGTGAAGCCTCATAAATGGTTTAATTCCCAAGTTACGACCTGTTCTCCATCTGAATGGGGAGATATTCAATCAAACCTTAAAAATATAAAGACTCGTTATGAGTGGACTCCTTTTTACTATTCTACAGCTTATAGTATTACCAAATATGGACATCGAGTTGGAAAACATTTTTCTACGCCTGTATTTATGGCTTATTCCGAAGAAAGATTAAACCGAGATTCATATGCAGGAATCAATTATTTAGTTAATGACAATGTGCTTATTCCATTATTTGTCCCAGAAGCTACAACTATTCAAGATCGAGTGGTGTTATTACCCAGTAATACAGATTGGTTTGATCTTAAACAACAAATTTGGGTATCAGGACAGACTAATTTATCAGGTCAGAATGCACTTTTACAAATGTTGATTCGAGACAAATCTATTATAGTGACAAGCAAACTTCCTTCTGATTTGACACAAGTCAGGGCTGAGAATATTTATGATTATCCTTTGATTGTAAATATTTATTCTAAAAATTCTGATTTGACTGATATTCAGCCTTTTTATTTGTATGTAGATGATGGAAAATCGGATAATATTCAGCCTATGGTTGTGCGTATAAGTGTTCGAAATGGAAAATGTCAATTTGAATTTTCTAATTCCAAGTATGATCTTTCAATTGATTCGGTAAATGTGATAGGAGATCAGGGATTGTCTTATCCTATTTCTAAAACATTTATTTACAATAATTTTTCAACTTTTGGAAAAGAGAATAGAAACGATCGAATCATTTGGTTATTGGTGCTGTTATGTTTGATTCTCGTGATTTGGATATTAAGAAAATAATAAAACTGATTTTAAAAAAACATAAAAATACTTTTTAAAATCATGTGTAATTTTATTTGAAAGTCCTAATTCAAAAGAATGAATAGTGGACCTGCAGCTGCTGCAATGAAGCACCAGTAAGAAGCTACCCCTCCACGTTTCACAAATAAGAAAGAAAAGATAAAACTTATGATGAATAATGAAGATACAAACATTCCTTTTGCAAATGGTTTTACATAAACCAAAGCAAGGATCATACAAGCTACGAATACGGATAAGTAAAAGGCTGGATTAAATCCCCAAGTTAAATTTCTACAACCTTGTGTAGGCTGACTACAATTAAATTTTTGTCTGAAAAACAAAATAAATGCAATTCCCATAAAAATAATTCCCAAAATTAAAGGGAAAAATACTTTTTTCTCTATACACAATCCCAAACCAATTGCAAACACGTGGGAATAGAGTGCAAAATATGCACCATACGTACCTAACTTGTTTAATTTTCCACATTTTTGATCTCTCCACATTAGAAATTCCCAAAACTGCATAGAACTATAAAATAAGAGTAATACTCCGAATGTAATATCATAAGGTTTTCTACGAATAAACAAGGCTATTGCAGAAATCGTAGCAATAATCCAAGTAATTAACGAAACTTGCCAATTCCAACACATTTATTATTGATTTTAAAATAATCATTTTCATTAGTCTGCATATACAAATAAACTTCCTATAAATAGAATAGGTTGCATAATATCATACCCCAACCCTCCTCCCGTATTACCAAGAGTAATTCCAGTAGTAGATGTACTGGTATTAACATTTTCACGATCTGAATTAGCAGCCGGAAATGGACTTTCTATTGGAAAAGATTGATTCCCAGTAGTGTTGGGATCTCTATAAGTATGGGTATGTCCAGGATCTGTAATGGTATGTGTATGAACAGGCATTTCATCTATAGTTAGGGTATGGGTTTCTGAACCCACTTTTTGCCCTATTGTTCGGTTAGTTAATCCTGTTCCTTGGCCTATTGTACCAACCATTCTACTTCTGGAGTCTGGAAGTTGGAAAAAATCACCAGATCCTCCAAAACTATATCCCATAACAGCAAATAACAAGGGATACTCGTTTTTGTTTAGTAATCGACCATCACATAATAACCAACCTCCTGTGTGGTCAGAGGTTCTTACTGAATATTTAAATGTCCCAATTTGGATTGGATTTGGTTCAACATTAATTTCTCGGGTATTTGCATTATAGGATAAAACTTGATTTGAGTTATCTATATTTAGGGGTCGGACAAATAAACCACTCGTGGTTGAATTTAAAGCATTTCCAGTTGCATTTAGGATAATACTATTTGCGGATTGATTGGTTTGGCCTGCAGCTGTTCCAATGGCAATACTATTTGTTCCTTGATTATGTTGACCTGCGCTTGTTCCTAATGCAATACTATTTGTTCCTTGATTATGTTGACCTGCGCTTGTTCCTAATGCAATAGATTGAAATTGTTGATTATATTGTCCGGATTCAACCCCAATAGCTATACTATTTGCTCCTTGTCCTGTATAACCACTTTTGTATCCTAATGCTACTGAGTTTGTCTCTTGTGTATTTTCATTTGGGGTCGTTTGTTCTTCGAGGATATCATTATAACCAGATAAATTACTAATTGTTATCATAAGTGGATCTATGACATTTTGTTGTTCTATAATCATTTCTTGATTGTGTTGACCTGAATTCGCCCCAATTGCAATAGCAAATGGTTTTTGTTGGTTTTGACCCGAGTTTGTTCCAATTGCAATAGCATTTGAACTTTGGTTGAGTTGTCCAGCTTGGTATCCAATGGCAATTCCGTACGCACCTTGGTTTGTAGTTCCAGTTTGAGATCCAATAGCAATCGAATATGCTCCCGAATTGGTTTTATTGGGTTGATAACCCAATTCAATGGTATCAATAAGTTTTAGGTTAGAAGTAAGATCGCTAAAACTAAACTGATTTTGATTTCTAATATTAAAACTCATTTATTAAAGTTATTAATCAGAATAAATAAAAATGTTTCCGATAAACAATGTGGGTTGAAATAAAGAATAGGATTGACCTGCGCCCGAAGAATCAATTGTAATCCCTGTTGTGGATGAACCTGATGTATTTGGAGGAAATGAACTTTTTGCTGCAATTGCAGAAAGATCTAAATCAACTTCAACAAGTTCTACAAAATCACCTACTCTGTTAAAAGAATGAGTATGCCCAGGATCTACGATGGTATGGGTATGAGTAGGTAATTCAGACACATTTACATTGTGTGTTTCTGAACCCACGTTTTGACCTAATGTTCGATTGGATAAACCAGCCCCTTGTCCAATAAACCCTAATGTTCTACTTCTTGGGTCGGGTAGAGCAAATGTATTCCCTGACCCCCCAAAACTATAACCAATTAAAGCAAATAATTGGGGGTATTGATTTATGCTTAGTAATCGACCATCGCAAAGCAACCAACCATTATGATCAATACTACTTAATGAATATTTTAGATCCCCAATTAATACTGGAAAGGGTTGTCTTACAATTTCAAAAGTGTCAGGTTTATATAATAAAATATTATCACTATCATTTCGATTTCGGATAGGATCAATAAATAAACCACTCGTGGTTGAATTTAAAGCATTTCCAGTTGCATTTAGGATAATACTATTTGCGGATTGATTGGTTTGACCTGCTTGGTATCCAATGGCAATACTATTTGTTCCTTGATTATGTTGGCCTGCGCTTGTTCCTAATGCAATACTATTTGTTCCTTGATTATGTTGACCTGCACCTGTTCCAATGGCAATTGCATTTGCTCCCTGGTTTGTTTGACCCGAGTTTGTTCCGAGTGCAATAGCAAATGGTTTTTGTTGGTTTTGACCCGAGTTTGTTCCGAGTGCAATTGATGCTGTTCCTTGAAAATTTTGTCCAGTATTATTTCCCAAAGCAATAGCAAATGGTTTTTGTTGGTTTTGACCCGAGTTTGTTCCAATTGCAATGGCATTTGAACTTTGGTTGAGTTGTCCAGCTTGGTATCCAATCGCAATTCCATAAGTGCCTTGGTTTGTAGTTCCAGTTTGAGATCCAATAGCAATCGAATATGCTCCCGAATTGGTTTTATTGGGTTGATATCCTAATTCAATGGTATCAATAAGTTTTAGGTTAGAAGTAAGATCGCTAAAACTAAACTGATTTCTATTATTAAAACTCATTTATTAATCTGTGTAAACAAATAAATTTCCAATAAATAATGTAGGGTTCATGACATCGTGTGGTTGACCTCCACCCGTATTGTCGATTGTAATTCCTGTAGTGGCTGTAAATGTATTGAGAGTATTAAATTCTCCTTTAGGATATTTACTGAGGAAATTTAATCCTGATGTCATTAAGAAATTATCATTTGAATTATTATATGTATGCGTATGCCCAGGATCATTTATCGTATGATTATGATTAGGCATTTCATCTATAGTTAGAGTGTGGGTTTCTGCTCCTATACTTTCACCCAGAGTTCGATTCGATAATCCTGGACCTTGACCAATTACTCCCAAAACTCTACCCTTGGGATCGGGTAAATTAAAATTTGCACCCGAACCTCCAAAACTATAACCCATTACAGCAAATAATTTGGGATAATCATTTACAGATAAAGAACGACCATCACATAATAACCATTTCCCAAAATCCGAATTAAATAATGCATAAGTAAAATCACCTGCTATTTGAATTTTAAATTCTCGTCTGGTGATTTCATAAGTGGTTTCATTATATTCCAAAAATTCAAGGTTATCTGCTTCACGAATAGGTCTAACATAAATCCCACTTCTATTTGAATTTAAAACACTTTCGGATGCATCTAATATAATACTATTTGGTAATTGATTGGTTTGACCTGCACCCGGTCCAATGACTATCGTATTTATCCCTTGATTATTTTGACCTGCACTATTTCCCAAAGCAATCGAATATGCTCCCTGGTTATTTTGACCTGCAGCTGCACCAATCGCAACCGAGGCTGTTCCCTGGTTATTATATGCAGATAATGTTCCTATGGTAATGCTATTTGATTGTTGGTGATTATAACCTGCATTTGACCCGAGTGCAATTGCTGCTGTTCCCTGATTGTTTTGTCCTGCATTATTCCCCACAGCAATTGCAAATGGTTTTTGTTGGTTTTGGCCCGCCTGTTCTCCAATCGCAATAGCATTTGAGCCTTGATTGAGTTGTCCAGCTTGGTATCCTATGGCAATTGCAAATGTGCCTTGGTTGGTAATTCCAGTTTGTGATCCAATAGCAATGGAATGTGCTCCCGAATTGGTTTTGTTGGGTTGGTAGCCTAATTCGATAATATCTACAAGTTTTAAGTTAGCTGTAAGATCACTAAAACTAAAATGGTTTTTATTTCTGATACTCATTTATTTTTAAAATTCAGATAATTTTTATTATCTGAATTGAATATGTTTAATCAGAATAAACAAACACATTACCAATAAATAAAATAGGTTGCATAATATCATAACCCAACCCTCCTCCAGTATTGTTGATAGTAATTCCCGTATTGGATGAATTAGTTTGTGTATCTTCATAAGTTCGTAAAACAGGAAAAAGACCTTGAGTTGGATCAAATTCTATACCTTCTTCTCCTCGTGGACCAATATATGTATGGGTATGCCCAGGATCATTTATGGTATGACTATGAGCAGGCATTTCATCTATAGTTAGGGTATGGGTTTCTGCTCCAACATTTTGTCCTATTGTTCGGTTAGTTAATCCTAAACCCTGACCAACTGCACCAACCATTCTACTTCGTGGATCTGGGAGTTGGAAAAAATCACCAGATCCACCAAAACTATATCCCATAACATCAAATAACAATGGATATTCGTTTTTGTTTAGTAATCGACCATCACATAATAACCAACCCAAGTGATCAGATATTCTTACGGAAAATTTAAAAACTCCAATTCGTATAAAATTTGGTTTAGTTGTAACTTCAAAAGTATTTGGATTATAAGATAAAATCTGATTAGAACTACTTGTGTTTATTGTTCGAATAAATAAACCACTCGTAGTTGAATTTAAAGCATTCCCAGAAGCATTCAAAATAATACTATTTGGGTGTTGATTGGTTTGACCTGCTTGGTATCCAATGGCTATAGCGTTAGTTCCTTGGTTATATTCCCCTGCTTGGTATCCAATGGCTATAGCGTTAGTTCCTTGGTTATATTCCCCTGCTTGGTATCCAATGGATATACTATTTTCACTTTGCCCTGTATATCCTGCATTAGTTCCCAATCCAATTGAATTGGTTTCTTGGTTATTTACAACCATATTAGGTACAACAATATCATTATAACCAGATAAATTACTAATTGTTATCATAAGTGGATCTATGACATTTTGTTGTTCTACGACCATTTCTTGATTATGTTGACCTGAATTTGATCCAATTGCAATTGCAAATGGTTTTTGTTGGTTTTGACCCGAGTTTGTTCCAATTGCAATGGCATTTGAACTTTGATTGAGTTGTCCAGCCTGGTATCCAATGGCAATTCCATAAGTGCCTTGATTTGTAGTTCCAGTTTGTGATCCAATGGCAATGGAATGTGCTCCCGAATTGGTTTTGTTGGGTTGGTAGCCTAATTCGATAATATCTACAAGTTTTAGGTTAGCTGTAAGATCACTAAAACTAAAATGGTTTTTATTTCTGATACTCATTTATTAAATTTATTAATCTGAATAAATAAATACATTTCCAATAAAAGTAGTAGGTTGAAATAAAGGATAGGGTTGACCTCCACCTGTGTTATCAATTGTAATCCCTGTTGTGGATGAACTTGTAGTAAGTGTAGGAAAGACATTATTTGCAGCATAATTATCGAATATAAGAGTTCCTGATGCAAAAGTGATATTTGGTCCTTTTTGATAAATATGAGTATGCCCAGGATCTGTGATGGTATGGGTATGAGTAGGTAATTCAGACACATTTACATTGTGTGTTTCTGAACCCACATTTTGACCTAATGTTCGATTGGATAAACCAGCCCCTTGTCCAACAAACCCTAATGTTCTACTTCTTGGGTCGGGTAGGGCAAATGTATTTCCCGAACCCCCAAAACTATAACCAATCGAATTAAATAATTGGGGGTATTGATTTATGCTTAGTAATCGACCATCGCAAAGCAACCAACCATTATGATCAATACTACTTAATGAATATTTTAGATCCCCGATTAATATTGGATAGGGTTGTCTTACAACTTCAAAAGTATCAGGTTTGTATGATAAAATATTATTATTATTATTTTCATCTGTTATTCGCACTGGATTAATAAATAGTCCCGAAGTATTTGGATTCAGCGTATTCCCAGATGCATTTAAAATAATACTACTTGTTCCTTGATTATATTGGCCTGCAGTTGTTCCAATGGCAATACTACTTGTTCCTTGATTATGTTGGCCTGCAGCTGTTCCAATGGCAATACTATTCCCTCCTTGTTCAGTTTGACCTGCATTTGAACCCAATGCAATTGCATTCATTTTTTGATTATTTTGACCCGCATTTGCCCCCAGTGCAATTGCTGCTGTTCCTTGAAAATTTTGTCCAGCATCTGTTCCCAAAGTAATTGCAAATGGTTTTTGTTGGTTTTGGCCCGAGTTTGTTCCAATTGCAATAGCATTTGAACTTTGGTTGAGTTGTCCAGCTTGGTATCCAATGGCAATTCCAAATGTGCCTTGGTTTGTAATTCCAGTTTGAGATCCAATAGCAATGGAATGTGCTCCCGAATTGGTTTTGTTGGGTTGATAGCCTAATTCAATAAAATCTACAAGTTTTAAATTTGCAGTAAGATCACTAAAACTGAATTGACTCATTTATTTAATTTGTGTAAACAAATAAATTTCCAATAAATAATGTAGGGTTCATGATATCATGTGGTTGCCCCCCTCCCGTATTATCGATGGTAATTCCTGTTCCACCTAGAGCTGTTGTTTGTACAGGAAATTCTCCCTTTATACATGAACGTATAGGAAGAGCGAATGGAATTAAGTAATTGGTAATTGTATTCGTATATGTATGCGTATGCCCAGGATCATTTATCGTATGACTATGGGCGGGAATCTGATCTATAGTTAAGGCGTAGGACTCAGACCCTATGTTTTGACCCAAAGTTCGATTCGTTAATCCCGAGCCTTGGCCAATTGTGCCTAAAACTCTACCTCTAACATCGGGTAAATTAAATACACTTCCAAAACCTCCAAAACTATAACCCATTACAGCAAATAAATCTGGATAATCATTTACAGATAAAGAACGACCATCACATAATAACCATTTGTCAAAATCTGAATTAAGTAAAGCATAAGTAAAATCACCAGGTGAATTAAATGATATTTCTTGTTTTCTTAAAATTTCACCTGTAAATTCGTTATATACTAAATATTCATTATTGTTTATATTTCGAATAGGATTAATAAACAAACCACTCGTGCTTGAATTTAATACATTCCCTGAAGCATTTAAGATAATACTATTTGCGGATTGATTATTTTGACCTGCACTATTTCCCAAAGCAATCGAATACGCTCCCTGGTTATTTTGACCTGCAGCTGTACCAATCGCAATAGAGGCTGTTCCCTGGTTATTATATGCAGATAATGTTCCTATGGTAATGCTATTTGATTGTTGGTGATTATAACCTGCATTTGACCCCAGTGCAATTGCTGCTGTTCCCTGATTGTTTTGTCCTGCATTATTCCCCACAGCAATAGCAAATGGTTTTTGTTGGTTTTGGCCCGCTTGTTCTCCAATTGCAATAGCATTTGAGCCTTGATTGAGTTGTCCAGCTTGGTATCCAATGGCAATTGCAAATGTGCCTTGGTTTGTAATTCCAGTTTGTGATCCAATAGCAATGGAATGTGCTCCCGAATTGGTTTTGTTGGGTTGATAGCCTAATTCAATAAAATCTACAAGTTTTAGGTTAGCTGTAAGATCACTAAAACTAAATTGGTTTATATTTCTGATACTCATTTATTTTTAAAAATTATTAAGATGATTTTTAAAATAACAATTAAGATACTAACCTGTGTAATCTATATATTTTGCATAAACAAATAAATTTCCAACAAATATAGTAGGTTGCATGATATTATGTGGCAACCCCCCTCCAGTATTATTAATTGTAATTCCTGTAGTGGCTGGATTTGTTGATACAGATGTAAAATCATCATTAGCTGCTGCTGCAGTTATGTCATCATTAATTTCCTTAGTATTAGCTCCAGCAGATAAATGCCTATGACCAGGGTCGTTTATGGTATGATTATGAGCAGGCATTTCATTAGTAGTTAAAGTATGGGTTTCTGAACCTACATTTTGACCCAGAGTTCGGTTGGACAATCCTGGTCCTTGTCCAATTAAACCTAAAACTCGGCTTCTGGGATCGGGTAAATTAAAATTTGCTCCTGAACCTCCAAATGTATATCCAATAACAGCAAATAAATCTGGATATTCGGTTATACTCAAGGAACGACCATTACAAATAAGCCATTGATCATCATCTGTTGCACGCGAAGAATATTTTAAATCTCCTACATAATTGAATACATTGGATCGTTTTATAATTTCTGATGTATTTCGATTATAAGCTAAAACAAAATCATTATCTTGTATGCGAATAGGATTAATAAACAAACCACTCGTGCTTGAATTTAAAGCATTCCCTGAAGCATTTAGGATAATACTATTTGCGGATTGATTGGTTTGGCCTGCGCTAGTTCCAATTGCAATACTATTTGTGGACTGATTCATCTGTCCTGTGCTATTTCCAATTGCAACACTATTTGCAGATTGATTTATCTGTCCTGCAGCTATTCCTATAGCAACCGATGCTGTTCCTTGGTGAATATATCCAGACAATGTTCCCAATGAGACACTATATAATTCTTGTTGACTATAACCTGCGTTTGACCCCAGTGCAATTGCTGCTGTTCCCTGATTGTTTTGGCCTGCATTTGTTCCCATAGCAATTGCAAATGGTTTTTGTTGGTCTTGTCCTGCTTGTTCTCCAATCGCAATGGCATCAGAGCCTTGATTGAGTTGTCCAGCCTGTTCTCCAATCGCAATGGCATTTGTTTGTTGGTTATATTGTGCAGCTTGGTATCCAATGGCAATTCCAAATGTGCCTTGATTGATAATTCCAGTTTGTGATCCGATAGCGATCGAATGTGCTCCCGAATTGGTTTTGTTGGGTTGATAGCCTAATTCAATAGCATCTACAAGTTTTAAATTTGCAGTAAGATCACTAAAACTAAATTTATTATCCCTAATGTTTATTCCACTACTCATTATTTATTTTATTAGGAATAAATAAACAAATTTCCAATAAATAAAGTAGGTTGCATAATATTATGAGCTAATCCTCCTCCGGTATTGTTAATTGTAATTCCTGTAGTAGATAGACTTGTGTTATTCGTGGCACCTGTATTATCTGCTGCTAATTGTGAACCTAAAGCGACACCTTGAGTGTTCGGCGGATAGTTATACGTATGTGAATGACCAGGGTCATTTATGGTATGACTATGAGCTGGTATTTGATCAGTAGTTAGGGTATGGGTTTCTGAACCTACATTTTGACCCAGAGTTCGATTCGATAAACCTGAACCTTGTCCGATTAAACCTAAAACTCGGCTTCTGGGATCGGGTAAATTAAAATTTGCTCCTGAACCTCCAAAACTATAACCAATAATCGCAAATAATAGTGGATATTGAGCTACAAGTAAAGAACGACCATTACACAACAACCAATTGTCATGATCTGCATTCAATAATGAATATTTATAATCCCCAAAATTATACGGAAAAGATTCTCTTGTAATTTCAGAAGTTCCATTGTTATAGACTAACAAATCAATATCCGAACCTGATTCTTCTGTACGAATTGGATTAGCAAATAAACCACTTGTAGAAGAATTCAAAACATTTCCAGATGCATTTAAAATAATACTATTCGCAGCTTGATTTGTCTTACCTGCCTTTGATCCTATGGCAACAGAATATTGTCCTTGATTAATCTGTCCGGCTTCTGAACCTATAGCTACTGCAAAAGCCCCTTGCGTACTCTGACCTGATGATGCTCCCAAGGCTACAGCACTCGTTCCTTGGTTATTATAACCAGATAAAAATCCAATAGTTATTGCATTTTCTCTTTGATTTGTATATCCTGCATTAGAACCAATTGCAATTGCACTTGTTGCTTGGTTGAATTGACCTGCAGCAGTTCCTATAGCAACACTAAAAGGTTTTTGACCAAAATTACCTGCTAATTCTCCGATAGCAATTGCATTAGAGCCTTGAGAAGTTTGACCCGCGTGTAGGCCCAATGCGATGGCATTTGAACCTTGAATGTATTGCCCAGCCCTAAATCCAATGGCAATCCCGTACGTACCTTGATTGACAATTCCAGTTTGTGTTCCAATGGCAATTGAATGTGCTCCAGAATTGGTTTTATTGGGTTGATAGCCTAATTCTATATTATCAATGAATTTTAAATTAGCTGTGAGATCGCTAAAACTAAACTGATTTTGATTTCTAATATTAAATCCACCACTCATTTATTACTTTTAATATTTTTTATTTAATCAGCATAATAAATTGAACATAATTTGTAATTTTTTTAAATATTACAAATTATTCTTGAATGGAAGAGCAAAAGTATCAAAAATTAGAACACGCAGAACACATTTATAAATTACCTGATACGTATATTGGGTCTATTGAATCCACTACAGAAGAAATGTTTGTATTTAATCAGGATAAAATGGTTAAACAAAAAATAACATATGTCCCAGGATTTTTTAAAATTTTTGATGAGATTTTGGTCAATGCAATTGATCATAGACAAAGAGACCCTTCCGTAAAAAATATTAAAATTGAAATTAAAAAGGGTACAAGTGAAATTATCATACAAAATGATGGAAATGGAATAGATGTTGCCATTCATCCCATATTGGGAATTTATATTCCTGAAATGTTATTCGGTCATCTCTTAACCAGTTCAAACTATAATGATAAAGAAAAACGAACAACAGGAGGAAAGAATGGTTATGGAGCAACTTTGGTTGCTATTTTTTCGACTTATTTTATAGTAGAAACAATAGATGCTGTTCGACAACTAAAGTATACTCAATATTTTACAGAAAATAACAAAACCATTCATAAACCTGTGATCAAGACTTTTACAGGGAAACCCTATACCAAGATTAAATTCTGTCCAGACTATAAAAAATTTGGGTTAGATCAAGGTATTACAGATGATATGTATGCATTACTCGAAAGAAGAGTATATGATACCACTGCTACAACCCCTGAAGATTTGAATATTTATTTGAATAGTTCAAAACTCAAGATTAAATCTATGGAAAAATATATTCAGCTTTATATATCTCCTGGGTTTAAAATATTTTACGAACAACAACCTCGGTGGAAAGTTGGGTTAGTTTTGTCTCCAAATCACGAATTTAATCAAATGTCATTTGTAAATGGAATTTGGACCTCCAAGGGAGGAAGGCATGTAGATTACATTTTAAATTCTATTGTTGATAAAATTAGACTTGTTTTGGGTAAGCTACCGAAAACAAAAAATAAAGCATTTAAACCCAGTCAGATCAAGGATCATATTTGGTTATTTGTCGATAGTATAATTGAAAATCCGAGTTTTTCTTCTCAAACAAAAGAAGAAATGACTACTCGTTCATCTCAATTTGGTAGTGAGTGTAAAATTGACGAAAAATGGGTAGAGAAATGGATGAAACATCAAAATGGGGAAGATTCATTTATATCCAGAATGATTCAACATACTAGAATAGACGAAGAAAAATTACTCAAAAAAACAGATGGAACAAAGAGAAATATCATTCGAGGAATTCCTAAATTAGAAGATGCAGTTCATGCAGGAACACGGAATTCATATAAGTGCACTTTGATCTTGACTGAAGGAGACTCTGCGAAATCAAGTATTTTGGCAGGAGTAAGTGCTTTGGGTTCAGAAAGGGATTATTATGGTATTTTTCCTCTTAGGGGGAAATTTATAAATGTTCGGGAAATGAATATAGAAAGGGTAAATAATAATGAAGAAGTAAAAAATTTAAAAAATATATTAGGTCTTCAACACGGAAAAGTATATACCAAAGAAAATTTAAAAGAACTTCGTTATGGGTCGATTTCTATATGCGCTGACTCCGACGTAGATGGTCATCACATAAAAGGATTGATTATGAATTTTTTGCACTATTTTTGGCCTTCTTTATTAAGTATCGAGGGATTTCTAAAAACATATTATACTCCTATCATAAAGGGATTTTACAAAAATCAATCGGTTTCATTTTACACTTTACAAGAATATAATCAATTCCGAGAAACCCAAATCCATAAAAATTGGACTTTTAAATATTACAAGGGATTGGGAACTTCTACTTCTAAAGAATTTAAAGAATATTTTCAACAATTATCTAAAATTACAAGTTATTATACCTTGGATAGTGAACAAGAATTATTGTTGGCTTTTAGTAAAGACAAGGCCGATCAAAGAAAGGAGTGGCTGAAAATGTATGATCCTGAAGAGGTGATTCAATCTAAAAAGGAAATTTTAATTTCAGATTTCATTCACAAAGAACTTAAACATTTTTCAAATTATGACAATCATCGATCCATTCCAAATGCATTAGATGGGTTGAAACCCAGTCAGAGAAAGGTATTATATGGAATTCTAAAAAGACCTAAACAAGAAATCAAAGTAGCCCAACTGGCTTCTTATGTAAGTGAAACCACAAATTATCATCATGGAGAAGTTTCTTTAGAACAGACCATTGTAGGAATGTCTCAATACTTTATAGGTAAAAACAACTTACCTTTGTTAAAGGGAATTGGTCAATTCGGAACTCGGATTATGGGTGGAAAAGATAATGCTCAAAGTCGTTATATTTTCACTGAAACCCAAGATTATACTCGAAATTTATTTTGTGTTCAAGATGATCCTTTATTGGATTACTTGGTTCAAGAAGATAAACAAGTTGAGCCTTTTTGTTATTATCCTCTTCTTCCCATGGTTTTGATCAATGGTTCGGAAGGAATAGGGACAGGATATTCTTCATTTGTTCCGTGTTTTAATGCCAAGGAGATTTTAGAAGAACTATTACAAAAAAATCAAAATAACGAACCTTTCAAGGAGAATTGGATTCCTTATTACAAAAATTACACAGGATATATTTCAAGTGTAGACGATAGTTATCGTAAATTTAGCACAACAGGTTCATTTGGTTGGAAAACGGATAATATTTTACTTGTAAAGGAATTACCTATTGGGTTATGGACAAATACTTTTAAAGAGCATTTAGAACATTTGATTGAACAGGGAGTAGTAAATAATTATATCAACAAATCAACAGATGAACACGTGCATTTTGAAATTACTATTTCCAAACCTGAAAAATTACTTGATCGTGAAGTTTTGATTAAAACATTCAAGCTCCAAACTACACTTTCCTTGAATAATATGTATCTGTATAGAGATCAAGTAATTCACAAATTTCAAAGTGTAAATGAAATATTGGAGCATTTTTACGAACAAAGGTTGGAAATGTATGTAAAACGAAAAGAATATGTTCTTAAAAATTTAAAAGAACAGATAAATTTATTGGACGAAAAAATTAGATTTATTCAACTTGTATTAGATAATCCTGATGTTATATTTAGGCGCACAAAGAAAGAAATATATACAGAATTACAAGAACGAATGTTTACCCAAGTGGATTCATTAATTCAACTTCCTATCTATAATTGGAGCACTGAAAAAATTAAAGAATATACTCAAGATTTGAAACAGCTCAACCAACAATATGACATCTACAACCAGAAAACGATTCAAGAATTATACACAGAAGATCTCTTGAAATTAAAAGAGAAACTAAACTAATAAACTAAACTATTTTTTATGTTTGACTCGTTTGATCATTTAGTATTTATCGAAATCTTAAAGTTTTTAGAAATAGATGATATTATCCCTATAAAATGCGTAAATAGATATTTTTACAAATTATTTCCTCAAGAGTGGTTGGTGAATTCATTAGTTTTGAATGATTCTACATCATTGGATAATCTAAAGGTATTGGGGAAATATATTTTTTTAAGGAATTGTTTTGTCTCAAAATTATCTACACAAAAGATGGTATTCACAGGACAATTACGAACACTTAAAGGTATTGATATTTTATTTATGGATCATTTAGAATATTTGGATATTCAACCCATTGTGTCTTTAGAATTTTTATTCATTTCAAGATGTAAAAATTTGAAATATGTAAATATTTCTTCCGAATGTAAATTTCTAAAATCTATTACTTGTTCGAATACATCATTGAAAAGTTTTGAGGTTAAAGATACGTGGGATAGACTAAATGTTTTAGATTTATCTGCAACAAAAGTTAAAGAGATTATTATTCCTCAAAAATGCACACAACTAACTTGTATCCAGTCTTCAAACTCTGCTCTTGAAACATGTATAGTAAAATCTATAGTGGAAAAAAATTTATTTATTTCATTCTACAAAAATACACACGCACACTTGGATGTTTTCACGTATAAAGAAAATATTACAAACACAAATATCAGTGTGTTTTCCGCGCCTCTGCAAACATTTGAAATAAAAGATTTAACTTCTCTTAAATCTTTCGAAACATGATATACCTCACCCAGGTATATCGACTTGGAGTGTTGGGTAAATTGGCAGCCGCGAGCACTCTCCCAATCGAAATGTCTTCTGCCTTCATTTTATGAATGATTTCTTCTACTCGTCTTCTTTCTTCTCGGCTTACTATACTCCAATCTTCGGGATCGTATTCTTGCTCTGGTTTGGTCTTGGGTCTGGGGTAGGTTGTGGGCTCTGGCTTGGTCTTGGGTCTGGGGTAGGTTGTGGGCGCTGGCTTGGTCCTGGGTCTGGAGTGGGTTGTGGGCTCTGGCTTGGGTTGCGCATTTAATACATACAAAAGATTTTGTAGCTTTTGTAAGTCTATGGATGTCATTTTGATTTCAAAATGGGAAAAAAATAAAAAATTCAATTTAATTGGGTGTCAGAGGTTGTGTCATGGGAAGCAAGATGTAATCATCTTCGTGAATGTGGGTAATAGAATAGGATAAAACCTTATGTATATATTCCCATATTTCACTCTTTAAAAACTCTTCCAATTTTCGATTCCATATCTCAATTAAAATTACAGGTTTAAAGTTAGAAATCATTTGTAATCCCCCTTTAAGCACGAGAAGCTCGTATCCTTCTACATCTATTTTGATAAAGGATACGGGTTGTTTTATCCAAGCCATAATAGAATCCAAGTTAATACAAGGTACTTTGATATTTGTGGAATTAAAATATAAACTTGTATAACCAAAATTTGCATGCATATTTTTAGTATATTCTACAAAGGGTAGATTCACTTGTCCAATGTGATCCGAAAGAGCAAAATTAAAAGGTAGTACATTTCCCAAATCATTAAGTCGAATATTATCCTGTAATAATTTATAATGTTCTGGCATCATTTCAAAACACAAAATAGTATTGTTTCTTTTTAATTTTTCCATAAGTAGGGTATGGCTTCCAATATATGCACCACAATCAATCAATGTCGTATTTGATTTTATAAAAGGTTTAAACCACTTGTCGAATAATTCCTTTTCCCAAGTTTTTCCTTCTAAAATTACTCCACATACAAAATCATTACTATTTGTAAAACACTTGATTATTCCATAGTCAGGATGTGTAATGGTTTTATAGGTAGTAATTTGGTAATCTTGGACCTCTTGGATCTCTTGAGAGTTCTCAGTCATTTAAAAAGGTATATAATCTTTTTAAATCTTAATGGGAAACTTTTTTTCTAAAAAAATATTCCAAACCAGGGGAGCACCTTGTTATACAAATATGTGCACAAATTGCCATTCAATGTTTATATCTCCCTTTTATAGGGAAATCTTATGTCCATTATGTATCCAAGTTCATCGAAAAACCAATTTTGATTGCAATAAATAACAATGCTAATTTTATTTTATTTAATACGTTCAATAACCATTTGGTCCAAGTATTGGATGGTCTGACTCAGGCTATAGTCCAACTTCTTAGACAATGAATGAACCAGGTCAGTTAAAGACTTGGGTTGAAACATCCTGGGAGCTCCTTCAGTTTGTAGGTGAAAACGAATCGATTTAAAAAACGAATAAAAATCATTTTCCATGTCTTCTTGGGCTACATTTAATTTTCTGGTTAGGTTGTAATCATATAATACAAAATTTCCATCTCTAATTCCAATATTATCAATGGTTGGATCATTGTGTTTGTATCCCATTACGTGTAATGCAGTAATAGCTTTGAAAATATCCCACAAAAATTTATAATAATTATTTTTAATTATGAATTTATAATCTGTTATCTGATTTAGACAATAAATTCTTTTCCAAACAATAAGACGAGAAGAATCTTGGTAGGATGTCATCTGTGAAAGAAAAGACATTGGATCATATGTATATAAATGTTCTTTGATAAATACATTTACAGGAAAAATATTATCCAAGTTCAGACAAATATGTTTCACTCTATTATATTCATCTTTATATTTAAAGATTTGGGAGACATAATCCTTTCCCTCTGTATAATAAACAACAGAATTGTCTGAACTCGATGTGGAAATCATGTGTTGTGTATGTGTTTGATAATTTTGATATGAAAGAAAAATGATTCAATTTTTTTCAAAAGATAATAAATGGTTTCAATTCAACCGATTGCAAATAGTTATGTCCCTGAAACAGAAAGTTGTTTCTTATTACCCAAAACCAAAACGTATCGAAAGGGTAGTGTAATGAGTGTGTTGGTTTCACAATCCCCTCTCTACGCATATTTGGCACAAGTTGGAAATTTAGATGATGATTTGGATTCCCCTGAATTCAATGGCACTTGTTTTGCCCCATGTAAAGAATATTCCAAAAGATATTATCATTTATTTTTTAATAATATAGATCATTTAAGAGCCAGAAATTTAGTATTGTCTTCTCTCCTACGAGCACCCATGTATAAAAAGGATTTAGCAAAAAACCAAATCATTCCTACATTATTTAGATATAGTTCTATTTGTGTAAATCCCTATACAGACTCGGGATGTTTAAATATTAATAATATGCCTATTATAAATGGAGATCTGACCTGTAAAAATGGAGTTTTACACATTCTTTCTGGATTGATTCAATAAACTAATATTTTTATACCTACGTATATGTATAAAAACAAATTGAATGTTAGGTTGTTGTACATGTTTTTTTCAAAAGACTACAATGATTGGAATAGATCTTGCTTTTGCTTATGTACAATTAATAATTCAACCCCAAGTTCAAAGAAGCGAAAGACGTGTCCAACCCCAAGTTCGGAGAAGCAAGAGCCTAACTGCAAGTGAATTAGCCATTTTGAGAAAGTAAATTAGAGGTGTTCTTGACATTCCAAACAATGTTCACTCCAATTCTTTGGTAATTTTTTTGAATAAACACTATTCGTGCTTTTGAAATGATTATATACACTTTCAGATAAAAGTGCCTTTTTACACAATTTACAAGATATAATATCTGTGTTTTTACGAACAACAAATCCATTCTTAGAAAGATAGTCAATAATAACCTGCAATATTCTAAATTCATTATATTCTTTGTAGTCTGGATCCATACAAACACTTGGAAGAAAGCTTACAACGAGAATTTGTTGGGGTTCTGTTTTCCATTGCACACATAAATATGCCCAATTTAGAGCAAGAAAATTGTATTCGGCTGCGTAATCATCCAACCTCTGTTCGATCCAATTAGGCATATGGTTATTGAGCCAGTTGAATATAAAATAGCAATCTGGTGCATTATGCAACTTGTTTATAATTTCTTCATTATCTTGTTTTAACTTTTCGCAAATGGCTGTATCCGAGAACATTTATTAAAGGTTAAAATTGTTATTAAATTGTTATTATTTTTATTTATTATTTAAAATTAATTCATTCATTCCCGAACCCACGTTGGGAACACAACCACAAATTATTGATGCACTAATCCCCTTGATATTATCATTTTCTCGAACTAATGCTGAACGAAGGAATCCACTCAAAGTTTCTTCAAAGGTGACCTTGGAAAGTATACTCGAAGATTCGTGTTTTCGAGTATACCTAGAAATAGATTTCAGTTTTCCAGATACAGACATACGATCTGCCAAAAGAGTAATGTGATTTTTATGGATATTGGGCATCAAATTTGTTAATTCTTCTACAATATATGCACGAACAGCTTCAATTCCAAATAAATTATACGTTTCCCAAATATCATTGCTGTGGGTTCGAAATGAATCTACAAAAGATAATTTTAAAATTTCTTCCAAGTTTGATCCATCTGTTTCAATATACCATTCATTGTTTGTTCGGGTAATGAAAATATTTTCAATCCGATCGATTCCACAAATCTTGGTTTGTAAAATAGTAGAATGAACATTTTCTATATCTTCTGGATGATCTAAATACACTTCTATTAAACCCAAATGTAGAGGAGAATAAGTAATTTCTGCATGTTGTAATTTTAGTTTAGAAACAATAAATTCCAAAGTGATTTTATACCTAAAAAGAATCTCCAAATTCATAGTGTAGGTTATACAACTTTTGTTTTTTTGACTAAATTTATAATGAATGTAAAGTTGTTTGAAAGTAAATGCAACTAAATCAGAACCCACTATTTGTCTAACTTGTTGAATGCTCTGGGGTCTATCTTTGAAAAAAATATAGGATACGGGAGAACCTTGGGTCTCCGATCGAGTCGTATCTATAATTTCTAAAAATCTGGGCACTCCCGAAACAACTAAACGATTTGAAATACCTGCTGAATGAAACACATTTAAGGTATTTTGGGTAGACATTTCTCCAATCGATTGACCACATATAATACCAACAGATTTAGAAGGTTCAACCAATCTGTATTTGTTCAAAATTAGTTTTTTTAATTTGGGAATTCCTTCTGGATATATTTCAACTTGTTCAAGTTCATTTCGTAAATCAGAAACTATTTTCCCGAGTATAAAATCAGACATATTTTTGGGAAGATCCCGAAGGGTATAAAATTGTTGGGCAAGCGTTTTGAGAATGTCTTGAATCTCTAATGTGGTTAGGGGTCGTTTCATTTGGGTTTGTAGGGATAATATTGTTTTTAAGATAAATCAATTTTTTAATAAATGACATTTACTCCAAATGAAGATTTTGCTTATCAACATAATTCTCTGCCTCGATTTGTTTTTAGAGATTCTAGTGGCACTTATCGTAATTTTGAAGCAGAAATCACAAATCCCGATACCACGGGATTGTGGTATTGGAATAAGTATAAAAAGCCTTCTCAACCTCATGGTTTAATTGATCCTGTTCAATGGTATAATGATATGAAACAAGATTCCGAAGGCCCTGAAGGTTTGAATTTAAGTTTATATGATATATGCTTGGTTTATAGTTTGGGAAATCCAGCTTTTCATTATTGGATGAATCAACCAAATAATAATTTGTTTTATTTTACAGCAATGTTTGGTTCTACCCAAGATACGATTGAAATGCTTGAATCTATTTGGTTAAAAATTTCAAACAACAAAGAATACCAACAACTTGTACAGGATTTAAACCAAGAAAAAACAGATTTTCGTAAAAATTATGAAACCAAGAAAAAACAACAAGAATATATAGAAAATATAGCCCCAATACCCTATTCTACATTCAAGATTCAATATGTTGTAAAAGTATATCAAGCCTCAAACGAAGCCTTACAAGGGTCAATCTACAATGTATTTAACAATATTGTATTAAATCAAGAATGCCCTTTTGTTGTAACTACACGATATTACAAGGTATTAAAAGGGCACGAATACGACTTGGAAACACCTGAAGATGATAATACATTATTTATGTTTACAACTACAGGTAAAGTTGAAATTTCCCTAAACCAAAATAATTTATATGAAATATCATTCGAATTTAGACAAAATGAAGATGACCAGGAATATTTAAAAAGTATTTGTAATGTTTTACAAATTCCTATTGATCAACTTACTTTGGTTCGAGAAAAGTTGAATGGAATCTATTATCATCAATTGGATGCAAGTTTGGGAGAAGTTCCAGACGAATGGACTATTGTATGGGCAGATTTGATTATGAATAACCCATATTTGAGCCAGTTTTTGGTCATTGATGAACATTTACAAGCCACAAGGCTAAGAAAAGGTTTCTATATGTATTTATTTTTGGAAGAAGAAAGAATCACATTTACATTTCGGTTGGATGTAGATGATCCAAGAAAATTTAGGGTTCGACTAATGAATGTTTCAAATATTCAAATGATCCAAGAGATACAAAATAAAATCGGAATAGCTTTGTCTATGTATTTTGACCAATGTGGAGAAATTTCCAAAGCCTATAATCAATTATTGGGAGAGAAATTGATTCAATGCCCCCAAAAAATAAAAAGGGTAGAAAAAAGATATGATTTTATAGATGAAAAATGCCAAGAATCTGAACAAGGTCCTTATCCAACTTTAGAAGAATGCATAAATGAAAACAAAACAATAGATGATTTAGTAAAAGATGTACAAGGTCAAAATAGACAGCAAAAAGCCCCAAATGTATTTCCTTTAAAATTCACACGTAAATGTGAAAATCCACCTTTTATCGTATCTAACCGAGAAGCAGATCGATTAAAAACCCAAGGTTTTGAAATATTAAAATTTCCAAAAGAAACAGAAGAATTGACCAGTTATAATTTTGTGTGTTTACATAAAGCTAAACCAAATGAAAAACCATCTATATATCCTGGATTGATTCGAAACAAATTAGCAAACAAGAATATGTATCCATTACTACCTTGTTGCTATCCAAAAGAACAAAAAAGTAAAAAACTTTATAGGGAATACTACAATACGGATAAAAAACTTGAAGATTTTATTGAAGGGGATATTCCCGAAATTAACATTGATATTCAAAATATACAAAATCGAATTTTAATCAGTGATAAATTTGTAGGTTATAACCAATCTGGACATTGTCCAGCAATAATAGATCAATTGTTTTCTTTATATACCTCTAAAAAGCCTTTTCGTAAAGGTGGTCATCGTTCCAAAGTAAGTATCTTGGAATGCATACTTACTGAATTAAATTTCAATAATATATTGGATTTAGATGAACAAAAACGTTTGAAACTGGTTATTTCGGAAGTAGAAAAAATAAATAAATTATCCTTTACGATCTGCGCCCAAGAAAGATGGGATCAAACAGATGATTCAACAAACAAAATAAATGTAGATACCTTTTTAGATTTCAAGTATTTCATCCGGCTGTTGGAAAAAGAATATAATTGCAGGTTGGTTGTATTGGGTAGAGATGATTTTATTCAACCCAATTTTACGCAAGGATATGTTCGATGGAAAAACCCAGAACCCACCCCTATAGTCGTAGTCTATCAACATTATGGAAGTGAAGCAGATGAAGCCGAATACCCACAATGTGAAATCTTGTCTGTAGAGAGTTCCCAAGAAGAAATAGATAGGATAAAAGAATCGATTTATAAATTATATTTAGATTCATTGCAAACTTTTCCATACACTTTTATTTCAAATACATTTATATCCATTTTGACCTCTAAATTCAATGTGTTATCTCAACAGATTGATTATAATGGAAAAGTATGGGGTTATAATATAAAAGATGAAAATGGAGTCTTGTTAACTCTATTCTCGGATGTTCGATTACCTCCAATGGACCTTGATCGATCAGATGAAATATATTACAATACCTCTAAAGTAATCAATATATTAAATATAGAAGGAGTAAGATTACAGGTTTCTACTCCAATTCAAAAAAGTGTTTTACAAAAATTTCAAGACATACAAACACAGGTTGAATTATTGGTTGAAAATTCAAAATATATAATGGCCACCCAAGAACGTGATGATTTTAGTTTTATTCGAGTAGGAAGACCCTACACATACTCTAAACAATTCTTTTCTGATTCTACGCAGGTATATGTTCCCAACGAAGAAACCCAAAAACGATTGAAATATCTATTAACCTTGGAAGAAAAAAGAAATGTAATCAATTGGGAACAATACAAAGATACAAACATTATTCCATACAAATTTAACAAACTAAGTGATTTTGTGCAAAGAACAGATACGATCATAGCTGAAACAGCATCAAAAATTGACTGGGGAACAGATATTTACACTCTTTTACCTGTAGATAATGGTATGATTTATCCTTATGATTTTTTAGCCCAAATTCAAAATACAATCTATAAATGTTCTCCAATTGAAAATATAGAGGATATCCCTGCTTGGAAGGGATACAAAGTTTTATTTCCCCAAGCTAAAACAATTTATCAAATTGGTTCTGAACAAGAAGCAAACAAACAACAATTATTAGTGATTAAAAATAAAGATCGATTAAAATTTTATTATTGCACAAAAATTTACAAATTTTAAGGGGCAAAGGCAATAAAATACACACAATGCGCAAAAGATAGAGATGAATCACCACCATTTAAAATTGTTTTCAATACCCAATTATTCCAATTCGTTTTTTCATCAGAAGGAACATCAAGAGGTGGTTGCCAGTCTCTTAAAAAATTTCTAAATCTTGATTGATGGATTTCTTCCTTTAATTGCTCATAAACTTTTAATTTTTCCTTTAGTTCCTTGTGTAAATCTTCTTTCGCACCAAATTGTAGAATGTGTTTTTGAATTTCCCACGGAAGAGTTTGAAGCATCTTTTTGTAATGATTCAATATTATTACAAAAAGTCAATTTAATTTTATTTAGTTGTTTGTTAATTTATTTTAGTTGTTTGTTAATTTAGGTATATCTTGGGATTGAATGTGCATTCTCTCTAAAATAATATACAATAAAAATATTTTATGATAAGCATTGTATTTATCCGGGCAATGCTTTGAAATATACTGACTAATCGTATCGTAGATATCTAAAACAAACATTATTTTTTCACACTTTTTGGGATCAATAAGATATTTTTTATAAAAAGAATAAAATTCTGGATGTTCCATTAGAGTCGCCACATCTCTAAATATATTATATTTATCATTCTTCTGATACAATTTTTGCCCCTTTTTCTGAGCCTCTTTTCTGGAAAAACGACAAAATTGAGAAAGAATAGGAAGAATAGGACTAATATGATTATTATTTACGGATGTGAGTTCCATTTTATCTTTATTGAAAAAGATTATTTTTTAAATCAACAAGCCTCAAACCAATACTCGAATAAATGATTATAGATTCGATTGAAAAAGGATACTACACTTTGGGCATCTTCTAATTTGTCAAGTCTATGTTCAGACTCTACAAGCTCTGCTGTAAGCAGGGAACGACTACGAATTCTATACATCTTTATTATTATCTTTTTTTATTTTTAAACAATCAATTTTTTATTAATTCTCCTTTTTCATCAAATACCCAAATTTCGTATTTATATCCCAACCTCAAAGTGGCTTCTTGTTTTTCTTGAACATTGGGTTGATTGTATGTCCAAGTTGATTTCACCTCAATACAACGATTCTGGGTAGGAATAAAAATATCCACATAATAAATATGAAGTTTTCCATTAGAATCTGTCCAAGAAATAGATGGAACTTGGCTTCGATCCGTGAGGATATCCATTTCGTGGATTTGTTCTTCAAATAACAATCTGTTTAGAGCAAAGGGTTCATAACCTTGGACAAAGATCTCTTTCCCAGATGGAAAAATAAAACTTTTTCTCTTGAAAGAATTTTGAAGTTGCTTTTCAGCAATGAATGGATTTTGGAGAGGATTGGGTACTCCATATTTTTCTAACATTGTCTTCTTCATTTTATCTTGAATTTGTTTGGATTGATATGGATTTGAAAATCCATATTTTTCCAAGTTAGTTTGTTTAATTTTTTCTTGAACTTCTTTAGATTGAAATGGATATTCTGTTCCGTATTTTTTCAAATTTGTTTCCTTCATTTTTTGTTGAACTTCCTTATTTTGAGCTGGGTATTCTGCACCATATTTTTCCATATTTGTATTTTTAAATTCTTTAGATTGAGATGTGTATTCGACTCCATATTTTTTTAAATTTGTCTGCTTTGCCCTCTCTCGTCCACATTTCGAATGTCCGTATATAAAATGAGTATTCGCTCGTTGCCAAAAATATTCTTGACACTGAATACAAAAAATTTCTACCTTGATTGCCAAACTATTCTCAATCACCACTCGAGAATAGTCGTATGTATCTCCGTGAACTTCATTTGCAATTCTTAAAAATTTTTCTAATTTAATATTGGTTGACATTTTTTGTCGAAATCAATATTAAATTAATTGTAATTCAATTTATCTTATTTTATATAAGTGGATACGAAGCAGATAAATTAATTCCGCATATTCCAGAGCCTGAACTTCGGGCAATTTTTAGATATCCCCCGAGACCCCAACTTGAACCCCAAGAATTTCGAACCAACCAATAAGGTTTTCCATTTTCTTCGCCAAAACCAACTACTATCACGCCGTGGTCCAAATTTGTACCACAGGATGAGTCATCAATTACTCCACTCGAATAGAATTGGAATACAGAAGTGTCTGCTTCCACTGCCACAGAAATGGGTTGTTTAGCAACTGCTTGTAATAAAGCATTTGGATCTTGGGGCAAATCCACATAAGACTGAACTTTGACCAAACCTTTACAACTCTTTTTGCATGTGCCATCTCGTTCAATATACGGATAACTATCTTCAGAACACATAGCATTCTTTTCAGCATATTGAAATGCATTGTCCATCAGGCCTCCGTTACAGCCCTGATTTGAGTAAGATCCAGAGCAATCTACCAATTGTTGTTCAGAAAGGCTATACAATTTTCCAGTTTTAATGGCCCAAGCGGATTCTAAAGCACCTACTGCACTAAAGGCCCAACAGCTTCCACATTGACCTTGATTTTTCACAGGATTCACTACTCCCTTAGTTCTCCAGTCCCATTCTTTGGGAAGGTCTTTCGTATCCTCTAAAGAGTAATCTGCAACAATTCTGGGAATGTTGGATGTTAAGGGTTTTTTGAATCCCAAATATCTCATTCTAAATTCTTCAGAGGTTAAATCTGTAAACTCATTCACACCCATTTTCCAGGAAGCATTACCTTGGTTATGGGTTCGAATCAATTGTAAATTATTTCTGAAAATATCAAAACGGGTATCATATTCTTCTGGGGTATATGTTTTCTTATAGAGTTGGGTAAAAGAATTAAATTCTTCTACAGCAGGTCTAAATGCATAAGCACTTGATAAAAGGGCAATAAACATAAACATTTTTATTATATATTTTCAGTCTTTAAATTAAATGAGTCAATCAAAGTATAGAGTTGCACATGTATCTAAAATTAAAAATATTATATTAGATTTAGATGAAACCATTATTTCTGCCGTAGAAATATCTTCTGTATTACAGGATAAAAAGAAGATGCAAACATTTTCAAGAAAATCGGATAAATTCAAGGTTCATATGGATACAGATTATATAATTACAGAAAGGCCTTATGTTCAGGAATTTTTAGATTTTATTTTCAAGCATTATAATGTTTCGGTTTGGACTGCGGCCAGTAAAGAATATGCTTTATTTGTTATAGAAAAGGTGATTCTGGTTAAACCTTCTCGAAAGATTGATTATATTCTGTTTGCAGATCATTGTGATCGATCTTATTCTATGACAAAATGTATGAAATACTTGGATCGGTTGTTTCATTTTGATCATTATGATAGAGAAAACACATTATTGATTGATGATAACCACGAAACATATTCAAGACAAAGCAACCAGGTCATTCGAATCAAACCTTTTATATGTCTTGCTAAAAACAGCACAAAAGATGATGAGTTGAAAACAATCATGAAATTTTTAAAAACGAAATAAATTGATTACCTTAAAAGCATATTACAATTATTTAAACACAAATGACTACCATAGATCTTTCTGAACATTTAAAATTGGTAAATACTGAAGATGGAAAATACAAGGGATTAATTTTTGATCATTCTGATCAACTTGTAGTTTCTAATTTTCCTGTAATTGAAGAAATTGTAATTGAAAATACTGATTCCAAAGATTCCAAAGATTCCAAAGATTCCAAAGATTCCAATGATTCTGAAACTGAATATTTCGAGTTTATTGAGGGAAGTATTTTAAGAGTATACTACTTCAAAGATGAGTGGCATATTTCCACAAATGGAAGGCTTGATGCATTTACAAGTTTTTGGGCGAATCCCGAATCATTTGGAAAACAATTTGAAAATTTGATTTTTACACTTACCCGGGAACAACTTGATTTTGATGAATTTTGCTGTGGTTTAGATCAAGAATATAATTATTTTTTCTTGCTTCCAACTTTTGAAAATAACAGGCTTGGAGTATTGGAAGATAGAATGAAGTTTTATTTAGTTGGGTTAGAGCATACTAAAGATCATACATTACTATCAGGATCTTCTTTACCTTCCTATACACGTGGGTTTACTAATCATCAGTTATGGTCTTATCCTGCTCGAATTACAAAGGAACAAGCTTTTCAAGAAGGGGCTATTGTATTTTCTTCAATCACTGGAGTAATGACCAAACTTATGACCCCAGAATATAAATCAAATATGGATCTGAGAAACAATGAACCTAATTTATACAAAAGATATCTTGAATTATTATGTTTAGACCCTATTAAAGCTGAACAACTTAAAAATATGCACAGACAAGTTAATTTTGATTATGTAATCAACCAAGCGATTCGAGACTTGGTTTTGTATACATATAGATGTTATGTTCATAGGTTTATATACAAGGAGCAGATTAAAGTATCCCAAGTGATTCATTTCTTTTTGGGATTGTGCCATAAAAAATATTTAGAGACTCGAACCCGAATGACTGAAGACGTAGTTATGGAAGTATTTTTTCAGCAGCCTGTTGAAAATGTGTTCTTTCTTCTTTTTTCGTAATAATAAAAAATGTTGTTGTTTATTCTAATTTTTCTAATTTGTCTGTTTGTTTTTGGGTGGTGTTTGTGGAAGGTTAGACAGCCTTTTGATCTTAAACTTACACAAATGGCTTTACGGGAATATTTCAAAGATTTTGATTACATTTGTAATACCCACAATATCCAGTATTGGGCGGAAGGTGGAACATTGCTTGGAGCAGTCCGTGAAAAGGGTATTATCCCACATGATGATGACATAGATGTTTGTTTGTATGAGTCAGATTTTGAACAATTGAAAAAAATTCTTGATGTTTACCCCCAATATGAAATTATCCAAACCCATCTTCCGATTTACAAATTTATTTACAGGGGAAATCCTCATATCTTTATTGATCTTTTCATTGTTGAAAATGAAAAGGATCTTGTGCAATTTAAAGAAAGCAAACACAGAGAACTTTGGCCTAAATTTTATCATAAATTAGAAGATCTATTTCCTCTTCAACGAGTGCCTTTTGATGATTTATATATTTGGATACCTAAAAATCCATATCCTTATTTGGAGTCTGGATATGGGGACTGGAAAACACCAATTGATTACGGAAGACATAAATGATTTAATTTTTTATATTTTAAATAAAATGCCATATGCTCAAGCATTTACTCTAATTGAAGAATTACCACCCTTAATGCAAGTTCCAGCGGAGTCGCAAATGTCAATGTCCCAAATGTCTGGAAATAAATATTATAATGAAATCATACAAGAACATCCAAGTGTAGGACGTAAAATTAGAAATTTAGAATCTAAACCTTTTGGTAAATTGGATGAAACCTATCAACATTTGACTAATCCTCCTTCAGTAGTTCGACAAAACTATCTTTCCGAATCCATGATTCCACAATCTGAAGCCCAACATTTACCTGTAGCTACAAATGTTCCTGTGCATTATGTTCAACCCATGGTTCAATCAAATACTACATATCCCATTGTAGAGCCTTTTCTGACTTGTAGGGATGCAGCTGAGCATGTGTTGAATTGTCCAGTTTGTAGTCGATTATATCGAACAAATGAAAAATTATATTTGGTAGGGGTAGGTGTGTTGTTATTATTAATTTTTATGTTGGTTTTGTGGAAACGATAGGTTTAAAAATATCTTGTTAGAGAAAAAATGTCTAACAAGATTGATTGCTTAGTAATATCGGGAGGTTCAATTAAGGGATTTGGTTTATTGGGGGCAATCCAGTATATATATGAAAATTATTCATTTGAAACTTTGGAAACATTTATAGGTACTTCGGTAGGTTCAATTATTTGTTATCTTTTATGTATTGGATACAAACCTTTGGAAATTGTTCATCATATTAATCGAACAGGAATTTTGCGTAAATTAAGTAAAGAGATTGATTTTACAACCTTATTAACCAGTCAAGGAATAATGAGTTTAGATCCCATTTTAGATGAAATTGAATTTCTCACTTTGGCTAAACACGATTGTGTTTTTACTTTTCAAAGTCTATATGAAACCTTGGGTAAAGAATTTGTTTGTATGACTTATAATTACACTAAACAACAATCTGAACTATTGCATTATAAAACCACTCCAGATCTTTCGTGTATAACAGCTTTAAAAATGAGTTGTTCTATACCTTTTATTTTTGAAAAATGTGTGATTTCAAATTATATTTACGTTGATGGTGGAACAATTGATAATTTTCAGATTCGGACAGCCTTAAAATTAAATAAACAAAAAATTATTGGGGTAGTGAATCAACCTACTACAGAAGAAAGGCCGCCTGATTCTGAATCCATGATGTCTTTTTTACAGAGAATTATTTTTACGCCTATTATTGAGACTACTCGTAAGACAATTCGTAAATACAATAGAAAGAAATACCACAATCGAATTCAAATTGTAGAAATTCAACTTAAACAGCATTTTTTAAATTTTGGTGTAGAAATTGCAGATATAATGAACATGTTTTCGGATGGATATACTTTGTGTAAAAATAAATTGTTTATCTAAAATTAGTTTATAATGATATATAAACCATGGGGATTAAAGATTTTTATAAATACGTAAAAAATACTTTTCCAGAATGTTTTGTTCCAGTGCATTATACGGATTTTAGATACAAAAAAATGGCTATAGATATGATGAATGTATTATATATTTATCGATCCAGATTAGACACGGAATGGATGGGTTCTGTTATTCGATTTTTGAATCATTTAAGAAAAATGAATATTCATCCCATCTGTGTATTTGATGGTAAAAGCCATCCACTTAAATTATCTACTATCCAAAAAAGAAAGGATACTCGAAACCGAGGAAAAGAAAAATTTGAACAATTACATTTGGATTTGGAACAATACAAGCAAACCCAAGAAATTACTCCAAATTTACAAGAATTTATAGACAAAAATCCAGATTATGTTTCAGCTTTGAGTGGAAAAATTCTGACTGAACAGATTGAACTTTATTTTATAAAACAACAAAGGGTATATAATTTACATTTTGAACATTCAGAAATTGAAACACTTAAAACCATCATTCAAGCTATGGGAATATGTGTGCTTACTGCGGAATATGATGGAGAGCATTTATGTTCTTTGTTGAGCATGCAAAATCAAACAGATATAGTTTTATCAAATGATTCAGATGTATTCTTTTTTGGTTGTAAAAAGGTGATTACTAAATTTAATGATCAAGGTGGATTTTTGGTGGAATTGGATATTGTTTTAGAAAAATTGGGACTTACATTTGAGTCTTTTATGGATTTATGTATAATATGTGGAACGGATTTTAATGAAAATATAAGAGGAATAGGTTTCATTAAAGGGTTGGAGCTTGTGCGTAAATACAAGTCTATTGATAATCCCGAATTTCCATACCAAGATTGGATTCAAACCCAAAACATTTCAAAAGTAAAACAAATGCTTGTGGAATCTAATGTATTTCATACGTTTTATTCTAAACAACCACAAGACTTGAATGAGTTAAATATGATTTTATTTAAAAATAATATTCCTATTTCAATTCAAGAATTTAATTACAATCCATCCATAATAGAATTTGAGGGTTAATGGTGTCGTTAGTGTATTTCGTCCCTCCAATTATACATACAAGTAATTGAACAAAATAAACAAGTTTGGTTATCATTTATACTTTTGAAACAAATGTCTTTTTTCTTTTTACATGTATGACAATACTTTGTTCTTTTTTCCAAAATTGTTAATTCTTTATCTATAATTGCTTTTAATTTTTCGGACGATACTGCTTTACCTTTTAGGGGTTGGAGTTGATCTAACATTTTAGGGTCAATGATTACCTTTTTTCCTGTAAACTCATTTGTAAAAAGATTAGACTTTGTTTTTTCTTGGACAAAAGATTTGGGAAATACACATTTTTCAATACAGATAAAATCCGTGTGTTTTGTCATATTGTATTTATATTTTATTAATAAACTTATTTGTTTTGTTCTCTTTGTCTTTTCATTTCTTCTGCCAATTTCATTGTGCTTATTCCTCCTGTTTTAACTGCTGCATGGGGTTCTTGTTCTTGGGGTTGTCCTCCTTCTACACTTTTTACACTTTCTGTACCTTCCAAGTCCTCTAAATACAATGTATCTAAATTTGTAGTAGATTCAGGAACTTGTTCTATATTTTGTTGCTGGATGTTCTGGGAATAGTTTTGGGAATAGTTGGAATCTACAAATTGTTCAGAATGATTTTGTTCAGGTGTAGCAAATTCTACTTGGTTCATTCGATACAAGGTAGTAATAAACCAATTGTGGATCTCCTCATATCCAACAATTCGATCCACAATTGAAGTTTTAGAAGGAGATTCCAATAAAATAAGTAAAGTAGGTACGCTAACAATTTTTAATTTTTTTAGATATTCTTCTATTCCTATAGAATCTATTGAGATTGATTTTTTAATCAAATCTGGAAATTGTTGTATTAAATACTGACATGGACGAGAATATTCGCTATAAAAAAGTATATAATCCATTTTAATTAGAATTTGATTTTTTTAAGTCAATCGAATAAAGTAAAAACATTTCTTCCCTATATCTCATTAATGATTTTCCAATTAAATTATCTTGAAATGCATATCGAGATACATCATAGATATGCTTGAGTCCCGAAGATAATAATATAATTCTCAATTCAGGGTATTGAGTATATTTTATTCTTGTAAGATGATGTATAATTCTTTCATCTGGGTATGTTTCTTGGTCTGTATATTTATTTCTAAAAGATTCAAAAGCCAAGTCTATATTTGGAAATACTCCAAGTTCAGTTTCAATATTAAAATTACTTAGACTACTAAATCCTGCTTGATATCCAAATGTATAGGGTTTAAGAATGCAGATTGGATTTAGATATTTATACAAGAAAGATTTTTGAATCTTGGTAAAAGGGGATTTAATTGTTTTCCAACGAGTGGACATATCCACTCTCGAATTGTGTTGTTGGGTAATATATTGAATGGCTTTTCGGGCTACGCATTTAGTTAAATAATAAAATATACAAGTTGAAACTAAAGAAGATCTTCCATGGCCTCCTTTGCAGTGAATAAAAATTTTTTTGCGATTGATAATTAAATTATATAGATATATAATTAATGCGCTAAATGTTTCTTGATCTGTAGGGATTTGATTGTCTTGGATGCTATATTGTATCCTGCATATCTGGGTTGCATAAGGTTCAATATTCTTTTCATCATCAAATGTTAAATTTAAAATTAAATCAAATTCTAATTCTTCCAATATTTTTATTTGTTGTTGGGTAGGATATGCCCCAAAATATGTTTGATCATAAATTGGAGCTCCAAAATCAAAAATTTTATTCATAAAAGATATTTATATATAAATTTTTGATTTTAACTTGCGATTACTGGGTAGCAGCAGGTTCAGCAGCAGGTTCAGCAGCAGGTTCAGCAGCAGGGGCTTCCAAAGCATCAAGCCGAGCCTTCAATTTCTTCACTTCTTCAACTAAGCACACAAACATATGGAATTCTTCGAGGGCTTCGGGTTGGTTTTCATTGTTCAAAATGACAAATGATGGATCAAGTTCGAATACTTCCTCTGCAATATAACCTAATCGATTCTTAGCACCAGATTTTAAGTCGAATGATTTTGCTTTAATATCAAAGATCTTGGAAGTATCTTTTTGGAGATCCGAAATATTTTCCTTATATCTTAAAGATGAAGAAGTCTGACCAATTTCATTACTTGAAGTATAGACCAAACCTGTTCCTGTCAATCCAGCTCGGACAGGGGCAGCAAACAAACCAGACGTACTCGAATTGAGGACAGCATTTGATGCATTCAAAATAATACTGAATGCTGCGCATCCTCCTTGACCTGCTGAGTTTCCGATAGCAATCGAGCTTGTTCCTTGGCTATCAAATCCCGCAGTGCTACCAATGGCTATAGCACCAACTCCTTGTGTGTTACGTCCTGCTTGGTTTCCGATAGCTACAGATAGAGCACCTTGGGCATTCAAACCACAAGAATTTCCGATAGCAACGGAACTACCTCCTTGACTAAATTGTCCACAATTTGTACCCAAAGCTACGGAACTATTTCCTTGGATATTTTGACCACTCTCATTTCCTACAGCCAATGAATTACTTCCTTGACTAAATCTACCTGCAGTTTTACCAATAGCTACTGAGCCAGCTCCTTGGGTAAATGAACCACTATCCTGTCCCATTGCTACAGCAGCAACTCCCTGTGCTTCATATCCAGACGTATTTCCCAAGGCCAATGCATTTGCACCTTGATCGGTAAATCCTGCATTTGATCCCAAGGCCAAAGCCTGTGTTCCTTGATTATTTAATCCTGCATTTACACCAATATGAACTTTCGACGAAGTTTCAGCTAACCAACTGCTCGACGAAGGATTCCAGAATAGATAGTTTGAATAATTAGTTCCAGCTGGGAAAATACTTTGACCATTGCCATATGACACTTCCTTAGAAGTCGAATTGTAAAATAATACGTTTGATTGTGTGTTTGCACGAACAGGGTTTACATAAAATCCGCTTGCACCTGCATTAAGTGGTGATCCTGAAGCATTTAACACAATTGCAGCACCTTGTGTAGAATTCGCTCCAAATCCAACTACAATAGGTTGAATATATTTCAAATTTGCAGTTAGATCACTAAATTTAAAACTATTAGGGTTTCTTACCGAAAAACTCATTTATTAAATAAAAAATTTTATTTTTTTTCATAATTTTAAAAATTATGAAAATTACAATATTCCATATTTTTATTGTTGGGCAATGAAATTAACATTAAAAATGGAAGCATCTGTTGTTGTATTTAGATTTCGCAGACGAAGCGTAAAACTTGTAGTAGATACACTTTCTACACTACTTAATACCCAATCCGCATTTGCTGCTGCTGAACCTGTTATTGCATTTACAGAACAAACAATTTTGGGTGGAGCAGAAAATAAAACACGAGGGAATAACACAATGTTTGTAGCAGAACTATTTGTAACTACATTCGATATGAATCGACTTCCAGTTAAAGTCCAATTGGAATTGTTTACACTGGGACTTTGGATTATACTATTTGTTAAATCACGAGAATATAATACAATTGAACCTGTAGAACCCACCAAACCAACTTCAAAACGAAGCCGCAGGGGATTATAAATAGGTTGGGTATTTACAGGAGTAGAAAATGAAATAGGGTAAGATTTAATTGTAGTAGAATCAATAGTTAGAGTTCCTGAATTTAAGACTTGGAATTGACTTCCACCATAACCATTTGCATTTGTATAACCAAAACTATATGAAAGAACACTTCCAGTAGGACTTGAGGCAAAAAGTTCAAGATTCCAACTTCCTATTGGAATTTCAGCCAATATGGAACTTACTACAGCTAATCCATCTACAACTGAAAGTGAGATATTCACAGAAGAAATTGTAGCTGCGTTATAACCCACATAATTCGCCATTGAACCAGGGGCAGGAGCAAAAGTTCCCAGCCAGGCTGTATTTGCAACCACATCTTTAGCCACAACTACAGGAAGACTTCCAATAGATCGAAAAGCACCAGAACCATCAATAGCCAATATTCCTTTTCCATGACTATTTGAACAAGTATTGTTCACTAATACAATTTGGTTAAAAATATTTCCAGAATTTACTCCACTTACTAAAACTACAAATGCACTTGTCTCATTTGTGTTGTTTTGATCGAAATATAATGTAAAAGCATTATTTCCTGTAGATGCAAAACTATCTTGGTTGAAAAATTGGTGAAGTCCGGAATAAATATCTTGGGTATTGTTTCGAACCACTAAAGTTCCGCTTACAATTTCATTTACGCCTGCTGCAGATGTAATTTGAATAAAGCGTAAATTTCCAGATGCATTATTGTTCAGAATTGTATTTCCTGTAATAAATGAATTTCCAGTCGATCGATACACTGCAATAGATCTACGAGTAGTATTTGAAACAGAAGTATAAGACAATATCGAATCTCGAATTTGGAAACTATCTCCATATGCAATGATACCAAATTCCATAAATTCAATTGTACACGAAGCAATCACTATTCCACTCAATCCTGTATTTCCTGCCCCAGCAAAACGAATACAAGATTCTACAGAGGTATTTGTAGTTTTTCTATGTCTAAAAGTTATCCCATACAATGTTACATTTGGAACTGTGATATTTATGGCTGTAACTGGAGCTGACCCTGTAGCAGTTGTTTGTAAAACTACAGAATTTGCCCCAACACCCCATAAACCAACCTGTTTAGAAATTGTGATTCCTGTTGTATCTGGAATGGTGTATGTTCCAGCAAGCATTTGCAAGTTCATTCCATTCGTAACCAATGGACTGGCTAGAGCCGTTTGTAAATCTGGAAAACTTCCTGCTGTTCCCACTGTGTAGTTAAATGATCCAGGGACAACAACTATAGGTTGGGGAGGGGGGGTAGGAATTCCAGAAGTGGGTGTTAGGGTATTGGTGACCTGTGTTCCAGTTTGTTCAGTAGGATACATAATTGTATCCATAAAGTCTAAATAATAAAATTGTTGGCCTGGAGCACCTCCATACGTAATTTCTTTACTATCCGTATTATAATACAATACTTTAGACTTGATTGCAGTATTTATGGGAGAAACATAAAATCCATTGTTAGTTGTGGAATTCAAAATATTACCTGAAGCATTTAAAATAATACTATTTGCGTGTTGATTATTTTGGCCTGCACCTAATCCCAAAGCAATAGCATTTGAACCTTGATTGTTTTGGCCTGCACCTAATCCCAAAGCAATAGCATTCAAACCTTGGTTCGTTTGACCTGCAGTAGCACCTATAGAAATAGAATTTGCACTTTGATTATTTTGACCTGATGAATTCCCCAAAGCAATTGCATTTGTTGCTTGGTTATTAAAACCTGACATTGTTCCAATTGCAATCGCATGATTAGATTGATTTGAATAGGCTGCATTTGAACCAATTGCGATCGCACTTGTTCCTTGGTTATTTTGTCCAGAATTTGTTCCCAGTGCGATTGCAAAAGGTTTTTGTTGGTATCTTCCTGCAGCATCTCCGATGGCTATTGTTTCAGAACCTTGTGATGTTTGACCTGCATATACTCCCAAAGCAATAGCATTTGAACCTTGATTATATTGAGCAGCTTGGTAACCTATAGCAAGTGCAAATGTCCCTTGATTGATTGTTCCCACCTCTGATCCAATTGCAATAGAAAATGCCCCTTGATTTGTCTTGTCTGGTTGCCATCCAACTGCAATAGGATCGATTAATTTCAAGTTTGATACAAGATCGCTAAAACTGAAAACATTTTGATTCCTAACATTGAAACTCATTTTATTTATAATATTATTTATAATATAAATATTTTTTTTAAACATCCCAACCATTCTTATAATGGCAAACAACCATTGAAGGAGAAGAAATCCTAAGACTATTGGGGTATAAATCATTCAGTTTAGACACAAAATATTTATCTTCATGAGCTCCAATCGTATCTTCCCATTTTACATTTATATTTTTACGATGGGATATGCAATAGGTTGCACAACTAATTTCATTATATCGACTGCACATATTGATAAAAAAATCTTCATATATTCCATAAGCAGACAAATCAAGAGTCCGAAATGAATATATTTCCTTGCGCTCGTGGGGAAGATCTAATTCTAAAAATTTGGCATTCATAATTCTCATTGTATTTGCACCCCACATTACATTCTCATCTGCCATATTCCAATGTGCATTCAAAGCAAATAAATGATCAGGAAGCATAATATCATCACTATCTAAATAACAAATAATATCCCCTGTTGCATGTTCACAACCTATAGCCTTGGGTTTACCCCTAAAAAATGTTTTATTATTTTGTTTATCATACATCTTCTTTTCCTCTTCGGTCCTTTCCAACCACACAAATTTAATTTTATCATTACTCGTATAAATCAATTCATAAATACGTTTAGCAAAAACACACCCATCTGCAACAATAATCAATTCTTTATTGGGATAACTTTGGGATAGAAAACTATTTATAGCTCGGATAAATTTTTCTCTTGAATATGTTCTCGAACCAGAATAATCTCCCAAATAAACTTGCATAATTACAGAAAATTTTAAGGATTTTTTATCACTCATTTACAAATTAAAAAAGTTATGTTTAAATCTTTTTTTTTTTAAAAAAAATAATTTCTAAAATAAATGGCCACATCATATAAACGATCTTATTTAAATTTATGGGATAGTGCTGGTGATAATCTATTTCAAATCAACCAGACTACTTCCGCAACCCAAGTAACATTAAATACCAACCTCAATTTCAATGATGGAGTTCGCTCAGTCATTGATGTAATTAGTCATCTTCTCCGAGTTGAAGATGCACATACTGCTGTCGACTCGGTTGTGACCCGAGTCTCATTGGCTGAAGATGGTCTTGATTCTCTTGCAAGTGTGATTTCAGAAGATACTGGAAGCTCAATTGATTCTCTTTCAACTCGTCTTTCTGAAGCCGAGTCTGACATCGACTCGGTCGTCCTCAGAGTGTCTTCGGCTGAATCTGACATCAGCTCCTTGAGCTCCAGAGCTTCTGAAGCCGAATCTGATATTGATTCGGTTGTCCTCAGAGTGTCTTCGGCTGAATCTGACATCAGCTCCTTAAGCTCCAGAGCTTCTGAAGCCGAATCTGATATTGACTCGGTTGTGCTTAGAGTGTCTTCGGCTGAATCTGATATTGGATCTTTGAGCTCCAGAGCTTCCGAGGCTGAATCGGATATCGACTCGGTTGTGCTTAGAGTGTCTTCGGCTGAATCTGACATCAGCTCTTTGAGCTCCAGAGCTTCTGAAGCCGAATCGGATATTGACTCGGTTGTGCTTAGAGTGTCTTCGGCTGAATCTGATATTGGATCTTTGAGCTCCAGAGCTTCCGAGGCTGAATCGGATATTGATTCAGTTGTCCTTAGAGTGTCTTCGGCTGAATCTGACATCAGCTCTTTGAGCTCCAGAGCTTCTGAAGCCGAATCTGATATTGACTCTGTTGTCCTTAGAGTGTCCTCAGCTGAATCTGATATTGGATCTTTGAGCTCTAGAGCTTCTGAAGCCGAATCTGATATTGACTCGGTTGTCCTTAGAGTGTCCTCAGCTGAATCTGATATTGGATCTTTGAGCTCTAGAGCTTCTGAAGCCGAATCTGATATTGACTCGGTTGTGCTTAGAGTGTCCTCAGCTGAATCTGATATTGGATCTTTGAGCTCCAGAGCTTCTGAAGCCGAATCTGATATTGACTCGGTTGTGCTTAGAGTTTCTTCGGCTGAATCTGATATTGGATCTTTGAGCTCCAGAGCTTCCGAAGCCGAATCTGATATCGACTCGGTTGTCCTCAGAGTTTCATCTACTGAAAGTGGAGTCAGCTCTTTGAGCTCCAGAGCTTCTGAAGCCGAATCTGACATTGATTCAGTTGTGCTCAGAGTATCTTCGACTGAATCTGGAGTTAGTTCTTTGAGCTCCAGAGCTTCTGAAGCCGAATCTGATATTGACTCGGTTGTGCTTCGTGTGTCTGCTGCTGAAAGTGATGTCACCCTGATTAAAACTACTATTTTTACTTTGATGGATGGTGATGCATTAGATAGCAACTTGGATACACTTTCAAACATCAACTCTTTCATTTTGGCTAACCCTGGAATCTATGATGTAATGACATTGAACTCGAGATTGGTTGAGTTGGAAGGAGTTGTAAGTGTCCTCACTACTGCTTAAACATATTAATTTTGAGCAATTTGATAATAACATTCTTAAACAAAATTTTGTTTAAGAATATCCTAAAAATAAAAATAATTAGTGTATGCTATTTGTTCTCCAATTATACTTGAATCTTTGAAAGTTATCCGAGACTACGTTGGTAAGTAGTCGATCATAATCATTTAATAAATTTGGATTTTCATCTGTATATCTTTTAATAATCTGTCTCATCCTAGTCTTGTATGTAGAATCTTGGGCATGATTTTTCATTGCATACTTCAGTGCAGAAACCCCATCTTGGGCATCAAACCCTTTATAATAATATCCAATATCTTGGCACATTTCTGCATTATGTACAATAGGCCAACCCCACCAAGCCACATCTAAATATAAATAGTTGAGCGGATTTTTCCATTGAAAACTGAGCACGAGATCTGCCCATTTATTCAATACACTTATAGTTGGAAAACGAGCCTCTACAGATACTTTATCTCTTTTTAAAAGTTCTGTTCCCTTTAGATGATCAATTAGATTTTTATTCGTTCCGAATTTTTTTGCACACATAATATATAAAAATTTAAACTCTTCATTTTGTTTTAAATATTCTTCTGAAATGATCAAAGGCATTAGAAATGTTTTAACTACAGAAAGATTGGGCTCTAAAATGCCAATGGATTCAATGGGTTTCCCCTCATATTCTTTGCTATTTGTCAATCGTATATATTCTTGTCCGACATAGGGATTCCATATAAAAGGCACCACTGTTACATTTTCTGTGTTATAATAGAAGCGAAGATAGTGCATATCTGTTTCTTCATTTTGTGGGACAATCCACACTTGATCATAATCGTATTTTTGTAAACCTTTAGAATGATTTTCTTGATATTTGAACACAATAGATTCAGTATTGGAGATAAATGTATTTCCGCATACGTATAATACATGCTTACAATTCGGTTGTTCTTTCCGTAAGCGTTTGTAATTTTCTTCTGGAATAGTATGCCCAAGGGATATAATAATATCAAAAGAATGTTTAAAAATATCATTTAGATCAATGACTTGGATATCTTTCGGTAATCCCATTGATTTTTTAAAAGCTGGGACATCATTATGAATTAAATAAACTTGGTGATTAAGCTTTTCAAGAAGCATAACTAAATAAATAGAATTCTGGGTGATTCCATTACACCAAAAATGATTATCCCCTGTTATTTTATAAGCAGATGCTGTAATCCCGATCAACATTTATTAAAAAATTCAATTCTTTAAGTCTATAGATTTACTGGATTTGTGGTCAGTGTACGACTAAATGCCTGTAATTCTGCAATTTGTTCGAGAATTGGACCTAAATCAACTTGCATTACTTCTGAAGTGGTTGGATTATAAGCTAAAAAAGTTAGAGCGGAAAAATCTTCTGTAGCACGAACAGGAGATACATACAACCCAGAATTTGGAGTAGATATTTCATTCATACTTGCATTAAATACAATACTATTTGCAGGTTGGTTATTTTTTCCAGCTAAATGTCCAATAGCAATTGCATAAGATCCTTGATTAGTATAACCTGCCTGTTTTCCGATAGCAATTGCTCCATAATTTTGTTGAAAATAACCTGAATTATATCCCAAAGCAACCGAATATTCTCCCTGTTTATCTTTTCCAGACGAATTACCAATAGCAATTGTATTTGCTTTTTGATCATTTTGACCTGATGCATTACCAATTGCAATTGCATCTGCGCCTTGGGTACTAAAACCAGATAATGATCCCATGGCAATTGCATTTGCACCTTGATTTACAAACCCTGTACTTGTTCCAATCGCAATTGCACCTGTTCCTTGTTCTTTTTGACCTGCACCTGTTCCTACTGCTACACTGAATGATTTTTGTTGCTGTTGACCTGCAGTTTCTCCAATTGCAATAGCATTCGAACTTTGGGAGGCTTGACCTGCATTTGTTCCAATTGCAATAGAATCCCTACCTTGATCATGTTGGGCAGTTTGATAACCAATTGCAATAGATTCAGAACCTTGATTGTTTGTTCCTGTTTCACTACCTATTGCAATAGACCGAAGTCCTTGGTTTGCTTTACCAGGCTGCCATCCTAATGCTACAGGTTGAACAAGTTTTAAGTTAGATACAAGATCAGTAAAACTAAAATAATTCACATTTTTAACATTAAAACTCATTGTTTATTTTTTTTTAATTCAGAATTATTTAAATTTAAAAATAAATTTTTCATTTAGAAATGTCGATTCAATCTGATTTACATGAACTTGATATGTTGGAAACAGAAATTAAAAACCTACAAAACCAGATTTATGCTTTCAAGAAACAAAAAAAGATTGTTGAAGAAAGAGTAATTCAATTTCTCAAAAACCAAGAAACCCAAGGTATTAAATACAAGGACAAAGCCATTTTGTTGGAAACCAAAAATTTTAGAAATAAAAAGAGTAAATCTGAAAAAATGAGTGATATTTCTTATGTATTACAAAAACATGGAATTAAAAATTCAGAAGACTTGCTTGAAGAAATTTTAGAAGTACAAAGAGGAAACGAATCCATGAATGCAATATTGAAAAAAATTCAGAGATAGATACAAAATAGCATGAAATAAAATTTATTATTTTGTATCTTTTTTTCAAGTCTTACGATGGGAGTAAAGAAAGTGTATTTGTTTTTGAATTGTACATGATTCCCTTGAAACATAATTCTTGGTAATATACAGAATGTATTCCATATGGTCCATCTGTTTCCACTCTTTCCATTCCTGAACGATAAGGTGGAATTTTACCAGTAAAATGTTCTTTCACTACATAAGTTCCATCACAAGTTTGACAATAAATAATAGTTTGTCTGCAATGCGGACAACTATTTGAAAACATTTCTTGGTCTCCATTCGCAAGGGTTTTTGGAGTATTATACCATTTCAATATACATTTTTTATGGTATACGTGCGAACAACGATTAATTTGTATAATTTCTTCCACACTTTCTTCATCAAAACAAATATTACACACTTGTGAACCATCCTCTAAACGAGTTGTAAATTCGTCTATATGTTCAGGAGCATAGGTTGAATCATCACATTCTTGACACCCATATTCAATCAAAAATGTTTTTGTGCTACACTTTTCTTCCTCTTCTTGGTATATTTTTTGATAAATACTATCAAATATGGAAAGTATTTGGTTCATTGTGATTGGAACATTTTCAAACTCGTGTTCCAATATAACAGCTTGGGTAAGTGGATAATGTATAAACAATTTTACTTTTCGAGGTATGGGAACAATATCATCTATAAATTGTTCTTGGTCTGTGTTTGCTCGAATATCTCGAGAAATAGGCAATTGTATGGGTTCTAAATTTTCTGGGTATAAACAAGTTGTTTGATATGTAAATCTAAAATTTTGATCCACTAATTCGTATTCCATATTACACAAACTTGAACAAATATGTGTTTTCATAAAACTTTTAGACCATAGAGGTCTATTTGTTCGTATTGGATACATTTTTTGTATGTCTTAAAGCTTTAAGATAAATTTATTAAACAATTATGATTGTAGATTCATTTAAAGAAATAATCAACTACCAATATTCGACTATATATTTATCCTCAACCGAATCTCTTATTTTTACAAATGATCTACAAACAAAAGACATCCAAGTTATTATATCATTATCAGGTGAACGGGTTAGATCCGATCAATTACAATTTTCTACAAGAGTTAAGCATTATTATTACCAAGTTCATGACAATGAAAATCAAGACATTTTATTTTTATTTGATCCCATTTTCAGAATTATTTATCATGCAATCGATCGAAATAAAAATATTCTAATTCATTGTCCAGATGGAAAATCAACAAGTGTAGCTTTACTAATTAGTTTCTTTTTACGTTCGATTAAAGATTCACCAGAATATATTATTCCTTATATTCCAAAAACTTGTCATTGGTGGACCATGTCTATACTATCTTTTATCCAGATACAAAAACCAGATGCACGACCAAACCAAGGATTTATCGCACAACTTTATGCATATGAAGAAGAAATTTTACAAGATGTAATAAATATAAATTATGACTGAAAAAACGAATGAAAGATTGGATTATCTACTCAAAAAATACGTGGAAATTAATGATTCCTATAAAGAAGCATTAATTGTTATCCAAAAACATAAAAAAATACAAGAAAAAATTAAAGAAATATTTAAAGAAAAAAATATACAATCTCACGTATTGAATCGTGAAAATTATCAAGCCCGAATAGAATTCAAAAAGATAAAAACTTCCCGTATTGATCTTTCTAACCTACCTGAAGACCTAAAAAATAAATACAAAAAGGATAGTATAATGTTGAAAGAATATTTTAACATTATCAAAAAATAAAAACTTATATTCCATAGCTATATCTCATAGGGCTGGACCTCTTGGAGGACCTCTTCTTATACATGGGATTAGCCATCATGGTCATAGGGCTGGATCTCCTTGATAATCTTTGGGAAGATCTCTTGGATGATCTCTTCTTATACATGGGATTAGTCATCATGGTCATGGGACTGGATCTCCTTGACAATCTTTGGGAAGATCTCTTGGATGATCTCTTCTTATACATGGGATTAGTCATCATGGTCATGGGACTGGATCTCCTTGACAATCTTTTAGGGGATCTGGACTTTTTAGACCTCTTGGATCTTTTAGGGGATCTGGACTTTTTAGACGAGGACTTTACCCTACACCCCTTTCCAACTACCCACTTACAATCCGGAGAAGCCTGACATTCAGCTTTCTTCTTTTTAGAGCATCCTCCAACAGGGGCAGCAGCTTTATATTCAGGTAATCTACATCCTCTATTGGGAATCCAATTACAATCTGGAGGCAAACATTCAGCCTTTTTCTTTTTAGAACAAACCATTTATTAAATAAAATAAAATTTATTATTTATCCGAACTTCCGAATCCTCCATCATTACGTGTTGTGGAATGGATATCCTCGCGGTCTATAAAATCCACAAATACTTGTTGTCTGAAAATAAGTTGACAACATTTAAAGGGTAAAGCCAAATCTGGCATATTGGAATCTATTTTAGTTAAAGCAACCAAAATATTTCCTGTATAACTTGCATCAATTATACCTACACTATTTGCGAGCATATAACCAGATTTTGATAATGAACTTCTGGGAACAATTTCAGAATAATACCCAGTAGCAGGTATTACCTTTAAGCCTGTATCATACAACTTGGTATTTGTTGTAAGTGTTTTAACTTCTTTAATAATTGTAAGATCATATCCTGCATCTGAGGGATTTGCTTTAGATGGTTGTTTAGCCTCTTTATCAACACGTATAAAGAAACATTTGGGAAGTGTGGATTTAGGTGTTAAAAGTGAAACAAGGTTTTTATACGCAATACTATCTTTGCTATCGGGATTAGAAAGTATAAAATCAATCACATTTGTATGTTTAAAAATTAAAGTAGTAAAGCGATCACCTTCTACTCTTTCATGGGGGATAGTAATTTGGTTAGATATTTTTAAATTTTCTTCAGAATAATTATCAGTTTCAATCCAGAAATATAGTAGGTTATCTGAACCATGAACAAGAAAATTTTTTTGATCTAAAAAATTCTTAAATGTATTCATGTTGTTATTTAATCTATATTTTTATAGTTAAAGATCAATTTATTTTTTTAGACTTGTATATCGACCCCAATCTAAAGTTTCAAAATTAAAATTAAATCTTTTACAAGTTTTCAACCACCAATCCATTAATTCTTTATCATCAATGGCCCATTCTATTGCCCATTTGTCATATAAAAATGGAATCTTGGAAAATCGATAAGCATTTAACCACCATTCCAATACTTTGATTTTACCATTTCGACTTGCATAATTGATTGCTTTTTCGGTTCTTTTAAACTCTAACCCTGATAATTTATGATTACATAACCACCATTCCAAAATATGAACATGTCCTTGTGCACTTGCTAAATCAATTGCAGCACATGTATAATACAGAGGGAAAATATCCTTATGATTCTTCCACCAATTTAGCACTTCAATTCGTCCATATTCACTGGCTTGGTCGATTGCATGTTCTGAATATTTCATTTTGAGTTTATGTCGATGATCTCTCCACCAATCTAATACTCCAACCCTCCCATTTGCACTAGCATTATTGATACACCATTTTGTATATTTCATGGGAAATGCTTGATCATATATATTATTCATCTCAAACCAGAAATCAAATATAATTGGATCATTACACTGATCTAAATGTCTTGCACTATATTTTAATTCAACTCCATAAGTGTGATGAAGATTAAACCACCAACGTAATACTTCTATAGAATAGGATCGATCGATTGCATCTTTTGAATACTTTAAACGAATCATATCTTTTAGATACAAGGCTTTCCACCACTTTAAAATTCGAATATGTCCTTTACTACTTGCAGCATCAATGGATACTTCTGTATATTTTAACTCGCACAAAGTTTTCAAATGCATTTCATACCACCAATCTAAAATATGAATATGATTATAATAAGAAGCCCAATCTAATGATCTATGACTATAAAATCGATGGAAAAAAAGCAAGTCCATATGTTTCAAAATCATATCTACCATTTTTTGTAATAAACCAATATATCCATATTTGCATAGTATATCAACTGCAAAAGAATCCGTTGGAACTTTGTTATTCTGGATAAACCACAAAAAACATTTTTTTCGAGTATGTTCATCTGGAATAGAATTAACCCAAACATAGTCATAGAGCATGGGATTGAATAATTTGTGGGCATGTTTGGGATAACATGTTATCAAAGCTTCAAAAGATATAAATTGGATAATATTTCGGACAATGTTATGATCTAAAGTTTCAAACATATGTGTTTTGTTTACAATAATAATTTATTTATTTATTAAGTTCATCTTAGGTTTAACTTGACTCCGTTCTCGCAGTTCTCCAAAGTAAGAGTAGTAATCGTTAGGCTCTGTTTCACTTCAGGACAGATTGAATACAAGTAGTAGACAATCATTAGTAGTTCGTATAAAGTATAAGTTCCAGACTTGCTCTTGAACGAAAAGGAATTCAACTCTCGGTTATAAAACACAGATACATTATTGGTCATTTTCTTTTTTGATTTAATTTTCTCACTCACAATAAAGGGTTCAATTTCAACTTCGATTTGTTCTTTTTCTTCAAATACAATAGTTTCCTTATCAACTGATTTGGGAATTTCATCAGTGTTATATGGTCTGGGAAGTGGTATTACCTGTCCTGGGTGTTCAGACTCGGGTTCAGGTTGGGGTTCAGACTCGGGTTCAGGTTGGGGTTCAGACTCGGGTTCAGGTTGGGGTTCAGACTCGGGTTCAGACTCGGGTTCAGGTTGGGGTTCAGACTCGGGTTCAGGTTGGGGTTCAGACTCGGGTTGGAAGCGAGTCAGTCTATTTCTAAAGTATGCATTCGAATCATATACGGAATCCGCTTCTCCAGTTTCGACCAAAGTAGCCATAACAGGCTCAGACTCAGGTTCGTTTTCAACGATTACAGCCATTACAGGTGTCTGAATTTTCTTACCCACTTGTTTTTTACAATGCCGAGCACATAGTGAATCTGTCTTTACTTTTCCATTACAATGCCCACCCTTATTTTTTCCATTTTTGAAGATATATTGACATTTTTCCACTTGCATGTCGACCTGTTCTACATGCTCTTGGGGTTCATCATTTTTTTTATGGATTGAACACATATCTGAGTTCTTGCATCTTCTATCACAAGTTTGTCCTTTCCTCGAACCACGAGTGAGGATAACTGGACACTTGTTGTAGGATACATTTTTAGAGTGAGTATAACAATATTCTTCATCATTTCTAACTTTTTTGTTGCATAATTGTCCCTTCGATACACCCCTGGTTAATACAAATTGGCATCCATTGCATGCTTCTTGATCATCCTGTGGCTGTTTAGCATGATTTTTGCAAAATTCAGAATCTTTTAAGCATTTTTTGCCACAAGAATTTCCCTTGTTTTTTCCACGAGTAAGTATAAAGGAGCAGGACATTTGATTTTGAATTGAATTTTTCTCAAAAAATTCAATTTATTTCGGATCAACCTCAGGCATCCAAGATACACTTTTTGCATTTTAATCTTTTTCTTTTCTGAGGTTGGGGCTGAGGTTGGGGCTGAGGTTGGGGCTGAGGTTGGGGCTGAGGTTGGGGCTGAGGTTGGGGCTGAGGTTGGGGCTGAGGTTGGGGCTGAGGTTGGGGCTGAGGTATGCATTGAGAATACCATTCGTTTGTCATTTTACAAATATTTCCAGACTGACAACAAGTAGGACCATTCCAAGTTTTTCCTCCACATTGCTGCCATACTGCCGAACATTGAGGTTGGGGTTGAGGCTGGGGCTGAGGCTGGGGCTGAGGCTGGGGCTGAGGCTGGGGCTGAGGCTGGGGCTGAGGCTGGGGCTGAGGTTGGGGTTGAGGTTGGGGCTGAGGTTGGCATTGTGTATAGGTTGGTTCTTTCCCAAAAACAAGTTTGTTATTTTCATAAATAGGGACAAATTGTAAACTATCCTTATTTTGTTCAGAGAGTTCTTGCATACTCCAATCCTTTGTTCGGTCAAAAATTCCTACAGGATTGTTATAAGGTAAATGAATAGTCAATTGTGCTTGTTTTCTAGAAGTGGTGGTCGATTGAGGATAAATTACTCCTTTCTGCCAACAAACTGGAATATAATATACACATTTGTTATTTAAAGATTGAGTAATTGCACCTATGTCAGCTTGCTCATTATAGTAAGAATGCACTTCTACATTCAGTTGTTCGCTGTGTAAGTAATAGCGAAAACATATTTGTTCAGATCGAGGAGGCCACCCTGTCCTCGCTTCAATTTGAAAATTAATTTGGATAGAATCTTTACTTTGACGAGCAATTTCACCAGACATAAAATATTCTTGTTCAGGAACTTCTGGGGGAGGAAAATTTCGGAGTGGTTTTCCTCCATATCTTCGAACGAGGGCAATCGTAGTCCCCACAAACCCTACTTGCATATCCATACAACATTCGGTCTGACCAAAATCTACTATATCATTACTAAATTTATCTTGTAGATCAGGTCCTCCTATTAATGCATAATTTTTATTTCTATTCTTATTTGGTGGTGAAAATAAACTATTATTCCAAGAACCATGACCACCCCTGTGATGAGGCCTTTCGAAGTATTTATTTCCAAAACCATTTAGATAAGAAGTTTGATAGGGGTTATTACCCAAAATATAATTAACTTGGGTAAGTGCAAACTTTTCCATATCTTGTTTTAATTTAAGAGGAATATCTGTCTTGCTATCCATATACATCAGCATAAAAAAGGATGTGGCCGTAGGATATCTCAAACTTCCCCAACCGGTCAACCAAGCCAATCCTCCAGGAGTTCTGGGAATACGATTCAACCAATGATCAAAAAATCGTAATAAACAAATTTCAGCTTCCGTATCTCCCAATAATTTCCATAAAAGATATACACTAGCATAACTTGCATCATCCCAAACTGGAGCCCAAGTTAATGTTTTTTGGACTAAAACTCTTGAATTTTCTACTGCAAAAGCACTATACCTCGATTCCCCAGTTGCCCAAAACATGGCCAAACTTCCCAAAATTAATTCATCATCGTAATGGGAAGAAGTATAAAAATTAGTAGCATCTGGAATAGATTTATGGTAAAATCCCCTATATTTGTCTGCAAAATCAAATAAGTCTCTTGCATGTTGAACAAGAATTTTGGAGTATGCTGGATCTATATCTTTATAAATAATGCTGGTAAAAGCAAGGGTAGCAGATACACTGGCTGCTACTTCAGTTCCGGGGTGAGTAATGTTTAATTGATAACTGGGTCGGGGCATTTTCATAAATTCAGGAGGACCCCACCAACTATGATCTAAAACACCATTTCCAACTTGTCCGTATAGGGTATATTTATCTGGATGAGCCCGAATCCAAAAATCTGTTCCTCTTTTCAAAATTTGAAGAAATCGATCCCACTCATTAATTTGTATATATTCTTGTTTATAGTGAATACCCGATAGGGCAAGCATATACAAAGCAAAAGAACCAGGTTCTCCAAACATTACATGATCTCCGCAATCAAAATAACCACCTGTAAGATCCAACCCCACTTCTTTCCCATCCTCTAAACAACAATCTCTTCTCCAATTGAAAGGATGATTTTGAGGTAATTTTCCACTCATTTGTCCATAGAAAAACATCAAACTATGTTGATGAGCCTGAGCATAATCATACTGAGGCTTGTCAAGCGATGGTAAAGAAAAGGCACAAATGATTTGTAATAAAATTGTAAAAAGCTGTATCATTTTACAATTTTATTCTTGGTATTTAAATCTATTTTATTTAGTATCCACATCCATTTCTATACTGATCATTCATGGAGGACTGGGCCATTCCCTGTCTATATCTTTGCTGCTGAGCTTGTTGGGCAATCGCATATTCATAGGGATAAATATTACAGGTAGGCTCAATGTTTTGTCTGAATCCAGTAACATAACCAAATTGTCCAGTATAATCATGCACATTATCCAAAGTTGCACATCCCAAACTGGCATTTGATTCAAGCATATTCTTTTCCATACCCTTTACATAGGTTTCTTCTACTCCAGGGGCTTGATCATACAAGTCAGCCCGATAACCAGCCGTATCCAAGGTAATGTATTCAGCATATTGGGGTCTCTGATCATTTTCAACATTAATACGATCAAGGGGGCTATTACATCCTTCTCTCTTGGTATAGAAAGAATCTTCGCAAACTCTTCTTCCAGTCAAATCTCTCTGATTCCATACTGGACACATCATCAAATTTGAGTTTTCAAATCGGTCGGACTGAATGCGATTGGCATACCCCACATCTACTTTGCAGGTTCTAACTGCGGCTTCCAAACTGATATTAGACATCTTATTTATTATTAACAAAAGAAAAGATTTTTTATTTTTTTATTTATCCTATAAATTTATTACTTTTTGATCTATTCTCGTTTGCCCACAAGGGTTGTAAGTTTGTATAATGGAATCTTTCCACAACTTGTTCCAATGTAGGATTTTGATATTTAAGAGGAACAATATGATCAATTTCCCACTCTCCATAATTATCCCAGCTCATCCCTTCTTTGAATTGTTTTTCGATATGGATACGTAATTCTTCATAAGAACAACATAAATATTCTATAGATTTTCTTTCTTTTTGTTGTTGTAAGATAGTCCATGTTCGCCCTCTTACTATTTTTGCTAAATGACTTAATGGATTACATTCCTTACAAGTATGTTTTTGTCTATCATGTTCGCAAATACTTCCGCCTTTACATTGCTTACAAACACTACGAACTTTATCATGTTCGCAAATACTCGATCCACCACAAGGCTTGCATTGACTTTTTTGTCTTCCGTGTTGACAGATTTGAGAACCACCACAAAGTCTGCAATTTTCTTTTGCTTTATCGTGCTCACATAGTCCACTTCCTCCACAAAGTTTGCATCTACTCTTTCTTTTGTTGTGTTCACAAATCTGAGATCCCTTACATTCAATACAATTAGTTTTTATTCGATCATGTTCACAAACACTTTTCCCTTTACATTGAACGCATCTATATTCTCTTTTTCCATGAGGACATTGTTTTCGACTACAAGTATCACATAGACTGGTTTTTTGAACTTTAATTGGTTTCGTATTACATTTTACACACAAAATTTCGGAAACTTTCTTAAGTGTTCCGCATTGCTCGCAATTATTTTTCATATTTCCGTGCTCGCATTTTAGATTACAATTATTACACATTTTTGTTTTCTTAACATTAGCAGGTTTTAGGTTGCATTTCACACATAATTCGTCCAGTTTTTTTACTTCTCTCTTTTTATATGTTCCACAATCCTTGCAATTATTTTTCATATTATTATGTTGGCACAACTGCCTACAATAATCACACAACCCCGTTTTCTTAATCGCAATGGGTTTTTTGATACATTTTACGCATAATTCCTCAGACATTTTTAAACTTAATTTAAAGAGGTGGATTATATATATGGATTATATATGAGTTTTATATATAATTTTATACCCTTTTAAATCAGCCTGAAACGAATTAGTCCAATCGTCCAACCCAAAATATAAATATTTAGTTTAAAAGTTTTATGTTGTTGTGTAATAATGAATTGTAATACTTTTACGGATTTTTTAGAGTTGGATCAGTATCTGCTTTCCCAAGATCGTATGATTATACATCAGATTTGGTTTGGGACAATACCCAATCGAATGGCTGCGAGTCAGACTTTTAAAAAGTTGAAATCTTGTCGTGAATCTTGGAGTTTATTGAATCCCAATTTATTGCATATAATTTGGAATAAAACCCAAGTCATTGATTTAATAAAAACTTATTATTCGGAATTTTACGAGTTGTTTCATACGTATAAATATGAGATTCAAAGATGTGATTTTGCTCGTTATTGTATTCTTCATAGGTATGGGGGGATGTATGTAGATATGGATTACAAGTGTAAGAAACCCTTTGAACAAGTGTTTAGGGAATGGAATCAGCAAGATGTGTATTGCGTAGAAACTCCGAATAATATTAATGAACATACAATGGTAAGTAATTCATTAATGCTATCTTATACCAAACAGCACCTATTTTGGAAAATGTTGTTGTTAGAAATGAACAAGGCTATTGATACCCATAAAGAAACAAGCAAACATATACAAGTTATGTATACTACAGGACCAGCTATTTTATATAAAGTTTTTCATATATATAAATTTAGATACAAGTTGGGGGTATTACCTGCTAAATATTTTCATCCACTTTCTTTAAACAATCGAGAAATTGATCAAGAATCCGAGTCTGAAATTTTTGCAGTTCATATGGGATTTAGTAGTTGGTGTTCAACAGATAGTAAATTCTTAATTTTGTTGTATCAAAATTATAAAATTATTTTTTTTATTGTTTTAGTATTGGTTTTACCCCAAGTTTTGATAAAAATAATACAAACATAAAAAATTAATCCAATCCAAACTATATTTTTAAGAGGAACATTGATATGTAAGGCATACCATTCTACAAGTTGGTAGAATAGTATTTTTACAAAATAAAATTGGTCAATATTGAATAGATAATTTCCATTATTATCTGATTTGGATGCATCTTGGACAAACATTGTAGGGAATATGGCATATGCATGTTTGTTTTCCATATACATATAATCCAAGGGGACATCTATAAATTTGAGGTTGAATATTTTTTCCATGTATTTTCTGGATACAACATAGGCATGACCACATAAGGAATGCACTCTTTTGATATTTTTGATGTTGCCTTTTTGGGGGATAGGGTAAATTTTGAAATGGACAATTTGGGGAAATACACCTAAATAGAACAATTCCCAATCTTGGTTTGTTTTCATAAACTCTATGCATTCAGACAATGCTTGGACCGAAAATTGATGGATTGCAATATCATCTTCGAAAATTAAAACCTGTTGTGCTCCACTTATATAGGCTTTTTGAATAAGATGGATATGGGATTCAAAACAACCTTGGAGTCCGTTTGGATGGGGGGTGGGATGATAAAATTGTACAGGTATTCGATAATCATGAAAAAGTTTAGAAACTTTTTCATATCGATCTTTTCGGGTATTTAGGTTAATACAATAGATTTGATCAAAAAATTTCCACATTGGGATTTGTTTTAAATTGAATATCTATGTTTTAAATACAATTATATTCAAGTCATAGTATGCCAATCAGTCTGGGTTTGTGTTGTATTAATACCCAACTTCGAGCCCAAAAGCCTCCTGTATTTTGTTCGAGAAGTTGTATTCGTAAAAATTTTACAATTGAACATGCCAAAAAATTGGCTTTACAAAATGTCAAAGATATTTCTACAATGATTCAGTGGAATCAAGACAATGGGATTCGATGTTTTCGTTTGAGTAGTGATATCTTTCCTCATTTTACAGATTATGAAACTGAAAAATATTCGATTGATTTTGCAGAAACAGAACTCAAAAGGGCTGGAGAATTGGCAAATCAATACAAACATCGAATTGTTATGCACCCAGGTCAGTATAACCAAGTTGGTGCTGAATGTTTGGATGTATTTTTAAAGACCACGGAGGATCTTGTCCATCATGCTTCTATATTGGATACGATGAATATAGATGAAAATGGAGTATTAATTGTTCATGGAGGAGGGACATATAAAGACAAGCCCAAGACGATCCGAAGATGGATTGAGCAATATGATGAACTTCCCCAGTCTGTAAAAAGAAGATTAGTGCTTGAAAATTGTGAGCGCCAGTATTCTACACGAGACTGCTTGGATATAGCAGAAGAAATATCTATTCCTGTTGTTTTTGATTTTCATCATTACGAATGTTTTTCCAAAATTTATCCAGATATTGAGCAGGAATCCATCCAAGATTTACTTCCAGAAGTGATTGAAAGTTGGAAAGGGCGAACCCCCTTGATGCATATTTCTGAACAGGGTTCGGGTAGAATTGGTCATCATTCTGATTTTATTGAAGAATTACCGAAAGATTTAGTTGTGTTTATAGAATCCCATCCTGAAATTCATATTGATGTAGAAGTAGAAGCCAAAATGAAAGAGCAAGCTATATTTAAATTATATAAATTATATAATCAACAAATGTTTACGAAATAAATAAATTTTTATATTTAATAAATATGAAACTTTCTAGTATTTTTCTTTTATTTTTGAGTATATGTTCAAGTAGTTTGGGGAATATATTTTCATTGCCCCAATATGTAAATCCCACATTCAAGGAGGATATTCAGAGAACCATTGATTCCGCTTCAGATCCCAAGGTAATCCAAACATTGGAATTGATAAGAAATGCTCCTTCTGCTTTTTGGATTGATCGAAAAGAAAAAATATATGGAAAAAATACAAATTCTTTAGAAGGAATTTTAATTGATGCATCTTCTTATAATGAAAAACAGACTGCTATTTTTATATTTTATGATTTACCTAATCGAGATTGTAATGCTAAAGCCTCGAATGGTCAATTATGTTGTACATATAGAGCAGATGGAAGATGTGATTATCTGAAAAATACAGATAACTGCCAAGCGGGTTTAAATCAGTATATTAAGGAATATGTAGATCCATATGTAGATGTTATTTCCCAATATCAAGATAAAGTGAATATAGCTATTGTAATTGAACCAGATTCTTTACCTAATTTAGTTACGAATATGGGTAATCCAGCCTGTCGAAATTCAGAACGAGTATATAAAGATGGTATTAAATATGCAGTTGAGCAATTTGCCAAAAAGGCTTCCAAAGCTTGGATTTACTTGGATGCAGCCCATGGTGGATGGTTGGGTTGGAAAGACTCGAATATGATTCCATTTGTTAAAATGATTCAATCTATGGGAATTTTGCCTTATATTCGAGGATTTGCTACGAATGTAGCCAATTACCAACCCATTGGTAAAATGTGCCCCCAAGTAGATTGGTGTCTACCTCACAATAATCATTTATCCGACGAATGTTGTCAAGATCCTTGTAAATTAACTACCCAATATAATGGTTGTGTGAATGAGTTAAATTATGTTCAGTTGTTGGCTAGTTATTTTCCAGATAAAAAATTTATAATTGATACAGGTCGTAATGGAGTTCCGAATGCTAGACAGGATTGTGCCAATTGGTGTAATCCACGAGATACGGGGTTGGGTCAATATCCAACTACAGAAACTGGAAATCCTCTAATCGATGCGTATTTATGGTTAAAGACACCTGGAGAATCGGATGGTTGTACGGAGATTCTTCCAGATGGAAACAGATGTCCAAGGTTTGATAGTATGTGTGCTTCTGTTGATTCCATAGGATCTAGACCAGGAGAACCCAGAGTCCCAGAAGCTGGAGGGTGGTTTAATTATCAAATTGAGATGTATGCTAAAAATGCAAATTTGGGGAAGATTCCTATACAACCCCAGCCCAGTCGGAGCCCGAAGCCCAGTCCGAAACCGAAGCCAAGTCCGAAACCGAAGCCAAGTCCGAAACCCAGTCCTCAACCTGTTCCAAGTGATGTTCCAACTCCAAGTTCAAAACCTTTTAACACTGAATTTGCATTAAACGGAAAATGGATAGTGAAATGTTCAGAATGTGTAATCGATTCTTAAACAAACAAAACGTAAACATAAATTGTTTTGATACTAAAAAGTAAAGTATTAAAACATGTATTACATTACGAGCAGGATCGCTTAACAAACTTGGTGCAGTTTTGGTTATAGTCTGGATAAGCATTTACAATATTGAAATGGCCTCCACAAGTGCATCTTCCATCGTGGGTCAAGGCTTCATAACCAATCATATTATAGACTGGAATTGTCTGGACTGCCATAGAGGGAGTTCCAGCTGGGACAGGGGGGTGAATTCCGCTCGATCTCATTTTTTGAGCAGATTCAGAACTATTGTAATTGGACAAAGAATTGTATACACAAGAGTATTTGTTCATCTTTTTTATTATATTTATTATTTATACATTTTTTTTATAAAAATCTATTTAAATTGATTGTGTTGATTTATAAACAAATTAATTTAAACAAATTAATGGATTCAGATATTTTTGATTTATTTGACCAATTAACAGATCATACAGACGAGAAGGTTGATACAACCTTGGGTTGTGCCCATGAAAACTCGATTCAAGATAAGAATATTATTGTATGCGCGGATTGTGGCAAATGTATTCAAAAATTATACAACCAAGACAAGGATTGGAGATCCCAACAAACACGAATGAATACGGATGAAAAAAATATTTATAAAGATATTGAAAATATCCAATTTAGTGAGCATATTACCCAAATTGCAAACTCATTGTATATCCAAGTTACGAACGATAAAATATATAGGGGGAATGCTAGAAAGGGAATCATTTCGGCCTGTATATTTCATGCATTTAAAATTATTGGAAAACCCCAAATTTATAAAAAAATTATCAAACTTTTTAATATCCCTAAAAAAATAGGATTAAAAGGATTGAAATTTGTATCTATTAATGCTCCTAAACATTCGATTATATTTAAAACCCAAATTACTCCTTTGACTTATATAGAACATTATATGAGTGAATTACAAGCTTCTTTGGGTGATATTGAACGAGTGAAACAAATTTATCACGTAATTGAATCCCTAAAGAATAAAAAATTAAATCGTTCCAGGCCTCAGTCTGTTGCATCTGGGGTTGTGTATTATTGGATATTGAGCGAAGAACGTAAAATTACTCTTAAAACATTTTCTAAAATTACGGAATTGAGTGAATTGACTATAGCAAAACTGGAGAAAGATATCCGTGAATTGTTAAAATAAAAAAAATAAAATTTATATTTTATTTATAATAAAATGGCTTCGCAAAACGATAAATACTTTAATAAATCGAGAAAGTGGTTGGTGTCCCTGTTGTTGGGTCTTCTGTTTGTTATCATTGCATCTCCAATGGTCTTTTTGTTGGTTAATTCTTTGACCAAGGCTTTGGGATTTTCCATTTGTGATAAGAATGGATGTCCCAACTCTGCTGGATTAATTGTTCATGGAGTTGTATTCATGTTGTTGGTTAGAGCTTTGTTAATGATCCATTATGAATATGAAAACTAAATCCGTTTAAAGATTAACACATTCGTTTTAAAAATAAAAAATGTTTTTAAAACCGAATAAGACATTAACTTTTCGATTCCCAAGTCAATACAAACTACCTGAACAATCTCGAATTTTTGTTCGTACAACCAGTTATTCAGATGGTAATTGTTTTTTCCATAGTTTATTAAGAGCCATTGATTCTAAATATAGAAAACATACAGATTATCAAGAAGCCTTGAATCTTGTTCAAAAATTTAGGGATGATATTGCAGATTGGGTTACATTTGATAGACTTAGACAATTGGGTTCAGGGGAACAATATCGAATTTTATTTCTAAATGAACTCAACCAAATTTTTAATCAAAACTATTTTTCCGAACAGGTTGAAAAAGTGTATCAAGATATTATTCATCGTATTCTTACACCAGATATTATTGAAAAAGAAATTCTACCCCAATCTTTAAATTCCCAAGGGTCTGAAAATTTTTATGTTTGTTTTTGTAAAATTGCGTCTGAATACGTAAGAAATAAATTAAAGAATATAGATAACCGAAGATTAAACTTGATTTGTTCCAAGGTTTCTGATTATTTTATAGAATTATTTCAACAAGCCCATCACAATACCCTTGTAAATTTTAAAAATAAACTTAAAACGAATGGAGAATTTACAGATGCTCTTCAAATGGAATGTATAGCCCAATATACAGGATATAATTTTATTTTTATAAATGAAGAAAACGAAAACCACGAGATGTATTCAGGTCAAACCCATGTTGTATCTTTTGATGAGACCAAAAAGGTTTTGTTGTTTTTGTGGTTGAATGAAAATCATTTTGAAATTATTGGGGAGCTTGAACCAAATAAATTTGTATCCCGTATATTTGATCCACAAGACCAATTGATTCAAGATTTTTTTGGATATGCTACTTCAAAATCTAAATAACAAAAATTTTCATCACAATAGGGGATTCCTGTAGTAAATTCGGGAATCTTTTTTTCATCTTTGTCTATGGTTTCTATGAATTTTTGTTTGGGTTGAACTTGTTGGGAGATATTGAAAATAAATTTTTGAATTTCCTGTATCGTAATTGATCCTTTGTATTTATAGGCAGGTTCTCCATTGATATATAGAATCATATATGGAACGTATTGGATTGGGGACAGGGTTGTTCGAGACAAGTGTACAACTTTTGCATTTGTAGATACATTAATCATACCAAATGTGCAACCACGAATCAACTGGGGTAGAGATTTGATTACGGGAATAGCTTTTTGACAATGCACGCATTGGGTTGAATAAAATAAAATAAGACACATTCCTTCACTAATGTGGGAATTGAGAAGTCTTCCATTTTGGGTTTCATTCACGTAAAAATCATCACTTGTTAAAAATAATAAACCATTCATTTATTAATACAATTATAATGTCTTTAATAAACAATGGTAAAAAATACAAAGAAAAGTAAGATTGAACTCGTATCCCAAGCATATGTATTTTATTTAATGCACACCAAAAAAATAACTACCCAAGAACCAATTGTTTTAGATACAGAAACCAAACAAAGAATTTATCAATTATATAAACTTGGTTTATTACCCATCCAAATTGGTGGACTGGGTTGATGACTAGAGGGTGTGTTTGTTAGTAATTTAAAAGAGAGTATACTCTAAAAAAACGAATACTGAATAATGTCATCTGAAAACCATGAAGACCAAAAAATGGAATTATTAGCCAATTCTGTAGATATGCTTTCAAGAACTTTGTCCCAACCAGAAAGACAAGAACTTTCATCCCAAGAAACCCAACAGGCCAAACAAGCTTTATTGAAAGACAATCTATTGTTTCCTCGATCTGTAAAGTCTATCCATGATCCCGTGATTTTGGGCCAAGAGTATTGTTTATTTAGTTTTACTCCTGCCCAAGATGCAAAACCCAATCCAAATGGAATTTATGGAGTATTCAAGGTTAGGGGGGCATTTTCAAACTTGGAAGAATCCCAAGAATATGCTGAAAAATTAATTCGAAATCATGATTCCTATAATGAAATTCATACTATTCGAGTAGGGCAATGTATTCCTTTAACTAAAAAGGTTGAATTAGTTGAAGAAACCCAATTAATTGATTTGAATAACCAAATTGAAAATATTGTGTCCAAGGATGTCAAAGAAAAAAGACAACAGGAAAAAGTAGAAATGAAAACAATCCAAGAAAGGGAACAAAAATTATTACAGGAAAATAAGGAAATTTTGAATGATGAATACAAACAAGATCCCCTAGATCAGTATATTATGTTGCGTGTGAAAAAGGCACAATTAATGTGGACTTTATCTGAAAACCGAAAAAGAATTCGTGAAGAAGTTGTTCCCGCAATTAAAAAGGCAAAAGAAGAAATTGCCCAAATGAATTTGGAATATCCTGATTTTGATAAAACCTATTACCAACGCTATATTGATGCCCGTGAATCTGTGGGTATCCAAGATAAAGACAAACTCAATTACAGCTATTTTATGAAATATTTATTAGATGATAATGACGAACCTTTGGAATAATGTGAAACCCAATTTCAACATTTATAAAATAAAAAATGTTGAAATAAATGAAAATGTCAAATCAACAACCTGATGCATTCAATTATGAACCCATTGGAAACTATTGTTCCAAAAAAACATATATCCAAGAAAATATAGATTACATGTCTGTCCCCAAAAACGAAGTCTTGAACCAAGAACCCATTTTTGTAGGAAACAAGTATGATGATAATAATCTTGCAAATGTAGGTTGGGGGATTACCCACGATGAAAACTTGGGATATAGGCTCTATTTTTCAAAACAAAATATAGACTTTATTTCTGCTCAAATACGAGCACAACTTTTGAAGGCAGGATTTAATATGATTGTTACAGATGAGGTGATTACAAATGTAATGTCTGAAATTTTAAGAAAACACACTCCTTTTACAGGGGATATTTACACTCGATATATTATTCCTACGAAATCCCCCAGAAATGATTTGGATAATATGAATAACAGAGTAATTAATATTATTGTTTCCAACATTATAGATGAAGAGGATGCCCGTAAATGGAATGAATCCTTGTCTGTGTGGGCAACTGTGCTTGGAGATTTTAATCCACATCAATTACGATCTCACTCCATTATTAGGAAGAAAGATAATGACTATATGAAAGGTCAAATAAATTTTAATTATTAGAAAAGTTTATTAATTTTTCTTTTTCCAGATAAATTTCTTGCAATCGATTCGAAATCCATTTCTGTCGTGCTTTCAAAACTTCGAGTTCGTTTTCATACTCCAAAATATATTCGGGTCTCACAATCTGTCTAAATAATTCCAATTTTTTTTGAATAGGTACAATAAGTAGATTCAGATTTATTGATAATTCTTCTTCGAGCAATTTTTCTTCTCCGTAAAGATCTATTAGTTCTTGTGTATACATAAGATTATATATTTTATTTTCAAAAATTTCCAAATCAATTTTTTTATTCTACATCCCTAAAGTAGATTGCTTTAGCGTGTTGGGGGACTTGGTCTATACTTAAATTACGATATTCTACGGACAATAAACGATTCATATACTTGATCTTAAAGTCTGTTTCACATTCTTTAAACAATTTGTAGCGCTCTTCATAAGACAGATTGGGAACGACTTTAAACGTTTTCTTATCCTTGGTTTGACAAATCCAAACTAATGCATGCATATCTTTACCCTTAGTTCCACTCGTATAATCCACAACCAGAAACTCATCTGTAAAAACTTCCTTTCGTTTGAGTAAGTGTTCACTTCTTGTTCCAGTAGTAGAATGAGTAGATCCTTTATAAGGCCCATCTTGGGTTCGAATCATCATTCCCTCGTATCCTTGTTGGATGTATTTTTCATAGAAAGAATCCAATTCTTGGTGGGTTTGAACTAGTTGGGTTTCTACAACCTGTATAAGATCATTTGAGTGGATTGAATTGAGTTGAGTTAAACGATCTTTGAATGGAGTTTCATTTTCGTAAACATCATAAACATGATATTGAACTTGTTTACCATCTCTACCAAGATTTTCTTGTCGAGTATAATGATTTAAAGTTTGTAATTTAGATCCATGAATATACAATTCTCCATCTAAATACAAGTTTGGCCGAATAGAAAGAAAAGAAACCAATTCCCTTTTTATAGCATCATTAAATTCATTTGAAGGGTATTCCTTTTTCGTCCTCGTAAATAGTCGAACTTGTTTTAATTTCTGGTCAAAAAATGCAATACATCTCAATCCATCCAATTTGGGTTGAACATATACTGGAAATTTAATTTTCTGTTTATAATCTTTATAGTTTTTGGCCAACATTGGAAATATGGGTTGATTTGAAATTTTTAATCCCTTGGTTTCAAGGTCTTGGACAAATCCCTGTTCAACTTTTTTCTTATATAATGCATTACATTCAAAAATAGCTTGAGCTAAATGATTTCTGAAATTCTTTTTGTTAATGTTTTTGGGATCAGGATAAGTAGGTATCGAACGAGTGATTTTACCTGTCTGCACACCTGTAAGGGTATAATATTCAGTTATAATATCTTCGGGTAAATTGTCTATATACTCTTTTAAAATAGGAACTTGGGTTTCTTTCATTTCATCCCAATCAATTGTTTGAAATTTTTGTTGGGTATGTTTTTTAATACAACGAATTTTGAGTTGCCACATTCTTAAATGTTCGGCTTGATCTTTTCGAAAAAGAGATGGATATTCAATGCATTGGGTTTCTGGGTTAAAGTATTCCATGTATTCTATTATATAGGTAGTTAGTTAGTTTGTGATTCCAGTAGGAAAGATAATAAATAATCAATTTTTTATTTGGGTAAATACATTTTGATGCCTCTTAAAAACTTGATTATATCCCTCTTCATATCCTGTTTCATAACTGATTTTGTATCTCAGACTAAACATTCTTGCATAATCTGGAACTTCCCCCATAAAAACAATCACATCCTCTTTAGGTTCATTGTATATAGAATGATATATTGCGTTATTTGCACCTTCTTCAAAGCCTAAATCGTAAACTTCTTTTAAAATTTCAGATTCAGACTTCATCTTTGCAGTCTTTAAGTATTTACATTTTCGGAATAAAAAATGTAAATACTCAATTTAATCCCAATGCTTTTTCCTTGTCCAACCCCTGTTTATACGGGTTTATTCTTTACGTAGTTCAACAAATTATTATTACCAAGTTTTACCACGGATGGAATCCACTGCACAGAATAGTTTGGTTTTTTGGTTTCGAGAATACAATCTGCATTATGGATATTTATATTTAATATATAGTCAATAGAATTAATATCGACTTGGTAGGGTGTATATTGGGTTTGAATAAATATTCTTTTCTGATCGGATAATACGAAAATATTATCCCCCAAATAATAACTCCATTTGATTTGGGAAAATTGACCAAGGTTGTGCCTTAATTTTTTTGTAAAACGAGTATCTATTGTTCGACGAGTAAGTTCTGGAAAAAAAATATAATGAATATCTGTAATAATTTTGGGAAAATGTTCAATATATATACTATTTATACTATTTATACGAGTGTGGCTCTGTTCTAAAAGTTGGATCAACTCAAATCGTTTTAACCTTGAATAGTTGGTTAATTTTTTTTCTCTACATATTTGTTTCAATTGAGCAAGATTATAAAGATGATAATTATGACATGTATGGTCATTCATGCTTTATAATCTATTTCACGTCTTTTAAACAGGCTTGTAGGTTAACAGGCACTGAAAGCAAACTTTTTAAGGGCTTGTTGGGTTCGAGCACCACTATGCATTTTCTTATATACACCATCCCTAAATAATAAAAAGGAAGGTAATCCAGCAATTTTAAGAGATTGACCCAACCTCTGACCTAATTTTTTCTCTTCTGGATTTCCATCCACTTTAATTACAGCTACAACCAAGTCTTTGTTTTCTTTGGCCAAAGCATTCAAGACAGGGGTCATTTGTTGGCAGTATTTACAAAAATTTCCACCCACCATAACAAGCATGGGTTTGTTGTATTGAGAGTATTTCAACCGACCATCCGAATCGAAATCACTATCTTCTAAAAAAATGATTTTATCATTCAATTTGTCCATTTATTTATTTTAAAACAAAATTTTTATATACAAAAGATGGGAATTTTGTTTAAAGCGAAAACAAACGAAGCATACAATATTAAAATTATGTCTGAAATCTTACATAATACACTCAAAAATGTACCCTTATCTATTACACGAGATACAATGAGTTCAAAAGTAATTGATAATAATAAACGTTTATTAATTGATATCAACCTAAATGCAGTTCATTTCACTTCATACCAACTCAATGGTCCAGACTTGTTATTTGGAATGAATGTGGCTCATTTTTACAAGATCATTTCATCCCTAAAAAAGAAGGATACCATTACTTTTTTGGTTGAAGATCAAAGTCCAAATGAACTACAGATTATTGTTACGCCTCGTGAAAAAGATCATGTAGAAATTTCCAAAATATCGATTCAAAATATCCAATCTTTGCATATTGAAATCCCTGATACATATAAACATCCTGTTCATATTTCGAGTAGTAAATTTCAAAAAATGTGTAAAGATATGCTAAATATTGGCAAAGAAGTCCATGTATATGGAAATAGTGATTTTGCCATATTTCATTGCCAAACTCCTGGAATTTATGAAAAACAAATCTCATTCGGAGAAGAACAAACCGAACCCATTGACTTGGAATCCCCAGTAATTACACATTACTATTTTGAAACAGATCAACTTGTTCGCATATCTAAAATTGCTTCATTGTGTAATACACTCTACTTACACCTTGCAAACCATTCACCCCTGATGATTAAAACAAATGTAGGAACTTTAGGAACAATTGCCCTATATATTAAAAGTATTAAACAATAATAAAATCTTCAGGTTGGATTTCAGTCGAGTATACAATTTTTTGATACACTACATACACCATTTCTTTTTGGGTTTCCAACACTTTGGTTAAAAGTAAATCAGAAAATGTATTTTTTGTTTGGGAATCAGATGGGTTAGATTCTGTGTTTTCTTGGACAACTTCAGGTTTAAAAACAATTTTGCATTTCGTAGTTTGGGATAAATTTTGAAAATTTAAAGTGTCTTTGAATAGTTTAAATTTATCATAGTCCCCTCGGACCACTAAGCGCACACACTCATTCTCCTTTTCGTTTGATATATGAATAATATTCTCTATTTTTTCTTCTGTCAATTCTTCCAAAGAAGTATAGACATTCTTTTTTCGGGGTAGTTGTAATGGAATCTCTGTAAAATTACTTTGTATATCAATAAGCAACAACTTGGGATACCCAGTTTCTGCAAAACTATGTTGAAGACAAGCCCCTATATAAAATATGTTGGATTGGGGCTTCTGGTAATCATGAATATGACCTGAAACCACTTGTGGATATTCTTCAGGCCATTCATCCCCTTCAGATGAAACAATTGCTCCCATCTTACAGCCTTTGAATTCTTGGTGTGCAAAAATCATTCGAGCTTGGGTAGGGTCGAATCCACCTGTTTCTATGGCTTCTATAAATCTTTTTGGAGGTACATAGGGAAGAAAAAGATCCTCACCAATTTGGGTAGTCGTGTCTATAATATTGATATTTTGCTTATTCTTCAAAATATTCATCCAATGGTTTGAAGTTAAAAATTGAGAATTATTTATGTAATCATGATTTCCAACCAACACAATAACTTGGGCATATTGGCTCAAAGTTTTAAATAACTGATAGGCTCTATTCAGAGGTTGGGTATATAATTTTTCATGAAAATGCAAAACATCCCCTAAAAACACAACTTTTTGGATGCTATAGGTCTGTATGTGATCTATAATTTGCTGTTCTACAATATCTATTAAATGCAGATTTTCAAATCGGATATGAATATCCCCAATACATAATATACTCATGATCTGTTTAAGATTAACTATATATATTTATATTTTATTCATTTTTTTTGGTTTGGGTTGGAGGTTATCAATTCTCATCTACGAAAAGTTTTTTTACAAATTGATTCTTGTTGTTTATAGAATTTTCATTTCTTGTCCGAGATATTCTAATTTTCTATACACTGCCAATTGATTGACTATTTTTATTCTTTAATTAAAGTAGTCTTTTTGGATCACAATTAGTCTTTTTGGAATCAAAAGGATCGTATTGGTTTATATATACCTGATTTTGAGGCATAAAAATCACTTCAACACCCACAAATTGAAAATGTTTCAACATTTATATTTGTGTGTTGGACACCAAAAAATTTTAAAAAGTTTGGAAACGAAAATGAAAAGTATGTTTTCTAAAGTCCATCATCCACAAAAAGTTTTTTTATAAACTGATTCTTGTTCTTTATCGAATTTTCATTTTCTGAAAAACGATCATATGAATGACGATCATATTCCAAACTTGAGTATGTATTAACATTTTTGCGTAATAATGGTTCTTTAAGTAAGTTGTATGTTTTCTCGCATCCTACATCGGTTTTGACTTCTCCTGAATCTGTAAGATACTTGGCATTTAGGCGACTCGCATCGGTCATTAATACCTTGGGTTTTCCAGTGTCTGGATTCATAAGAATTTTATCCACTACCAATTTCTTAATTTTATCGATTCCTCCCTTGAATACTTCCTCAGTAAAATGCTCGTTCAAGATACTTTTTATGCTTTCTTCCGTTAGATCATATACTGCCAGTTGATTTGTAATATTTATTTTCTGATTATTTGTATTATTTGAATTATTATTGTGAATTGTATTTTGTTTGGGTTGTTTAGCGATCTCGAAGATTTGGTTATGAAATTCTTTATTTTGATTTTCAAGTTTCTCAATCTGTTTTTGTTGTTCTTTTAATTTTTCTTCATATTGTTTTTGTTGTTCTTTTAATTTTTCTTCATATTGTTTTTGTTGTTGTTCTAATTTTTCTTCATAATGTTTTTGTTGTTGGTCAAGTTGTTTTTGAATGATTTGTACATGTGATTGATATTGTTGTGTTAGAAGTACTATATCCTTTTGTTTGCATCTTTCATTATGTTGTTTTAAGTTTCTATTTTGGGTAAAAATACGCTTACAAAATTCGCATACAAAACTCATTTATTACAAATTTTATATTTTTAAATTAAGTTGCGATAAAAACGCAAAAGATACATACAAAAACGCAAAAGATACATACAAAAACGCAAAAGATACATACAAAAACGCAAAACCTGAATTCAACCTCGAATTCATAACAATATTCAAACCTATTTTTAGCCTGATGAGAAAAATACAATAAAACATAAAAAATGAAATATATTTCAATTTTCTGACCCTGTCGTTTTTAGGTTGGAAAATTTATGATTTCTAAAAATCTGTAGATCCCAGAAAAATATTTTTATAAATATTTGGTGTCCACACACACAAATATTTGTGTATGTTGGGAAAAAATCTGTAAAACTTTTAGAAATCGAGATAAATAAACAAACATAATGGTATGTCCAACATGTATTTTGCCTTTTCTATCTATGGGTGCTGGTTTAGCCTCTGGTAGTGCTGCATACAAAGCCAAAACAAAATCATTAATGATTTTAATGATAGTGGCTTCCTTGATTTTTACTGGAATTACAATCTATATATTTATTAAAAAAGATGATCTTAAACAGAACTGCGAGTCCTGTAAAATGCCTGAAGATCAAAATAAAAAATAAAATTGATCATTTAAAAATCAAAATTAGTTATTTTTAAATCTACTATCCATGATTCCCATATTTCCATATAGTTGGCATATTCACAATAATGAAATTCATGTATATGGATTCGAAGAGGACTCGTCCATTTCCCTGGTTCGAATTACGGGGTTCACTCCTTACGTATATATTAAACTTCCCAATCACATTATTTGGAATCAGGGTAAAGTATATGCCATGATCCAATTTCTAAAAAAGAACAATTCGATTTACAAGGCTATGTTGATGCATAAACGTGGATTATATTTTGCAAATGTTAAAATCGATGACTCGGGAAATTTAAAACACAATTTAAATCCATATATTTTTGTAGCTTTTAATAGTGAAAGTGATCGAAAACATTTTATATTTAATACGCGTAAAAAACAGAATATCACGGGTGTGGGTTCAATTGACTTGGAATTTTATGAACACAATGCTTCCCCAGTTTTACAATTTACATGTTTAAGAGGAATATCTACAGCAGATTGGTTTGGGGTGCAAGATATCCAAGAACCCGAAGAAAAAATATCCAGATGTAAAAATGAGTATAGTGTAGCTTGGAAATCTATTTATACACTTTCTCCAGAGCAAATTCCAGACCAAGTTCCAGACCCCTTGATTTTGTCTTATGATATAGAGTGTAATTTTCATGATCCCACTAAATTTTCAGATGGTTCACATATTAAGGATGTTGTATTTCAAATTTCATGTGTATTTGGTCGTCAAACCCAACCTAAAGAAAAATGGGAGAAATATTTATTAACATTGGGGAATCCCAGTTCCAAATATTTAGAAGATACCCAAGTTTTGTCTTACAATAAGGAATTTAAATTATTGTTGGGATTTTGTGATTTAATTGTTAAAAAATCTCCTCAAATTTTGATTGGATACAACATTTTCAAGTTTGATATTCCTTTCTTGTATAAGAGGGCCATAAACTTGCGAATCCAAGATGATTTTGTCAGGCATGGTTATACCCGAGAAAGATGCAAATTGGAAACTATTCGATGGTCGAGTTCGGCGTATAGTAACCAAGAGATGAATTTTTTTGATCTCAAGGGTAGATTAACCATTGATGTTTTAACTCTTATTCAGAGGGATTTCAATTTGGAAAGTTATAAGTTGGATGCTGTAGCCGAGAAATTTTTAAATTCCAAGAAAGATCCCTTAAATCATTTGGATATTTTCATGTGTTATAAAAGGGGAATGAAAGAGACTGAGGAATTTGGAGTTTCAGATGCATTAAGTATGGTTGGAAAATATTGTGTAAAAGATTCAGTGTTGGTTTTAGAGTTGTTTCAAAAATTCCAGTATTGGTATTCGCTTACAGAAATGGCTAAAATTTGTCAAGTTCCACATGCTCATTTGTATTTACATGGACAACAACTCAAAGTATTTAGTCAGGTTTATAAATATTGTTTTAATAATAATATTGTGGTGGAATCGGGTAGGTTTAAATCTTCCGAAGATGAATATTGTGCTGGTGCATTTGTTTTGAGTCCAACTCCTGGTCTTTATGAAAATGTAGTGAGTTTAGATTTTAGTTCGATGTATCCTTCTATTATTATTAGTCATAACATTGATTTTACAACTTTGGTTGAAGAAGATTCCAAAATCCCGGAACATTATTGTCAAACAATTGAATGGGAAGAACACATTAATTGTAAATGTTCAAATGCTACAATTTCCAAAGATAGCAAAGATATTCGATGTAAAAAGTATAAATACAAGTGGCTAAAGGATATTCCAGGGGTTTTACCTGTTATTATTCGGGATTTGTTGGAAGCAAGAAAACAAGTTCGTAAAAGAATGAAAGACTTGGATTCCAATTCTTTGGAATATAAAATCCTAAATAATCGTCAGTTGGCTTATAAAGTGAGTGGAAATTCAATGTATGGTGCTCTATCTGCAAGAAAAGGGTATTTGCCTTTCCTTCCGGCTGGAATGTGTGTTACTGCAGTAGGTAGACAATCGATTGAAAAGGTGTGTAATGTTATTCAAACGGATTATAGGGGGCAGGTTATTTATGGTGATACAGATTCCAATTACGTGGTTTTTAAGCATTTGAATACTTTGAAGGAGATTTGGGAATATTCAGAGTATGTTGCAGAGCAAGTTAGTAAATTATTTCCAGATCCCATGAGATTGGAATTTGAAAATAATATTTATGCTCGTTATTTGATTTTGTCTAAGAAAAGATATTTGTATTATACGATTGATTTGGATGGGAATATGTCTAAAAAAATAGAAAATAAGGGTGTGTTATTGAAGAGGAGAGACAATTCAAGAGTTGTTCGAGATATATATGAAGACTTGGTTCGCATGGTTTTAAACCAAGAAAATGAATCCGTTATACTTGAAAAATTGTTGTTTAATATTTCATTATTGGTCCAATGTGTTCCTGATACAGATTATTATTCTATTTCCAAATCTGTAAAAGATATTGAATATTTTAATATTTCCTATAGAGATTCGAAAACAATCCAATACGGAGATTATGTTGTTCCTAAATTAAAAGAAGATTCTGATCAAAGACAAAAGCAACTTGAAGATAAAGGTGCTAAGAGTGAGACTGAATTTTATCAGTCTCATTTACCTGGTCCAGTGCAATTGGCTTTGAGAGTTCGTAAAAGAGGGCAACATATATCATCTGGTTCAAGAATTTCTTATATCATAACAAAAAGAGCCGAACATAAAGCAAATGCATCTGAAAAAATGGAGGAACTTGAATACTTTAAAATGTATATGAAAAAGGATATGGTTGATTCATTATATTATTTGCATTTATTAATTAATCCAATTGAAGAAGTGTTGGTGGTTATGTATGGATCAAAATATAAGAATTTCATAAAGGATATGTATAAGAACAGGCTTAAATACGAATTAGTAATGAATCGTTTAAAAAGTTTAATGACAAAGATTGAATTTGTAGAATAAAAAATATAAAAACTTTTTGTTTAAATAAAATAAATGCTTAGGAAAAAAAGTAGATCGAGAAGTCCGTATAAACGACAAAGTTTGAAAAGAAAATCCAAGTCTAGATCCAGGTCCAAGGTTCGAATCCCTGTTAAGAAGTCTGGTGAATTAACAGCTTATGGGTATGATGTCCATACCTCGGCTGCTTCAAGACGAGCAGCCCTTACGAAGGCAGTTAAAAAATATGGTGCATTATCTGTTTTTAGGAAGATAAATGTGCTCTATATTTTTAATTATCGAAGACATCCTGATTTGGCCAAGAAATTTAAAGCTGATCGAGATTGGATAGGAAAAAATTATATCTAGATTGATTATTAGTTTGATTTTTAAAATAATGAATTATTTTAAAATAAAATGAATTAATTTAAATTTTGATACTCATACTATAAACCCAATGGAACAAACCCAATCAACCCAATCAACCCACTATACCCAAGAAAGTCTCTCTAAACTTAAACTTGCAGAATTAAAAACAATTTGTAAAGATAAAAAACTGGCTGTATCTGGGACAAAAGCGGAACTTACATCTCGTATTTTAGGTTTGGATGCGCCCCAAAACGCAGCTCCCAAACCTGCAAAAACCACTACAAAAAAACAGAAAATAACAAACGAACTACAGAAACCCGTGTTTAGTCATCTTGCTAAACAGGCTCAACATTTTGTAATCAAAAGGAATATACATGGGAATTTCGAGCACTTAGAAACCCATCTTGTTTTTTCATTGGATAAAAAAGTGATTGGAGTTCAAGAAGAATCGGGCCAAATTAGGGAATTGAATGTTTCAGACTTGGAAAATGTGAATAGATATCATTTTGAGTTGGACAAAAATGTGCGTATAAATGAAGTGGAAACTACTGGAGACACCCTATCAAATACGGAGGAGAAGGACAACAAGCGCTTTGAAGAATTAGTTTCAATTATTCAATAACTCAATAAACAACCATTTTAAACATAAATATTCTACCTTTAAAAGATGAATACTTCTGAAGATAAACGTGAGAATAAAAGAAAAGTTTTAATAGACAAGGAAGAGTATTGGGTAAACCCAAATGAGTTTGTGCGAATTCCAGACGAGCAATATTGCAACTTGGAAATTCTTTCAGACATAGAATATGTGGAAAGAATTGTTGCTCTGTTGAAAGATTTAGCTAGTATATTTTCGTTTGGAATTGAAATGGATTCACAAACCCAAGAATCTTTTGGGGGTTATTTTACAAAGAATCTTCAAGAATACATGGGTTTAGAAAAAAAACAAATTTATTTTTCGCAATTTGGAGCACCTACCCTAGAACAGGCTAAAACTTTTGTTTTATGCCCGCAATCGATCCCAGGTACTAAAAATTTAAATTGGAAAATTGATCACAGGTCATTATTTTTAAATATTGCTTCAAACCAATTCAGTGTATTCAAGAAACATTTCCATTGGTATATTAAATCCAATCAACAATTGGATTATAATAATCTCTTACATTTAACCATGATTGTAAAGAATGCTGGAAATTCCTTTAGGGAAGTTTTGGAAAGTTATATTCCTATTATAGATCGATGGACTATTTTAGACACAGGATCTACAGACAATACAATCCAAAATATTAAGGATATTCTTGTGCCTAAAGTGAGAGGAGAGTTGTATCAAGAACCATTTATTAACTTTAGGGAATCCAGAAATCGTTGTTTAGATTTGGCTGGAAAATCATGTAAATTTATTATTATGTTGGATGATACGTATATAGTAAAAAATGATATTCGTGGATTCCTAACCCATGTGAGGGGGGATCAATTTTCGGAATCATTTGCTATAACTATAAAGAGTAGGGATGTAGAATATGGTTCAAATCGAATTATAAAAAGTGTGTATAATCTTAGGTATATTTTTAAGATTCATGAAGTTGTGCAGCCCAATGTCACTGTGATGATTCCAATTGATCAATACCAAGTATATATTTATGATGTAGTGACCCCATATATGGATCAGAGAACCATAGAACGTAAAAAAATGGATTTGAAATTACTTCAAGAGTCCGTAGAAGAAGATCCAGAAGAACCGAGGCATTTGTATTATATTGCCCAAACTTATGTGGGGATGAAAGATGATGAAAATGCTTATAAATATTTTCTACGCAGAGTATTTCATACAGAAGGGGGATTTGACCAAGAAAAATATGATGCAGGATTTGAAGCTGCGCGAATTGCTCATTTCAGGTTGAAAAAACCTTGGGATGAATTTGAATTCCTGTATCGAATGATTGAAAAAATAGATCCCAAAAGACCTGAACCTTGGTATTTTAGGGGAGTACATTATTTGTTAAAGGGTGAATTTCCTGAATCTTTTTCCTATATGCGCAAAGCCTTTGAAATTGGATTCCCCGAATATGCCCAATATTCCCTAAAACCTTCTTTGAGTTATTATTTTTGTCCAAAGATTCTGGCCCAAAATTTATGTTATCCCCTAAAAGAATTTGAATTGGGTAAAAAGGCATGTGAGTTATTTTTAACTGCAAACTATCCAATTACCGAAGAAACTCCAGACGAAAGGCGTATTATGGGTGATTGGTATCGTATTTATGACAAGTTGTGTCAGTTGCCTAAATTACCCAAAGTATCAGATGTAAAAGTTTCTTCCAAACCCTATTTAACTATTGTTGCGGATGGAAATTGGAAAGAATGGTCTGGGGAAACTATAGAAAAAGAGGGACTGGGCGGTTCAGAAACCCATACCATTGAATTGGCTTCTGTTATCCAAGAATCCGGTTTATATAATGTAATTGTATTTTGTAATTGTTTAAATGAATCCTATTGGAAAAATGTATGTTATAAACCTATTCGTGAGTATTTTGATTTTATATGTGTAAATTACGTACATACAAGTATAATTAGTCGTTATTCAGAGTATATTCCAGCCACGATTCATTCAAACGTGGATAATATTATTGTAGTTGTCCATGACATTCATTTAACAGGCCAAATCATCCCTATTCACCCCAAAATCAAACAAATCATATGTTTAACCGAATGGCATCGAAAGAAAATTATCCAAGGATTTCCCGAATTCAAGGATTTATGCGTAGTTTGTCATCATGGAATTTATACCCAAAATTTTGATTTAACTAAACGTAGCTTGGGTTCAAGAAGACCTAACTTTATATATTCTTCTTTTCCAAATCGAGGCTTGTATATTTTATTAGAAATGTGGACAAATATATTACTTTTATTTCCAAATGCGGTATTAAACTTGTATGTAGATTTGGACCACCAATGGTTTTCAGAACATTTTCCAGAGATGAAAGAACGAATCCAAACTCTCCTCAAACCTTTCTTAAATAAAAGTGTATTTTACCATGGTTGGGTAAATAAAGAAACTTTAAACCAAGCTTGGGTAGATGCAGACATTTGGTTATATCCCTGTATTTGGGAAGAAACATTTTGTCTTACAGCTTTGGAGGCTGCAGCTTCTAAAACATTGGCTATTACGACTGATTTAGCGGCTTTGACTGAAACTGTGGGGGATAGGGGAATTGTGGTATCCGGAGATCCAACCCAAGATGAATGGAAAAAACAAGCCCTTCTTGATTTAATTAAAGTATTGAATAACCCAACTTATTACACAGATTTGGTTGAAAAGAATTACAAGTGGGCTGTTGAACATCATTGGAAAAATATTCCAATTTTTAATTATATCCAAAATACTTGGGAATATAGGCAGTTATTCAATTGGACCTGTGATTATCCAAAAGGAAGTAAATCCCTATTGACTCAGATTTTATATAAAACATTGCCTCAACCCAAAAGACTAAATAGATTAGACATATTAGACATTAAATCCCACACAGGTACTTGCGCATTGGGATTTAAAACATTATTTCCAGATTGTTCATTAACCCTATTTGACCATTTCAATCGGTCTATTTTTAAATCTTTTGAAAATAACTTCAAAAATGTCCCAACAGATACTTTTAGATATTTTAAACTCGAAAATCCCATTATTCAATTACAAGAAGAATTTGATTTGGTTCATGTGAATGGAATAGATTGGGAAAAATCCAGTAGTATGTTTGAATTCTTTTCTATATTGGTTTCTGCTTGGAATGTTTTGAAAAAGGAAGGATTGTTTATTCTTTTTGTCAATAAAGATAATGTGGATTGTTTGGAAGAATTTTTTGGTCGAGTGGTTAAACCCACTGGATATGTTCTTTATGGGGCTCATTTGAAAGATATTCAAGATTCTCCAACTTATATTATCCTTAAAAAACAATTTTCCCAAACCAATTTTGCATATCCCATTTATGAAATAATGTAAACTAAAAAAATTCAAGTTAAATGTTTTGTTATTGTATAATAATCACAAAATACCAAAAAAATGTGTGGAATATTTTTCTCAAATTGTCTTTCCGAATATGAATCGTTTTACACCCTAAAACATAGAGGTCCAGATATTTCTGTTTATACCCAAGAAGATTCATATGGGAGTTCATTTACTTTTGGCTTCCATAGACTCGCTATTATTGATACAAAAACAGATATTACTCAACCCTTTTTCTATAAAGATCTTGTAGTATTATGTAATGGAGAAATTTACAATTGGAAAGAACTTTACAACGAATACCATTTGTCCCGAACAGATACCCTACCTACAGATTGTGGGATTATCCCCTTATTGTATGAATATTTTAAGAAAGATTTTAAAAAAATGGTAAGCAGTTTAGAAGGTGAATTCGCTATTGTTCTATATGATAAAACCACTCGTAAAGTCTATGCATCCAGGGATTTTATGGGTATCCGACCCCTGTATTATACTACTCACGAAAATAATGTATGGATTGCTTCAGAAATGAAAGCACTACCCCCAACACATAAATTTTTTCATATTAAACCCAGAACTATATACACATTTGATTTAGTTGATTTTTCATTTACAAAAATACCCTATTGGACTTTTCCCAAATCCCTAGCCTATATGGAATATACGTTTTCAAATATTCCTTCTTTAGATTGGATTACAAATAAAATCTACGAATGTTTGGAACATTCAGTTTTCCAAAGACTTCATACAGATCAACCTATAGGTTGTTTATTATCAGGGGGTATAGATTCGAGTATTATTGCAGCTATTGCTTCTCGATTTCGACCCAATATTCGTTGTTTTACAATCGGAGTTCGTGGAAGTCCAGATGTGGAAGCTGCCCAAAAAGTAGCAAATTTTTTAAATGTTCCACTTACAATTGTTGATTTTTCTATAGAAGAAGGAATTGCTTCTATTATCCCGGTTATCTATCATCTTGAAACTTATGATATTACAACTATTCGTGCATCTATTCCCCAATATCTACTTGCGAAATGGATTCGTAAAAATACAGATATCAAGGTCTTATTATCTGGAGAAGGATCGGATGAATTATTTTCAGGCTATATTTATTCTAAACTTGCTCCCAACGTAGATGAACTATTCAAGGATGGTATAAGGTTATTAAAACATTTATATCAATATGATTGTTTGAGGACGGATCGGGCTTTGTCTGCTTGGGGAATAGAAGTTCGAGTTCCCTTTTTGAATAAAGATTTGGTAGAGTTTGTATTACTTCTTGACCCTGAATATAGATTGTGTTCAAAAGAGAATTTTAAATCATTGAATCGAAGCCTTGAAAAAGGATTACTTCGACATATGATTGAAAAGTTTAAACTTTTACCTGAAGAAATTGCCAAAAGACCTAAAGAAGCTTTTTCAGATGCAGTTTCTGCATCAGGACAAGTTTCTTGGTATCAATCTATTCAAAAATGGATTGAACCCTACGTATTTGAATGTACGGAGCCCCTGAAACACAATCCCCCACTGACCAATGAATCTAAATATTACAGAGAAGTATTTCATGTTTTATTTCCCAACCAAAGCCATATTCTACCTGAATATTGGTTGCCTCGCTGGACTACCCAAACTGACCCATCTGCTACAACCTTGGAATGCTACGAAAAAAACTAAAATCTTCTATTCTCACTTATAATAAATATAATGTCTAAAATTGAAATAATTGAACCTGAAGAATTGTCTAGGATTTTTGAAGAACCCACTATTAAAGCAGATCTCGTAGCAGAAGAGGTTGCAAAGGCCCAAGTGAATGATTTAACTTCAAAAACTTCCCAAGCCGCTTTTGACCGAGCTATTGATATTCAGGAAGCGGCCTCAAGAAAAGTACTTTCAGGAATATCCGAGGAACTTAAAATTAATGGCAATGATATTTCTATTGCTGTAACTGATCTGGAAGTGAATAACATTCCAGAAGCACAACTTGCACAAACTAATCCAACTGCATATAATTCTTTTAAAAATTTAGTTGAAAGAACTTGTCAAACCATTGAAGATATTATAAAAAGAAGAACAAACACAAAAGTAGAAACTTTAATTGATGAAAACAACAAAGCAGCCGAAGAATACTATAAAGATCCCACAAATGCTGTAAAAAAGAATGCGTTCAAAACAACCCAAGATGCTTTAAGAAAAGCTTTATTAGAACAACCTGACCAAGATGTTAAAAAATTACAAGATGAAGTAGAAAAATCTAAAAAAGGGAATTGGAAGAAATGGTCAGAAACGATTATACGTGCTTTAAAAGTGGTAGGAATTGCTCTTTCAATATATTTTGTTGGAAAAGCCCTAGTTGATGCTGAAACAGGTTGTTATATGTATAAAATGGATTCAAATGGGACTTTGACCAGTACTAAAATACCTTGTCCGATTGACAAGGATGATGCTCCAAATTGTAGATGTGGGGTAAAAGACGAAACCTGTGCTTCAAATACAAAACTTCCCTATTGTTGTAATGCAGGTTCTATAGCATATAATAAGCCATGTAAAGGAGAAGCTGGAAAACCAGATTCTATTTACTATGGTTGGAAACAACAAACTTTTGCAGGATTCGTGAATGATCTTTTAAAGGGTATAAATGATGCACTAAAAAATTTACCCCAAGAATTGGGTAATCTATTTGGGGGAATTTGGAAAATTTTAAAATACGTATTGATTGGAATTTTAGTAATTGTTGGACTAGTTGTTTTAATATATATACTTAGATTTCTTTTTTCGCTTTTTGGTTCGTCATCAGATAAAAGATAAAAATAAATAGGTAAATAAAATAACAATGTCTTGGACAGGATTAGGAGTAGGAATAGCCAGTTTGCTTGGTTTTGGGGAGGATGTAAATCCCATCCAAAAAAAAAGAAAAGAATTGGCAGATATACAAAGCAAACTTAGAGCAACAATTGATCAAAATAACATTGCGGCTTTGTCTGCAACCACCCAAAACTTGAAAAATTTATTCACCTATATAGGAACTACGGAAGCATCGATTCGAAATTTTATTGAGTATAATGATGAACTCTTATGGGAGTCCATTGCCCAAGAAAATTTATTTATTCTTATTTTAACTATTGTTATAATAATCCTTGTAATTTATAATTTAATCCGTTAAATAAAAAATTAAACAATGGCCATTTCAGCAATATTTGCAGCCATAGCGCTTACCCAAATGGCAGTAGTTGTGGGTAAAAGCACTTTGTCATACAACCAAGATGAAGATGATGTTAACAATCAAATTGCACAAGCCCAAACTGAATTGCAAAAATTTCAAAATGAATATGATAAAATTTTAAAAACAAATGCTGAGTTCAGCACAGAAGTCCAACAAAAAATGACTGAAAATTTAGAAAAAATTCTTCAATTACAATCCAATTTAAAAATTGTAAAAGAAAATTCAATTATTCGCTACCGATCCATTCAATTGGCTGGAATAATTTTTATAGTTGTTATTTCCATGTTGTTCATCTTGAAAGGTTTTGGATTTTTAAATGATATAGAACAAGCCATATTGGGGTTTTTTAAAGGTAAAAAGAAACCTTGATTAGTTATCTTCTTTTTTTCCACCAAAATAAGGCTTTGCATACCCCATTTGAATCAACTTGTCATTTATACATTCTTGGGTATCCAATGTATATAATTTTGCCAAGGGTCGACCATACTTGTCATATTTCATGAAAACTATTTTTATTAATTTATTTAGAACAATGGATTCTAAATAATTTTTAGCAATCTGTCCTTTACCATCTGGGGTTTTTAATTCAGGGGTATCCAATCCATCTAAACGAATTTTAATTTTGTATAGTATATCATGAATTGGAAAAACAACCCAAATTGTATCTCCATCATAAACACGAACAACTTTCGATATACCAGTTAATCCCTCCAAAGAAAAGATAGGAACGGAATCATATGTAGCTTCTTGTAGGTTTTGTGGAATAATCATATTTTATTTATACTATTTTTCCCAATTCTCCATTTTTAGGAATATCAAAAGGATATGAATTGGGTAAAATCAATGCTTGGGTGGTTAGAATAAAATCTATATTTACTCCTGGGAATCGAAGTTCGATTAAACCAGCTACAAAGCCTTTTTCAGGTAAATGTAATGAAACATTATGCTCCAATCTGTTTTCAAGTTTTTTATAAGACCACAACACAGGTTGGATGCAATATTCTCCTACCCTTAAAAATGAACAATTTACAGGAGAAACAACCAATCTAAAATCCCTATTGTGGATTGCTGTAGCTTGTCTGAGATAGGCTTGTATAGGTTTGTCTTTTAGATTTAATATTATATTTTGGGATTGCATTTTCCAATTTACGATAGGAATAGGATGATTCGATAAAATAGCATCATAAAATCCAGATACCCCCTCAATTGTAGTTAATATTCCTGTATCTAAAGTGTGTTCTGCATTAGGGATAAGTAATCTCCAAATCTTTTCTGGATTAAATTTGTCCCACCATAAATGATCATCTGAAAGTAAAAAGAATTCATCCCCTGTTGTCCCTACTACAAGCTTGGGTATATCATCCAGATATGGAATATATGTTGCAGGATCAATAACCTGCGCCAAACGAGCCATCAAAGGAGTATTCACATATTCAGTCAATCCCAATTGATAATAATCTTCAAACGCAAATGACCATCCACCCAAGCTACGATAATGATTCACCAAATTTTCCTGAAGATAAAATAAATCCATTACAACTGGAATAATAGCCTTTACACGAGTATCTACAGCCCCAACCAACCATGTTGTCCAACCTCTTTTAGAAGCCCCTGCGACCACGAATTCTTTAAGTTGTGCAAATCCTTCATTTTCACAAAAATGTTGTAGAGTATCCATCCCTCTGACTCCAGCTTTGGTCATGGGTAAATGGGACAATACCTCACTTCTTGATGTGTTTTTAAAGAATTCAAACCATGTATAACCCACTACCGCATCTTCATGTCTTTGCTTCTGGTTGGGATCTGTATAGAATACCATGGGTTGGTTGGGAATTTGAAACATTGCAGCTGTGATCGAGTGAGTCCTTAAAGCCATTGTATAGGTTAGAACAATATCTTCTCGATCTTCTTTGATAATATCTTGGGGAACATTGTCTCCACCCGTAAGATACAACAAGGCTTGATCCTTTACCCTCAAATCATCTGGGATAATGACAACCATAGTGTGAGTCCATTTAGAAATCGATACTTCTGGGGTGGAACGCCAAGTTTGGGAAGTAATATTTAACACATATCCCAACCAATTCCCAGATAATTTATTCAAATTTAATATTTCACCTGTATGGAAATATTCAAAACTCGAATCAGGGGTAGAAACAAAATCAAACAACTCTAATGAATCCAAGGGTGGTTTTATGGGTTTTACGAAATTGTTGGGAGTGAATTGAATACAATGAATACTCTGCGCAAAAATAAGAGATAAAAAAGGTATGATTCGAAACATTTTGTAGGAAATTGTATCTTTTTAAAAGAAGTTTTTCAATCCATAATAAAAATAAATAAAGATTTTGATTATGCTTGAAATATAAAGCTCTAAAATATTTTATTGTGATCCCATTTGACCTTTCCATACATAAGCAATTACACTCCCATCTTCTCGAAAGACAGGAGTTAGGTCATTTGTTTTGGAACTTGATTTCCTACGCACAGGAACTCCAAACATTCCAGGTTTATCAAAAGGTTGCCATCCACCATATGTAAATTCTCTTATATTATTTGTCACATCACGCAATCCTTTTCTATTCAGCATAACCATCGCTCTACCTATCATTTCAGTCTTTTTAGGGTCATCAGTACGATAAGCCCTGTTATATATGGTTTTCCTACTGCTACTTTTCCTACTGCTACTTTTCCTACTGCTACTTTTCCTACTGCTACTTTTCCTACTGCTACTTTTCCTACTGCTACTTTTCCTACTGCTACTTTTCCTATTGCTACTTTTCCTACTGCTACTTTTCCTACTGCTACTTTTCCTACTGCTACTTTTCCTACTGCTACTTTTCCTACTGACCATTATGTTTATTTATTTTATAGAATAAAAAATTAAAAATGAATAGAGATTTTATTAGAACAATGCTTGGTTCATTAAACACCAAAAATCAATTAAAAATACTTGAAACATAAAGTAAACACATGATCATCGAAGGAAAAAATGCAAACTCCTTAAACATAATGTCATCCCAAGAATTCCAAAATCCGCAAAAACACGATACCCATGATATCCAAGAGTTGAAAAAACAACTTGAAATTTTACAAAAACAACTTGCCCAATTACAATCCCAAATTTCGGAAATAACCCAAACTACGGATAGAATATTTTATAGGGATTGGAGTGTATTTTATACTTAAAGAATTTTATTTATAAACAATGTGTAAATAAAATTTTTTTATTATTTTCTCAATACATGACTAATTTCATCCAATTTCCCTTCCTGCTTTTTTAGGATTAGATCTATTACTTCCCCCTTTCTATACTTTACCATATTCTTTAATTGTTTAGAAGTTCCGATTCTTCGGACATTTTCTCTGGATAACATGTTTAATTCTTCCAAAGTATACACTCGATCTTCGGGGGTAAATGGAAGTAATTTTCGTTTTGTGGGTTTTTGTAATACATCCTTTACTATTTCCCTAACTGGATTTACCTTTTGAACACTACTGGTGGTTGAAGCATTGTCTTCACTTTCTGATTCTTCTTGTTGTGTAGTTTGTTTGGGTTCATAATCTGTTGGTTTATCTTCAGGTTCTTTTTCAGGGGTTTCAACCAACTTTTCTTCAGGTTCTTTTTCAAGGGTTTCCACCAATTCCTCTTCAGGTTCTTTTTCAGGGGTTTCAACCAACTTTTCTTCAGGTTCTTTTTCAAGGGTTTCCACCAATTCCTCTTCAGGTTCTGAATCAGATTCCTCAGGTTCTTTTTCAGGGGTTTCCTCCAATTCCTCTTCAGGTTCTGAATCAGGGGTTTCCTCCAACTTTTCTTCAGGTTCTGAATCAGATTCCTCAGGTTCTGAATCAGGGGTTTCCTCCAACTTTTCTTGTTCGTTATTTTCTTCTACAATTATAGATTCTTTTGGTTCTTTTTCCTCCGTGGGTTCTACAAGTTCAACCTCATCTTCCACAATCTCATCTTCAGGTTCAGCAGTTTTAATTTCTTGGAGTCTAATTAATGTAGAATATTCTACATAACATTCCAAAAGTTCAAAATAATGTTCTACAAAATTATCCTTTTCAACTATAAAAATACTAAATGGAAAAATTTTTCGAAAAATATGCTCAATATCATAGAGCATATTGGGATTACCCCTGAGCTGGTCGATCATATCATAAATTTCATGAATTTGGGTATGTTCTTTATTGAGTTGGTATTCTACAAAATGCTGCTGAAGACTGAGGATCAACTGCTTGGTTGCAAAGTTGATATAATCATCAATTGTCCGAAAAGATTTCTTAAAAGATAGGTCAATTTTGGTATCAATAAGTTCATATTTACCATATAATAAAATCTCTAAAAGAAAATTGGATACAAAATTAAATACATTCAAGTATAATTTATGTTCGACTATGTGAAGTTGAGTCATTTTCTATAACCCACATTTTTTTTAAATTCGAATAATTTGTTGGAATGTTCCTTCTACGACTTGATGGGCAATCAAAATAACTTTGGGAATATTCAACTTTTTGATTTGTTCAATTACAATTTCAGTCAATTCTGTATCCAAGTTTGCTGTGCATTCATCTAATAATACCAATCTGGATTCTGTAATACTTGCAAATGCTAATGTAAAGGCTAAATTTAAACGAGCAAGTTCTCCTCCACTTAGGATACTAATATCTGTGCACATATTTTTGTAATAGACTTGGAGTTGGATTTGAAGTTTTTCATTATGGGTTGAAGTTTTTTTAGTGGTTTTAAGTTCAATTACAATCGGTTCTGTAAATATTTCACTTATGATTTGATTCACCAATTCGCAAACACGTGCAATTTCCTGGTCAATAATATCAGATTCGGTTTTTGCAATAATATTTTTAAATTCAACCAATGCATCTAACTGGCTTTCTATTTTTTTTAGTTCTTGGTTGAATTGATTATATTGGTCAAGATATTGGATATATTGATCATATTTTTCTTTTTTGATTTGATAAATTTCAATTTCATTTTGGTTTTCCAATTCAGAAAGTAAAAAGTCTTTTTCTTGTTTGATTTCAATTTCGTTTGTATCAACCATTGGTTCATATTTTTCCAAGTCCTTTTCAATCATTTTCAATACAGAGTGAATATGTTGTCTTTTTTTCAATTGTTCCAACATTAAGGGTAATATTTGAACATCCAGTCGGGGATCAAGTTTTGATTCAATGTCCTTCCATCGCATAGACCACCACTCATATTTCTTTTCCAACTCTGTTTGTTGTTGGATATACTCTTGAATCCATTTTAGATCATTCTCTAATTGATCTATATCTTCTTCTGTATTTACTTGTTCTTCAACTTCGAGAATGGCCTGTTTATGTCTTTCTAATTCTATAATTTGGGGCTGTATAGAGTTGATTTTTTGTTCAATTCTTTTCAATAACTCTTTCTTTTTTTCATGTCCAACCACTTTTTTGGGGGTGTGTTCGGATTCACATAAATTAATTAGATTATTATTGAGCAGACATACTTTTTGTGCGCAACTTGGACAATTATAAATCCCTTCTATAGATGCGTGGATTTCTTCTTGTTGTTTTTTGAGTTGGTTTAGCATGTCTTCATAGGGAATAAGATTTTGGATTTTAGTTTCAAGTTGTTTATACTCTCGTAAAAGTTTAATGTCTTTTGTATAATCTGTTTGTAATTCATCTGTTTCAATTTTGGAGTATTTTTCCCAAGGTTTGGGGTAATTTTTTTCTTTAATGATTTTATACTCGTTATATAAGGTTAATTGTTGATTGAGAAAGTTTTCTTCATAATCTTCATGTTCACGTTGTAGTTGTTGTATCTGTAAAAGTTCAAGTTGTTTTTGCTTGTGCATATTTTGTAAATTTTGGAATTGTTCAAGTTGTTTTTGCTTGTGATCTAATTCTTCTAGTCTTTTTAGTATACTTGAACGAGTAAGAGATATATTGGGTTTTATGGGAGGATCGATTGGATTTTGAATCCAATGTTCTAAAACCTGTATTTTACCTTTTAGGGTAATAGATTCTTCCTGTTTTGATTTAATTTGTATTCCACATTCTTTTTTCAATAATTCAGGAGGGTGTTCGGTTTCCGTAAAGCATAATTTTTCAAGAATTTCTAATTTTTCAGAAGGAGATAAATATAAAAATGTTTTTTGATATTGTTGTTGAATATAACTTGTAAACTCATAATACCTCCCAAAAATACGATAGACTAACTCTTGGGCAACTTCATCTTCTACTATAGAATGGTTTTGGGTAACAACAAGTCGATTGGGTCTTTTTGTTCTTTTGAATGTGTAGTCTAACAATTCCAGAGAAACTGCACAAGAATCGCAACCATCTGTGATTGTTTTCGACGGACTTGAACCCGTAATCACGAAAAAAATAGCCATTAATAATGTGCTTTTTCCTGCACCAGAAGAACCTGATATAAGAGTAATTCCATCTGAATCAAAATTCCATTTATGAACACCCTTATAACATCTAAAATTTTCAAGAGTAAGTATCATGTTTATCGTGTTTTATTTATTATTTTGCTCACAAGTTCATAAATCAATTTAAAACCAAGTTTGACCCTAAAAATAGTTTAAAGGCTTGAAATATATAGAGAAAATGAGCACTGAAGGAGTTAAGAAGTCTTCTAAAAAGACTACCCAAAAAGTTGTAAAGAATGTCGAAGAACCTGTTGTTGTTGAACCCGAGTTGGCCAAGAAGGAGAAAAAGGTTAGAAAGTCTGCTAAGGCTGTTGCTGTCGAACCAGAACCTGAAGTTCAAGTAGTTGAACCTGAACAGCCAGCTGCTGAAGTCGAGGCCGACCAGCCAGCTGCTGAAGGTGAATCGGATGAAAAGTTGAGCCGTAAAAAGAAGAACCATCACCAGTTGTTGGTTGAATTGGACTCCTTGTCTAATATGGTGGAACAATATGTGGAAAATCACAAGGACTTAAAGGTTCAGGGTTTGTCCAAGTTGTTGAAAGATTTGGAAAAGGGATTGAAAAAGGCTAAGAATAAGGCCCAGAAGTTGGGAAAAAGTCGAGGTAATTCCCAGCCCAGTGGAAATCAATCTGGTTTCCAGAAGCCTGTTCATATTAGTGCAGAAGTTGCAGCATTTACGGGTTGGAATGTGGACGAGCCAAGAGCTCGAGTGGATGTGACCAACTTTATTTGCGAATATATCAAGGCAAATAAGCTCCAAGATCCCAAGGATGGTCGTGTGATTTTGGCAGATGAAAAATTGTCCAATTTGTTGCAATATAGTGCAGATAGGGATGGAAAGTTGACTTATGCAACTATCCAAAGACTATTGGCAAAGCACTACAAACCCTTGAATGCAGCACAATAAAAAGAGTTTAGAAGTTTATTTATTATTTTTAGATAATAAATAAAATAATCAAATAATGGTGAATTTTAAAGATCGAGAAAGAGTTGGTTTTAGGCGTGATTTATATACACAAATTGATGATGGTCGTTTAGCTCAAATACAAGAGCGTTTGAGAAGACTTGATCCAGAGAGTCGAATTATTCGTCAATTGGAAGCTTATTATTATGAATTGAGTAATTTATATGAAGGTTTTAGGGGGGGTGATTTATTGTCTTGGATTATTGATTTGTTTCAAAATGCTCCCAATAAGATGTTTAAGAATACAAATACTTTTATTTTGGGATGTATTTATTACCAAGAAAAACAACAAAGAACAAAAAACATTAATTTTATGATTCAGCAATTCATCCTTAAGACCAATCAAACTTCAATTACACTGAGTGATGTAATTCGATATCTTCGATTAATTGAAATGCTTATTGGGAAACAAATGTAAAATTAGAATGAGTAAAGTCAAATCCCTGTATATGATCAATAAAAGTTTGTTTATCTACAATTAAATGTATATGGTCAGAATGTATAAATTTTAGGGTAAGATATAGATGAATCATGGAATGGAGTTTATTTGTTTGATCTTGGGATAAATCCCATTCGGATTGTTTTCTTTTTGTAAAATCTTGGATCAAATTATCTTTTATGGTTTTACGTTTAATGTCTTTCCAAGTTTTAAAGTAGATGTATTCAATATTCAATCCAACTATGTCTTTATAAAATTCTATAATTTTACAAGGAGTGGTATCGATTAGATTTATTTGGTTTTGTTTATATTTCAATATACCATTACTGATGTTTGTTCCAAATGGACAATCACCAATTGAAAGTCTTTCAAGTATATTTATCCAAAAGGGTTGTATATTTTTTAAATGATTTTGTTTTAATAGATTTGGATATAATATCATTAGTGATGTTTAATAATACTTGTACTAATTTTAAATTACGAATATCATTCCATCTTTTTTGGGATCTGTTAAAAGTTCGGCTTCATCATTCATAATCATTTTGAATAAATCAATATCTTGGTAGATATATGAAGCCATTCCTATACCATATAAACGAGAGATCCGTCTATCTTGTTCTTTTAGGGAGTTATTTAAATCAATCCAAACAAAGGAACGAATTTCCATAGGTAAATCTGGATCTCGAATATTTTTATCTAAAAAATGTTTAATTTTATCATATTCAAAAGTGTTTAAAGAATAGATTGCAAATAATATACTTTCTGGTTTATAGTATACTTGGTTGGTTTTATTGGTGGATACTTTTCCTATTCTTTTAGATATAAGTTTGAGATGTTCTTCAATACTTTTATCTGGATTCATGCTCATAAATACTTTTTGAATATAATTGTAATAGGTAGTATGTATACCTGGAAATTCAAACCCCCTTAATCTTGGAAATCTTTTCTCAACCAATTCTGAAACATTTTTGGGCATTTTTTTGTAGTATACGCTTTGTAGATTTGGATAATTTTGATAAATAAATTTCAAAATTTGGTCCAAGACTTGGACAGGCATAAGAATAAATATATTTTCTTTTTGTTTATATAGAATCACTTGTTGATCGCTTAAAAACTCTTCAATTATGGTATGGATTAATTTACTTGTAATTTGTTTCCTAGAACGACCCGGGAGGTCTTCCCAATCAAATAATTCTTCCAATAATTCTCGAACACCACTATGAAGAGGAGTTTTATCTTTTTCTACTTTTCCTCCCAAATTTCCAAATCCTTTATAGGTTTCTGCGAGTAAAAGTTTATTATCTTTATATATTATAATATATACATTTTTATAGGTTGGGTCGAGTTTAGAAATATAATAATTCATATTTATTATATTTCTATTTATATTTATTTTTACTTTAGGATAAACTGGTCGAATGTTCAAGATCGAATGGATTGTCCAATGATTGGGGTTGGGTTTGGGTTGATGGTTTTATGGGTTCTTGGAAACCATCAACCTCAACCTCGGATTCGTTTTTCAAAGATGTAGAAGATTTAGATGATGTATCAAATCCCTCACTTTCAGTTTGAGTTTGAGTCTGAGGTTCAGAAGAATATGGTTTAACCTTTTCCATAAAAGCATTGGTATATTCCATATTATGATGAATGGCTCTTCCAATCATTGCTCCGTATGTTTCCCAATCAAAATCATTACCAAAAGAATGATATACAATTTTTGGAGGATTTTCGGGATTCCAAAAATAATAATTGTTCCAATACACGGGACTATCTAACAAAACATTTTTAATATTATTTTCAAAATTGGGATCTACATTAAAATAATCAAATACTCCATATTTGGGAAGAATATGTAATGAATTGTCTTCCTTTTCCGTCCATAAAATATATCGAGTAAGATACATTCCCCTGTGTGTATCCGTTATTGTTCTTTCCACATTCTTACTCAATTCAACCAATGGACTTGTTGATTCAATGTATCCAGTTTGGGAAAGATTGCTTAATATTTCAAACACAACTTGGGGTGATTCCAAAGTTTCCAAAGTATGGCGAACATACACAAAATCTACGGGTTCTGAAGATTGCAATGCATCCAAGGTGCGGAAATCATTCAACTTGAAAAAATCTATCTTTTCAGACCGCAAAGGAAACATAGAATTTGCTGCTCGAGTAATTTCTATAATTTTAGATTCCTTACTTTCAGGAATTTCTTTCACTAAATAATCAGCAACTGCTTTCAAGGGTTGCAAGAAATTAATATTATAATCACTATCTTCTGACATTCTTTTTTTTATAAATTGATCTTACTTTTAAACTATTTTTATTAATGATAAATGAAAGCCAAAATTATAGAATTATTAATCGATCAACATTATTCATTTGCCCAAATATCCGATCATTTGGGAAGACCTTATAAAGAAATTAAAAAATACGCAGAAGAATCAGGAATAACTGCCATTCCATTACAAAAAATAATAGAAAAAATCAGAGACAAAAGTGTTGTGATTTTTGATTTAGAAACTTCAGGGCTTCCACAATTGAAAAAATTTAATAGTTATTTTCCATATAAAGAGAATGTGTATTATGATTCTTCTCGGATTGTTCAAGTAGCTTGGTGTAGGATAGATTCTTTTGGTGCATTTTCGGAAACACCCAATGTGCATAATTTTTTCCGGAAACCAAGTTTGAATGATCATTTTGAAATGAGTCCAAAATCTATAGAGATTCATCGTATTACTCCTGAGTTTTTACAAGAGAAGGGTATTGTATTAGAAGAAATATTACAACCCTTTTTAAAAGATTTACGGGAATGTGATTATATTTTATCCCATAATATTAATTTTGATCGAAATATTCTATTTAATGAAATGTATCGATTAAATTACACTCGGGATTTAGAATTTTTAGAAACCCATATAACAAAATTTTTATGCACATGTAGGGCCACATTTTTTACAAAACTAAGCACCCTATATCAATCCGTTTGTGGACAAACTGAAAGTCCCAATTTTCATAATGCGAAAGAAGATGTGTGGGGTTTATTGAAAATTTTAATTCAAATAGATAAAAATAAAGATGAGCCTAAATAATTTTACTCTAGTTCATGCACGCCCGTCTGCTTCTGCTTCCCCTACAGATATTTGGGAAGTTGAGGAAAAAAAGACTAAACAAATTTATATTATGAAAGTTTTTATTGTATCGATTTTAAACTCGGATACAAATTCCTTTGAACAAACTTTGAATTCTATACTTTTAGATCACGAATTGAAAGTATATGAATATTTGCGGGATGAGTTGATCCAAAAAAGAAATGTTAGAAATATTCTAAGATTAATTGATGCAGTAGAATTCGATTTCCCAGAAGCCTATAATTTTATTCGTTCAAGTAAAGTAGCAAAAAATCTTTCAGACAATCAGATTATCCGAAACCTAATCAACAATTCCAAGTTTATGCTTCAACCCAAAGGTGGGCGAAAAAGTGTATTAACCCCAACAACCAGTAACTCTACAATCCCTATGTATGCAAATAAACTAGACAATTTAGATTTATATAAAGAAAACTTTAGGGCAATTGTCTCTCCAATTATAGCAGGTGGAAGTTTATCCTCGTATATTATGAAAAATATAAAAAATATTACTCCCTGGACTCTTATGAGATATGTATATATAATATTTACTACTTTGGGTGCAATGTCAAAATCAGGAATAAACCAAAATGATTTACACTTTGGAAATGTTTTAATTGATGACAAATTTACGGGAGGACCTGAATTTAGGAAAAATTATTTTTTGATTAATGCAGAAGGGGATGGATTATTTGTAGATCTTGAATCTACCTTATTTATATATGATTTTGATCGTGCTGCTGTTAGGGGTGGAAAAGGTGCTTATAAAAAACAACTCGAGTATGTTAGGGGAGGTGGAAATTGCCCTGAATTTCATCCCAAAAGAGATTTTCTAAAAATTTTATGTTTATTGTATCATCTACTAGTTGATCAAAAAAACAACTTTAATCCCAAGTATAGAAAGAGATATGAGCGTATTCAAAATGATATTATGTCTAAAATAATTATTGATCCAACTATACGGGATATGGTTGAACGGATCAATGATCATGCATGTTGGTTGCAAACAGATTACAATGATTCTATCTATTGTGATGCCAAATTATTAGACAAGGGTTTGGTAGATGAAGATTATATTACAAATTGGTGTTTTAGTTATTGTTCTTGGTATAAAAATGTAGTTCATTTCAAAAATGATCGTTTGTGTCCTAGTGAATTAAAATTAATAAATAAATTTTCTTCAGGTTTAAGTAATTCCAAATTGAAAGAATTAATTTACTACAATACCCAATTTATATATGAAATAGATACGTATAGGAAAAACCAAATCCAACAAAAATTGTTAAATATAATTTTAGAATTGAGAAAATAAAATAAATAATGTCAAAATATACTTTTATTCAATCCATTGATCCAAACCAATTAACAGACACAGATTCTCGATCAGATATATGGTTGGTAAAAAATAAAGAAATAAACTATGATTGTATTATGAAAGTTTCTTTTCGCTCTGTAACCATGGTCTCCTCATCCGGAAAGACTTTTACTTATGAACCCTCTACTGGAAAATTACTTACCCATGAGATTTCAATATACCAATATATTTTAGCAAACTTGATTCAAAAAAGAAATGTTCGAAATATATTGAGAATTGTAGATGCTGTATTATTGGATGGTGAGAGTGAATTTAAATTCTTACAAACCACTGGACTTCCTCGAAATCAACTTCAACAAAACATAGTTGATAATTTTAATTTTATGCTTGGGTTTACTTCTGAACGAACCCGAATTGATAAGAAAAGTTCTAAAAGTCTACAAGAAGTAGATTTAAAAGGTCCTTTAGCCACAGGTGTGGCCAAAGTTCAAGCCCAAGCAGATTATTCAAAACCAATGCAATTACAGGCATTGGTCACCCCAAAAATACAAGGGAGTTTTGATCAGTTTGTATTTTCAAGAAAACTTTCTTCTTGGGAATTTATGAGGTATATGTTTATCTTATTTACTACTCTTACTGAGTTGGCTGTTCAGGGAATAAACCAAAATGATATGCATTTTGGTAATGTACTTGTAGATAAAACGTTTACGGGGGGGTCAGAATTTAATAAAAATTATGTATTGGTTTTTAATCAAAAATGTATTTTGGTAGATTTACCTTATACTTTGTTTATTTATGATTTCAATCTATCTACATGCACATTAGAAATGGGTAAAATGATAAAACCTGTTTTAGATAAACCAGATTACAAAAGAAAAGGAATTTGTCCTAATTTTCATCCCAAAAGAGATTTTTTTAGATTGTTGTGTTCAATGTATCATTTTATCCAAACCATGAAGAAACAAAAAGCTTATGATCCCGAAGATGAAAAGGTATTTGGACAAATTCAATCTGAAATTATATCTCGATTATTTTTAAATGAAACCATACGAAAAAAGGTCATAGAAGAAGATTCAAATTGTTGGTTTGTAAATGTAGATGGTATTTCACTTTTATGTAATGATTCTGCTTTAGATTCTGGACTGGTAGGGGTGAATGATATTTTGGAATGGTGTTTCCAATATACTTGCTGGAACGAAAATGTTATTCGAGTGATAGACATTGAAGATGGGATTTTAATGGATTCAGAACAAACCATGCTTAAGAAACATATTTCTTATAATCAATTACAAAATAATATTCAATTCGTACCCACTACAAATGACTTAAACCCTAATGATTTTTTTCAACAATTAAGTGCATATTTATAAACATTTATGGATATTTATGGATATTTAATAAATGATTGTTGAACAAGTTTTCGACTTTTTAAATAATTTAAAATTGTATCATTGGATGACTACAAATTATGCTCGACATAAAGCATCGGATCAATGTTTTGAATCCATTCAAACTTTGAGTGATAAATTTATAGAAATCTATATTGGAAAATATGGTAGATCAAAATTGGTCGCTTCATCATCTTCCAAAGTTGTAATTGTTCGTTATACGGACTCGGATATTAAAGAATTATTTTCTGATTTTATCGACTTTTTAAGAAAAATCAAACTTGATTCCAAATCAGATAGCGATCTGTTAAATATTGTGGATGAAATGGTGGGAACATTAAACCAAACCCTATATCTATTCACTTTGAAATAATAAAAATAAAATAAATTGTTAGTTTTATAAAATCCAAATACTTTATAAAACTTTACAAGACTTGACTTTACAAGTATGTTTGCGAAAAGGTGCTTTCAATATTTTTCAGATTTACATCTCGAAAAAAGAACTAGTCTTCCACGTATCCAACAAGTTGCGGATACTTTACTTTTAGCTGGAGACATTGGACACCCAAATACTGAAATTTATCAAGAATTTTTCAATGTATGCAGTTTAAAATATGAAAATATTTTTGTTGTCGATGGCAATCACGAATGGGATAAAGGCAAACCTGATCCCAAAAGATTCCAACATTTAAGTAATGTATTTCTGTTGGACAATTCCCACGTAATATTGGATAAATGGATCATCACGGGGACTACTTTATGGACAGAAACAACCCAAAAACAAAAACACAACAAAGCTGTGAATTATTTAACCCAAATGATAGATACAAATCCAGATAAAAGAATCATTGTTTTAACGCATCACCTCCCCTCTTGGGAATTAATTACTTTAATCTACCGAAAAAAATGTTCAAATCAGACTCTATCTCGTTATGCAAATCAATTGGATTACTTATTTCATAAACCAAATGCACCTTGGTTATGGGTGTGTGGTCATTCCCATTGTAGATTGGAAAAAAGATTGGGGAATACCCAATGCGTGATTAATACTTTTGGAGAGAAATATCCGACTCTAAAATGTTGAATGCATACTTGTCTAACTGATTTAGTGTTTCAAAACGACCAGCTGGTGTATTTTTCTTAATTTCTTTTTGTTTGATATACAGGAAAAACAAAGCTTGGATATATGCATCAGAAATATCATGTTGCCTACGGAGTTGGTTAAACTCATTTAATAAATAAGTTCTTGATCCCTTTTCAAGTTGTCTTTTTAATATTTTTACGCTTTTTTGTTTGCGTATTTCATATGTATCTTCATTTGTCCAATTTAAGAATTTATGAACACTTCTAGGATGAATCAACACACTTTTGTTTCTAAAATTAAAATAAATCAATTGTTCAATAGCAACATGCCCATGAGGAGGCTGCCTTTCAATAAGTATAGTTTCGACCAAATCAAACAACTCTGTATTTAAATAAAAAACATGGGACAACCAATCTGAAATTGTTTTTGTGTGATACAATGAACATTTATTCTTAGAGTCTTGATCTAAATGCACAAATTGGGTAATATCTACCAACTCAAACCAAACAATCTCCTTAAAAACATATGTTTTTGAAGTTTCAACCAACAACATAGCTAAATGTTTAATTCCAATGTCTATACTTAAAATATAAGTAGAATTTTCTGTTAACATTATACTACTTAATTTTTAGGGTTTAAATTGATTCTATTCGTTATTTTAAAAAAGATTTAAAAATTGCAAACATATTTGTAAATACATCTTGTTTAAAGCATAATTTTAAAAAAATTAAAAAATGTGTGATGAATGTTGTTTGAAAAATATAAATTTTAACACGGATCTCAAGGTATCCGAAGAAACAGATTGGAAAAAATATTATACAAGAAAAAGAGCAGGAGTGATTATTGTAAATTACCATACCAATAAAATACTGGTTGTTCAGTCTTATCATAAACATTGGGGCTTGCCCAAAGGACATTTGGAAAGGAATGAAACCCTCGAAGATTGTGCAATACGGGAGGCTTTTGAAGAAACGGGTATACGCATTTCAAAAGACAAGTTGGGTAAACAATATAGTCTTTATAGAGGAGATTGTGTATATTTTTTAGTAGATGGGTCAGATTGTGAATATGATATAACCCATATCATGAACAAAGATGAAATTACGGGTATTGGATGGACTTGTATCGAATGTCTAAAAAAATGGAAAAATGAGAGTGAGGAATTTTTAATCAATAATCACCTTCGTGTATTATTAAATATTATCAACCAAGAATTAACTTCTGACTTTATAAGCTTGGATCATTAAAATACAATCTGCAACATCATCTTTTTTGGAAAGTTGGTCAAACTTTGGATACAGGGGGTCAGATCTTTGGGTTAAAATATCAGAAGCCAATTGGATTGCAAATTTTTTTCGGTCCTTGTGTTTTTTTCTCTGTTGAACAGGACAGCCCAATATTCTGGTTTTATGGGTAGATGAAAATTCCTGTATAATTTTAAATGAACCATAAATCGTAATAAAATAACTTTGGCAGTGTTGGGCCAATCGTAAAGCTTGAATGTTTGATTTGTTTTTTCCATAAGCCATTTGTTGTTCGATTAGAAATACATCTACATTATCCCACAATTCTGAAAATGTATTTAAAACTTGGGTTAATGTGAGATAAATATTTTTACTTTCCAAGTGTTGTAATAAGTCAATGCATTCAAAATGGATCAACGATCCTTGTTTGTAGGTTTGTTTTAGAAAGGTTTGATAAGAATCAATGGGATATCCATTTACATCAAAAGCACCTTTAATTTTTGAAGGTAGAGAATTAATTTTATATTCTTCTACGCTGAAAGCGAAATTTCGTGTCCCCATATCAAATGCAGCTATTCTTATCATTTTTATAAAATATTTTTATTTTTAAAATTATAATAAATGTACAAGCTCTATTGTGTAAAATGCAGAAAAGAACAAGATTGTTCTCCTTTAAAATTGGGAAAAGATGTTCGAGGAAGATCCAGAATGTATGGAAAGTGCCATGAATGTGGAACAAAATGCTTTAGATATGTAAAAGAAGGTATGAGTTATGAACTAAAGTCTATGCGATCCAAGTCCAAGTCTAGAAAATCTAGATCCATGCGATCCAAGTCCAAGTCTAGAAAATCTAGATCTATGCGATCCAAGTCCAAGGCTAGAAAATCCAGATCTATGAGATCCAAGCGATCCAGATCTCGTTATTAATTTTTTAAAAAAAAATAATAGAATAAATTAATATTCTTCTATTATTTTTTGTCATTTTGGGAATAGGATTAGTAACCCTTTTCTTGGTTTTGGGACGTAAAAAATCTACGAAAACTACTCCAACTCCACCTGCTCAACCATCGAATAATGAAAAAATTTGCATAAACTTTCAAAAGTTAAAAGATTTATGTTCCACCTTACCACCGAGCCCGGATGCTAAAAGTGTTTGCTCAATTTTTGAACAGATGCAACAAACTTTGTGTTCTACAACTCCAGTATCCAAAACATTTGTAAAGCTCTCGAACGAATGAAATCCGCATGTGCAAATCCGCAAACACCTGAAGAAAGGCAAATCTGCGTGCTCATCAGAGAAATACAACAATTATTGTGTTCTTGATCATATAAAAATTAAATAAAACAAAAATTTTTTATTTAATATTTAATAAATGGCAAAATCACCGAAACGTAGATCTGGATCTGGATCAATGGGTCTCAGAAAATTGATGAAATCCCCAAAATCTTCAATGGGGCTTAGAAAATTGATGAAATCCCCCGCAAAGAAGGGAGCACGAGGAGGACTCTATTGCTCCAAGAAGAGCTTGATGGCGTGTAGAGATGCTCGCCCTGGATGCACTTGGGTTGTATCAAAAGGATGCAGAAATAGAGATGGAAGAAGGAAGAAGTCCAAGTCCCCCAAGAAGTCCATGAAGAAGAAGTCCAAGTCCCCCAAGAAGTCCATGAAGAAGAAGAGATCCGCACGAAAGTAAATTACACAATATTTTTGTTATTTCTAAAATCTATAAAATAACAAAATTAGTTTTATTTCAACATCATTTCAAGCTCATTTCTTAATTCATTCAGGGATAAAGACAAGTTAAACCCCAATTGATCAATGATAAGATACATATTTTTTATTTTACTATCTAATTGTATTACTCGATCTAATACTTGAAGTTTAGTATGTTTGATTTTTTCCAAAGATGTTTCTAAAGTTTCTTTTTGTTTAGAGTTTGAAGCATCTTGGAAAATATTATGACTGGGTTTAGAATACAACAAGTCTAATTTTTTTAATACATTTGATTCTTTGATTTGTAAATCATCCAACACTTTGACAATCTCTTGTCGGATGCTTTGCATTTTCTTTTTTTTGTTTAGTAATTGGTCATTATTTTTTATAAAATGTTCAATATAATGAATATTGAAAAAATCCTTGTGTCTTTCTTGGTTTAAATTTAATACATTATAAAATTCCTGTTCTACTTGATGAACAAGGTTGTGAATAATATTAATCTTACTATACATTTGTTCCAAGGTAACATTAATGTAAAATGTTTTTGTTTGGATTCGAGGAAAATTTTCAATCTTGTATACATCAATGGTATTTTCTTGGGTTAAAACAATGATATGTTGATCCGTTTGTAAAGTGCATTTGTATTCCAATGTTTTGAAACAATATTTAATTCTTTTCATTTGTTCAACATGATCCATAGCTGTTTCAGTATGTATAGTTATGGCTTGTTTATAATTTGTTTTGAGTTTATCAGACATATTATCAAATACATCTGTTTCAGAAGTCTTGAGTTGAATTAAAGGATAATATTCATTTAGTTGTTTAGATTCAAATTCTTTATTTTGAACTTCTTCCTTTGTTAATACATAATGGTTTAGGGTCTCTTCGGGAATGGTCATCTTATAGGATCGTGAAAGATAGAGGAAAAAAATATTTCCCGAACTATGGTGAATGATTTTGACAAAATTACAATATTTATTACAAGAAAAATATTGTATAGGCGTATATTCATTTGCTCTTAGTAATTCATTAAATTTGGTAAAATCTGCCATTTTAATTTTTCAAATGAATGATTAAATTGTTTTTGCAAATAGGGGATTAACCTTGAGATTATTTCTTTTTGCAGCATCTTTAAATGCCATCTGATATGAAATATAAATCCAAGCAATAATGCTAAAATTGGATAAAATGTTCAATGCCAAACCCTTGATACCATAATTTACATAGAAAATCAGACTTGTCCCGAATGTCCATAAAAATCCAATAATAATATAATCTCTCAAGGCAGAAACTGCATTATCTAATGTGGCTTGATCGGATGAGAAATTCTTTACCGAAAATTTAGAAGACATTTCAACACTTCCAATGGCAAATTGCATAGAAGCAAATAATATGGATTTACCCAAAATATAAAAAGTATTTTGTTTTTTATCTATTGTTGTTTTGTTCATTTATTTAAAACTTAATTTTAATTCTACTTCAAAACATTTCCAAGTAAAAGAATTAAAATTACGAGTAATTGAAAAATTTAGTTTGAATAGGTCCAGAGAATTTATGATAAATCTCTTCGCATGATATTTTGGGTTTTCCATTTCGTTCGTTTACGCTATTATGGAAATTTGTAAAAAATTCGACCAAATTTACTCGAGTAGCACAAATCTGGTCCTTGTAAGGTCGATGTGCTTCCACATAGGCTCGGGCATGTTGTGCACAATTTCCACAAGCCAACATTTCGGGAATACCATCAATAAATCCCCAATACTTTTCCCTTTTTTCCATGGGAATATTTTCGGGGGCTTTCACACTTCCCAAATGAAGAATAAACCAAAAAGCTGGACCCCAAGATTCAGGGGAAGACACGTTTTGTATTTTTTTATCTTCATAATGAATTTCTATAGGGGTTGAAACATTAATGGGAGGAGGAATCTCTAAATCATACTTGCAATTTCCAAGTTGTCTATACATTTTTTATTTAAGAAAATATTAATATTAATTGATTATTTTATTCTTCTCTGATGTATGTTTATACAACAATAAACAAAACGAGTAATAATCCTGTTGTTTCATGTCATAAATTACATATTTATCGTATTTAGAACATAAATGTTTGAATTCTAAATACATGATCTTGAGCCAGCGATTGTAATGTTCCATCCAATCTGAAAAATTCGTCATCAGAAAACAAGTTTATTGAATATTTTCTTTTTTTAAATCTGCTGATAATAAATCTTTTACTGAATTTTTAAGTCTACCTAAATTACTTTTAGTATTATTCATATCAACTAGACTTTGGGCCGTGTCTAATTCTTCTATATTCTGTGTTTGTTCAGGTTGTAATGGGGTGATTTCTTCCATTCGTAGATCTGCCAATTCTTCTTGTAATTCTTGGTCTAAATCTAATTCCACAGGCGGATTTGAAGCCATTTGGACAGGTGCGGATACAGGCACAGAAGAAGCCATTTGGACAGGTGCGGATACAGGCACAGAAGAAGCCATTTGGACAGGTGCGGATACAGGCACAGAAGAAGCCATTTGGACAGGTGCGGATACAGGCACAGAAGAAGCCATTTGGACAGGTG